TATAAAAAGTTTGTTTTATTCCCAAAAACATTGATGCGTGATCGCCTTCTTTTCTTCACTACTCTCGTTATTTTGTTTTATTGGTAGAGGGTAATTAGAAATAAAAAGTTCATTTCCCTTTTTCGCTTTCCCCTGCTTGTAATTATTCATTCCATATTGCAATTTCCAATTATAGATATTCGCAAATTCAAAATTGTTTCTAATTTTAGGACAATCATCATAGGTAATTAGCCATAAATGATTGCACTTTTTCATCTCATTTGCAAAATCATTATGGTTAAATCCAGTGTGTAAAATGCCATTTTTTCCGTATAACTTTGACTTAGTTGCTTTGAAATAAGGTGGATCAAGAAAAGTAAAGACTTCTTTTCCTCCACTTGATAAGACTTTGTGATAATCCAAAAATGTAATCCTGATTCCTTCTAAGAGTTTTCCAAGTTTTGCAACACGTTCAATTGAAGAATCTGTAAACCTTCCAGCAAATGCCAATTGTGAGTAACCGCCAGATTCAGCTACACCAGAAAAAGTGATTCGATTTAAGACAAAGAAACGAACAGCACGCTCAAATTCAGTTAATGTTTCTGTTTTCACATTTACTAATTCATTGAACAATTCCCGTCCATTTGCTCTTTCTATTTTAATTTTCAGAACTTCCTTCGCTAATTTTTCTGAATCAATTTGGGCATACTTCCAGAAGAAATATAATTCGAGATTTAAGTCATTAATCCAAATTTTCAACTCTGGGAAGACTTGTTTTAAATAAATAAAAAATGACCCTCCGCCGACAAATGGCTCTCGATATTCCTCAAACTCCTTTGGCAAAAGGGATTTCATTTGCTGTATTGCACGGGATTTTCCGCCAGGGTATCTCAATGGGCTTTTCATAATTTTCATGGTCTGTTAGGTAAAATTTGAATTTCAAGTTTCTGATTATTTGAAGATTTATGATTTTAATTTTTGTAAAATTTCTTCTTCTCGTTTGGAGCAGCTTTCTTTGTTTTAACTCAAGAATTGTGCCAACAAATTTTCATCATATGGCATTGATAATGACCCAGAAACTTTTTTACTTGTCAACTTCAAGTGTGACATGAAAGGCTGGGAAGAAATCCTTCTGTGGAATTTTTGCTTCTTGTAGAAAACGAGGGATGAATTGCCATTGTCCTCCCGTCACAGTGACATCTAAAATTTTTATGATGTCGTTTCCAAAAATATCCACAACTTTAACTGCAATCTTCCGCCGTCCCGCGGGGACTTTTATCTGGGCTGGCTGGGATTCGACTTGTGAGCAGAAAAAACCCGAAGCCAGTGTCTCGACAGGCTCGACAACCAAAAACTGCTTGAAAATGCGGCAGAATCCCACCAGTCGGCTGCAAGCAGTTATTGGACTTCACTAATTTTGAAGAACATGCTGCAATAAAAAGTTACCAAGAACAATTAGCGCAACCGCAAGAATTACAAAATCAAACCAACCAAGAGGCGAAACTTCACCACCGCACTCTTCGGCAACTTGTGAGTTGTTTTCACGCGACTCTCCCATGCGACGCAAGTTTTCTTCGTGCGCCTCTTTTTCTGCGCGTTCAATCGCTTCAATCTGATAACCATGTGCAACAACTCCATCGGAGCGTTCCCACATTCGATAACCATCTTTATCTACACTTTGCCACGACATAAGACTCCTTTGTTGAGTAAGGAAAAAGACCAACGGTTTACGTTAGTGGTTTGCGGGCGGAGTGGCATCCGCTCCACCAACAAGATTAACTTTGGTGCAGATTTACCTTCCGATTCCGCAGACTCCCTGCAAATCGGCTGCGCGCTTTGTTAGTTTTCTTGCCAACCAAAGGCAAGCACAAAATACAAAAACTGAAAATTGAAAAAGGTAACTTGGTCAATCTTACGCGAATTGTATGCTTCCATCGTTTCGCCAATAGTGAAGCTGATTACCTTAAATGGGTCTCCGCGAAACCAGCCAACGTTAAGCCATAAATTTTTATAATGAACATTGAGACACTTTTGCATTGTTACTCCTTTTGCAAGATGAAAACTAACGGACTTGCTTTAGTAGCGTATGGGAGGGCGTGGATAAACTTTGAGAGCAGATAAAACCAGAACGTAGAAAAATGCCAATAAACCGCGTAAAATCCCCGGACGCCTTAATTATTGGTTTAAGAATTATGTTTACAAAATCAGCACCGCTCATTTAACACCGTATTTTTTAGCAAGCAAAACAGATGTAACAAACAAACTAATTCCACCACCAACGAACATGAAGTCCGCAAAAATTGGCATGATCGCTGGAATATGAGCCAAAAAATCAATCACGCCAAAAAAAATAAACGAAACAGAAATTCCAATTTTTGTTTTATCAGATGTCGAAAGATTGTCAACCCAAGTTGCGTTTTTGGAAATATTCATACTAAGTTCTCCTTTCTCTTCTCCAAGTCTCCAAATAGAACCATTAAGAAAATCTATTTTCTTTGTTTCTTCACCGTAAATCAAAGTATTTCCTTCTAAATTTCTTTCATCTTTTTCTATTTCTATTTTGGGAAAGTTGTAATAAGTATCTGAATAACTTTATTTTCAGCAATTTCATGATTAAAACCAACATAAATTTTACTCATTTTATTTAATCTCCTTTTTTATCTGATATTTTTTATTATATATCAAAACTCAATTTCTGTCAATTCTTAAATACCAATCACCCTATAACAAATTCCAAATAATCCATTATAATCCGATTATTGTTTTACCTTAAATAAAATGTCTGTGCGGGATAGAGAACAATATCTTTTCCTAAATCAGTGGAACATTCCTTATATCTTAAAAATTTTAATCCATCTGAATCTAATAATTTGATTGTTTTTTTGGTTGCCGAAATTCCAACAGTAAAATGGTCATATCTTCCACCTATGCCTATTATAACACATGACTTTGGAACTGCAAGGAATTCAACAATGGAATTCCAATAAACTCTTGTGCTTGGATTGGGGTGACCAGCCCAAATAAGAGTTTTATTTTTTATTCTATCACCAAGAACATCTCTCATTATCATCGATATATTCTTTTTCCAAACACCACCTAAAATAGCGTCTTTCAACATTCTTTTTCTGGAAAGATATTTTATAATGTCATCAAATAATAATTGACATTCTTCTGGATTGGCATCATTCAAGTATTGATATGCATTAATAATAGAATAAATTCCACACAAACTATCTAATCCTTGATAAAAACCATTCATTTTATTTTAACACCTTCCCGAATTGCCTTATTCAACATCTGTTCCATTTGATTAGCTCGTTTTGTGGCAATGCCAGCCAAAGACGTGCCTCTATGTTTCAATGCCAGTAACCGAAGACCACTAATTTCTGAACGAACATCTGAAATGTGGCCATCAAAACGGTTATGCTTTTTTATGTTGTTTAAATGAAATTCCAATGTTTTCTCGTTCATGAAATGCTCCTTTTATTTATGATTTTGATTTTTTATCAGCAACATTTAATAAAAAGACATCATTATACATATCTTGACCAACCAATTCCAGAAATTTCAATCGGGATTTTTCAGACTGAATTCCATAGGGACGCATGTGATTTTGAATAATCCCACAAATCCAAATTATATCATTCGTGGAAACATTCTTGACATCCAAATAAAACATGGCTTCATACGCTGAAACTGATTCATGAGAATAAAAATGCGCTATATCGGATGGATTTCCTTTGGAGTCTTCAAAAGTTTTAGTGTATAGTTTTCCAATATCATGAAGTATGGCGGCACGTTCCATTCTTTCGTTTTCATAATCCAAAACTTCTCTGTAAACACTGCGTGTATGCTCACCCAGCGTTTTAGAGTGATGGGGATTATCTTGATTGAACGCGTCCATTTTTTTCCACAAATCGTTCCAATTATAATTATCGGGATTATAATTATAAACAATATTGATTTCATCCCAGCCTTCATTATATTGTGGCATCTGAAATTGTTTACGATAACGAGAAATAACATGAAGAGGAACTACCCGTTCACGCATCTCGTTTTGCCTTAGACATTTTTGAAACTCTGTTGCCACAACAATCGCTATTTTTTTCACATATAATTTATTTATTTTTTGAAGCAATGCAACACGATATTTTGCTGAAATATTTGTGGAATCTAGTATGACGCTTTTTCCACTTGCTAACAACGACAAAATATCGGAATGAATTTTGTCAAAAATTTTTGAATTATCTCCTTGCCTGGATTCATCGCCATATTCTTTTTGACGATAAATATCCGAAGATAGGATAATAACGGGAGCATATTCCGCAATTTGTTTTGCCAGAGTGGACTTGCCGCTTCCTTGCAAACCGATCATCATAATAAATTTTACCATCGTTTATTCTCCAATTATTTTTAATATACGATCATTTGATTGATTAAAAATCCAGGTTGTAAAACTATCTACTTTCAAATCAGCCATTGAATACATTGCGCTCGGAAATGATGTGGAGTTCGCCCATATAGCTAAATCTCTTCTATTATTATAAGATGGAATAGTAGACCAATCCTTCTCCATAACTTCAATCACATTATTTATTTTACGCTCAATATCACTAAACATGCCGCGATACTCAGGATAATAAGCCAGAAATTCATCTTTCTCGTTTGTACGAATCATATCCAAAATTCTTGATTTAGTAACAACACCATTATTTCTAAGATGATGAGCAACAACATACGCCCTGGATTTAATCTTAACCCTATTATAATTAGCATCCACTACGACATACCCTTCTTCATTGAAAGACATTTAACTTGTCGCTTCTAAACATTCATCTAAACTTGATAATGCGTATTGTTCTGGCTTCTCGATGCCAATTTCAACATCTAATTCTTCAAGGGTATGATTATCTCTCGTTCCAATATGATACAACTTTGTCTCTGGATATGCAATTACAACCTTATTATAAATAGATACTAATTTAAAAATATAAGTGTATCCATTATTTAAAACAGTGTAAAGATGTGATGGAAACACGCTGGTAAATAATTCACCAAAATTATGAAAATTCGAATCCGTCACTGGAAGCTCACAATTAAACGCATCAATTACGCCATTGGTGCTAATTCTCCAAGTTCCATTATAAAACCATAACTTCATAATTGAACCATCAATTTTTTGTTGAACCTTTGCACTTTTCCAATCAATAGAGTCGGCATTTTTTTCTTGAACATTAAAGAATTTGAAAAAGGGAACGCACACAAGCACAAAATGCTTATCAAAAATAATTCCACGACATTCACGCACAAGGGGGATTGAAAAATCGCTGAAAAGTTGATTGTAAGAAAACAAATAGAAATCACCATCTTTTTTTATATCAATATAATATGGGGCATTGGAAAGTTTTTCTTTCCAGTCCAAATTTTCTTGAATGAATTTCTGTAATTTCAACATGTTGTTTTCTCCTGCTTGAAAAATTGTTTCTTGAAAATTGTGGCATAAGAATACTTATATATCAAATAATTTTGTTCACATCTTGTCTCAACTCATATTTATCATCTGTTTGATTATATTGAATCAATTTTTCCTTATTCAATTTCGTCAAAGACTTTGCAACCGCTTTTTCGGTTATACCAAATTTTTTTGACAATTCTTTTTTAGATTGTCCTCCATCTCGAAGATGGAGCAGGATGGCTAAGTAAGTATGAAAAGCCATTATTTCCCAATCCCTCTTTTATAGTCCTCTTCAAGTTTAAATGATATTTCCTTAATACGAAGGGCAACGAGATTTAATTGTTGAACAATGTATAAATTATCTTTTTCGGAATTCTTTTTTGCCCATTCCTCAAAAAATTTTATAATTACTTTCAGTGATTTATTGCTCAATTCATTCTCTCTTATTTTCATTTCACGAATCCTTTCATCTAGTCATAAAACACTTATTTCATAGTCTAATAATTCTTATAAAGACTTTCAAAAACATATTCGGAATTGGAACTTCCAACAATTCTTCTAAATGGAGAATTTCCAGAAGCTAAATAAACATGATTATTATATAATTTCTGGGGAACATCATAAGTCATATCACTCGTTGCAGTCCTTCCATTAAAAGAAAGAAGATATTTTCCACTTTGTTTTTCTAACCATCCCCACATTTTTTCATAATCAATTGCACCATAATACATTCCTTTTGTTCCGGTATAGGGTGGATCAAGATATAGAACATCATTTTCTTTTGATTGTATTTTTTCATATGAAATATTTTCAAAGACCACATTGTTTTTATTCAATAATTCACTCCAAATTTTTAATATTTTTTTTAATTTATCAGGAAGAATTCCATTTCTTTTCACATGAAAAGCAGTATTAAAATTTCCATTTTTATTATATCTTGGCATTCCATTTACAGCTGTTCTCATTATAAACATAAAATCGATTGGATTTCTTTCTAAATTAAATCTATCTCTAATAGAAAAATAATATTTTCTTTTTCTTTCTATGTCGTCATCTTTATTCAAATCCATCCACAATTTTTCATATCCACTACTTATTTCTAAAGGAGAGCTTTTTATTTTTTTCCAAAGACTAATCAAATCATTATTCAAATCTGAAATCATAAAATTTTTTACTTTTATATTAGAAACCATTAATTGAAACAAAACTGAACACCCTCCACAAAAGGGTTCATAGTATGTATCAATTTCTTTCGGAAAAAGAGCGATTATCCTTTTCGCCTGACTCCGCTTGCTTCCAGACCATTTAATAGCAGGTTGTATAATCAAGATGATCTCCTTTAAAAAATCAACAAAAAAACTTATTAATCCAATTACAATTCAATTTTATTTATATCGCTCAACCAAACCACTATCACCTAAAAGCGATAGGTTAGACCCTGTGTGTAAACAATGAGTACAAAAAAGGTGGATATAAAATATTTTTCATTTTCAAACATATTTTCAATCCCCCAAAGTATGAAAATATTTTACAAATAATTCCATGCCATTATCAAAAGTTTTTTTCATCAAACGATATTTTTCACGAATTTGCTTGTCTGTTTTACTATCATATAAATCTTCATCAATAATAACCATGTATGCTCGAAAGCCACTGGATATATCCATTATGACTTGTCTAAAATTATTTTTAGCATTTTCCTCTTCTTCTTTTGTAAATTTATAGCGTCCCCTTTTTTCAAGTTCTTTCCACTCCACATCAAAAAATTCCATTGGGATTCCAACGAGAGCATGGGGATTATCCAATTTTTCTTTAAGAGAATCCAAAATTTCTGGAATCATCCTTGCTAAATATGTATCTATTCCCCATGTTGCCGTATAATCCCATCCTTTTTGAACACGCTGAATTGCTTTTTTGACTTCATCATAAACATATTCTATAATCTTATGAGGATGAGATAGGGCGTAGCTTGGGCGATAACCAGCCAAACTTTTTTCTTTGAAAATCTTATTATCGATGAAATTTGCTATAAAATTCATTTATTTTTCCTCCGCCGTCAAATAATCATAGACTTCATTCCGTGCATGAATATATTTTTCACCAATTGCCAAATTACTATGACCGGCAATAAATTTTACCGCATACGGGTCTTTCGTTTTTTCGTAAATACCCGTTAGAGTATAATGACGAAAAGCGTGTCCATGACCAAATCTGGTAATTTGATCTGCTGTAAATCCAGTGGATTTTACAAAACGATTTATGCGAAGATATACAGCCGTGCCACTAATAGCATGTCCACCCCAAGAAAACAGATATTCAGACTTCTCATGACGCATTTGGGACACGTCTGCAATCATATCCAAAATATCTTGAGGAAGTTTAATTGAACGTTCTTTATTACCCTTCCCATGCACAAGCAATCGTCCATCAGAAATATCGGACAATTTAATATTTGCCATTTCGCTTGAACGCAAACCAATTCTTCCCAAAATGTTGATCATCAAAAAAAGTTTCTTGTTCCCCCTTGATTTTTCAAGAATATCTTGCATTTCTGATTCAGTTGGCATTCGTATCATTTTTTTGGCGGTGGACAGATATTCAATCTTATCAAAAATATTTGATTGAATATATTCTTGCTGATACAGCCAGCTAAAAAATGAAGAAATAATACGAGTTATGGTATTCTTGCTTGAATTTGTAATTTTTAAACTATTTCGATATTCACGAAATTGAATGGCCGTAACCGCCTTCAAGTCTTCAATAGAATTGATATTCAATGCCGAAAGAAAAGCATCAATTACACTTCGATATGACCGAAGGGTAAGATGACTTTTATCGTTTTTCGCATTCAAGAATTGCTCGTATTCATTGAACATAGTAGAATCCTTTCTTTATCAATATATTATGATTATACAGTAAAAAAGGATTTTGTCAATAGTAAAATGTCATATTTTTAATGTCACATTTATAATTTTAATAATCTATCTATCAAATTTATTTATCATAATCTCAGCATCTTTTCTACATTATTTTATCTTTTGTTCCGATGTATGTATAAATGAAAAATATTTTCCTTTGGTTTCATATAAATAACCCATGCAAAAAAGCCATTCAAAATCAAATGATTCTGGTATCAGATCAACAACAATGGGTAGCCTTTTTTTAACTATATATTTCACCATAGAATCTTTAGTTTCAATGGGTAGCTCTTTCATTTTATTTTTATCAAGAAGTTTTGTTTTCTTATCAACCATGCTATTTATGATTTTATTAAATTCTCTTTTTTTCATATTTTATCCGCCATGATTTTGATTATAAACAATCATTTTAAATGCTTCATCCGCCATCATTTTTCTATCCGTTGCTATTGCTTGAATCACGGCATCATTTTTCATTAAAAAATCAAGAATATTCATTCTATTCATCCTTTTTTGCGCGTAATCCAAATGAATTGCTATTTTGGTATCCATGACAAAGAGAATAAAAATCATAAACGCCATTTGGGTCTAAAAGTTCAATCCAAGCATTTTCATTAGTGAATAAGGTGGAAGCATCGATAACGGCATCCGTTGGATTTTCCTTGTCCCAAAGATGAAATCCATGTTCATCAACTATCAAAGTCCATCTTCCTGTTTCTGATTTAAATTCATGTCGGCTCATTTTCATTTTCCTTTTTCTGTTTACAAAATCTTTCTTTTGCTAATTTTTATTTGTAAACCCAGCGCGCTATTATTCACCCATTTTCACATCTTTTATTGTGTCAGTTTCAACAAACACTTCGTCCTTCGAGAGCTTTTCTAAAAGCTCTCCAGCTTTTGAATGATGATACACGACATTTTTCCAATTCCACAATCGATAAAGCCAATTAGATTTACAATAATGCTCAACGTAAGTTTGGTGCTCATCAATTTCATCTAATATATTTTCTAGGGCATTCTTTACTTTTTCTTCTTCCATTTTATCTCCTATTTATGAAACAACAAGTTTATCAAAACCACAACCATCCTGATTTTATTCAGAATGGTTGTTTTTTTATTTTTTCTACTTTCCGTCCATGTGATTTACAATTACATTCAAAGCCTTTTTCATTGTGTTGGCACGATTCCCAATAAACACAGACGATGTATCGTCTTTTTTACTTAAACGTTCATGATTTTCTATCTGTGTAAATACATTCCAAAGACCCCACATATCAGGCGTAATTGCAATTCCACGAGAGGAATTGTTGAAAAGCTCATATGCCAAATTTCGGTCACGTTCCGCAATTTCATTTTTCTTGGCAAGAGCTTCAGCATTACGTTCAATAATTTTCTTGGGAGCATCTTTTGCCTCGGAAAATTCATAAACAGATTCAACAATTGATTTTAAAACATTCTCCGAATCAACTGGAATTGATTTCATCCGATTGAACAGATTGGAAATTAATTCAGCTTGCCTATCTGCCTTCTGGTCAATATGGCTCATCCATTCACCCAAATCATTGAGGATATACGGAGAATTATGCTTGCCATTCCAAACTAAGCCCTCGTCAGTCCCATCGCTTTTTTTGTGCTTTGTTTGATTCACAACCATTTGAAACGTATTTGAACACACAGTGCGAATTCCAGAAATGGCAAGCGTAATGGACATTTTTCCATCAAAACCACCAAGAATTGTTCCAAACAATGTAACCTTGTCGTCTTTGCCAACAATTACATCCCCCTTCTTCAATTGCCAAGTTACGAACATGCGTTCACCATGATTTAAAAATCCCATTGTTTCAACTGGCTTCTTCACTTTTTCATCAAATTTCTTTGCAATGTCCTCAGCTTGCACAAGATGATAACTATCCGTACACCAACCAATCGGAATATACTTATCATCTGTTTTGGTGGGGAGGCGATAAATACGAAAATCGCCAGTCTCGTGCATCTCCCCATCGGGAGATTTTGCAAAATCTTTCCATAATTCAAAAATGGGAACTCCATCGTGACCGTCAAACATATTCAATGTTTCCATCGCCGTTTGATCGATTTCATTCCGATACCCCAATGAATGCCATGCCGCACCAGAACGCTTTACGTCGACATAAATATTTTTACCTTGAGCATTTACCGACATTTTATTCTCCTTTTGAATTTTATTTTCTTTTATCTTTCATCATTATAAAACAAATAATTCTTTTTGTCAATAGGCAAAATAAAAACCTGTATTCGCATCATAGATGAAATACAGGTTTCATGAACGATTGTTCTATTTAGTTATACATAAACATCCCAATTTCCAATATGACAAATTGAACATAAATAACGTTCCGCTCTTTTGTTCAACTTTTCATAAAATTCAAATTCCGTTTCACATTCACAATGAAAACAATAATGTTTCATGCCATCTCCAAAATTGATTTCAAACTAAAAACGAATGGTCACATCATAAGAATTTCTACATTGTTGACATTTACGAATTTCAACAATATAGCCATCTTTTTCCAAAAAATTTAACTTTATATCTACGACAATCTCCCAAACAAGATTGAAGTCCCACCAATAATGCTGGCCTTTTTGTTTAAGATGCGATATCTCGTTTTGGATTTTTAGAATTGATGAACTTGTCATTGTCTATTATTTAATATCAACGTTTCGCACGTTTCATCATGCGATCATATAACTGACGACCATAAAGTTTCTTCACCACATTGAGAGCAAAGCCAATGTTCTCATCAAAAACATCTCCCTCATGACAACGAACCTGGGTTTTATCGCCGTCGGCCCAAATAACTGTTGTCACTGGATTTGAAAATATAATTTGTTTAACATGAGGAATAGTGTTGATAGGAATGCGAAGACATGAATTAGTATGGTAGGGAGGCTGGGAATTTGTTTCGCAACCTAAACCTATTAGATTGCTTGTAATATAAATAGATTCATCAAGAATAGATTTGTCAAGCTGAATAGAATTATTTTTTTTAGATGTATTCATTTTTATTTTTACCCATTTCTTTTTTATTTTTATTCATTGTTCTTTTGATTATAATCATATAATATTTGCAAAACTAAATGAAAGTTTTTTTGATTTTGTTGACACCGAAGTGTATTAAAATATTCATTATCACTTCCTAAATAAAACCCGCTAATTGCGGCAACTATACCACTCGATCTTGAAATCCAGGTCTCGCATTAAACAATAAATAAATTCCAACTATCCATAAACATGTTTACAAACCGAACGACGTTATTTGTTTGATATTCTAGTATAATCCAGCAAAAAAATTGACCATTGGCACTAAATAATTTCTTTATCCACATCATGAAACTGGAGTCACAGGATATTATGTTTTATTATATTTTTCATGTTGACAATCCCATTAAACGAATCAATAATTTATATATTATATGATAAATTCGCCTTCGTGTGAAAGATTTTTATCTTCCAGAGTTTTGCGGGATACAACTTGGATTGTGTTCATCTTTTCACCCAATGTTTTTGTATAATATCATGGTTTTTGTACCCGTCAAGATGCAAAATAAATCATCGGATGGTGAATCATAGTCTATTTTATAAAAAATCTAGATATTTATAACTGGATTGCCATTTATAGTAAAAACATGACCCTTTGGCGTATCTATTATACCAATTTTGAATCCTTTTACTGGATAAGCAACAATTAAAAATCCATCTTGTATAAATGGTTTTGGGCTATGCCAATCATTCATTAATTTTATCAGTTTTTCAAATAATATTTTTTGTCTTTCTTCTTTTTTCTTACCACTGGAAAACGAAAGACAAATATTTTCAATTTCTTGTATTTGTTCCAAAGACAATGCAAACCACTCTCCTCTAATATTTTCTTTTTTATATCTAGAATGAAGAAAAAATTCTATTTCTTTTGCGTCGTTATGTTCAAAAACAAATATTATTTCTAATTCGTAAGGATTTCCAACCATCAATGTTTTTATTCTTTTTTCTATATTATTGGAAAACCCTATTTTATAGAATTCATTACATTTCATCACATAAACATATGGCATTACTTATTATCTCCAGTAGTTTTTTCTAATGTTTTTTCCACCAGTAGATTTATTGGAATGCCATCCACCAACAGATTTCCATCTTTAAAACTAAAATCATGCTCATTATCTGTCAAACACCAGTAGATTTTTCCATCTTTATTTGTCATCCAACTTTCGGGAAAACTCATTTTGATTGCTTTGAAATCTCCAATTATTATCTGAACCGCCAGTAGTTTTGCCAGCAAGAGTGAATCCGAGACTTTTTCTTCTAAAATCAAGGATTCTTCCTTCGTGTGGGCATCTTTCAATACTTGTAATTTTTTTAATTCTTGTTCCATTGATTTTATTGGGGCTAACCCTTTTTCTTTGTCCATTTTTCCAGAAGGTATATATCCAGTAGATTTTTCCTGTCTTGAACCATTTTTCATTTTTCTTATCCCATGCTTTCCCATAATAAAATTCCACTGAAGAATCGGGAGGCATTGCGAAAGTATTTATTTCTCCAGTGGATTTTAATGCCTCGTCAGCATCATTTATTCCAGCCAGTAGTTTATCCGGTAGGACTACTTCTACTGGCTTTATTTCTACCGCCAGTCTCTCATCCTCTTTCCCAGAGACTAGCGATTCTGAAAATTTCCTCCACCGCCATTCTGTTTTTGATTTTTTTCAAAATCTCTTAATCCAGCAGGTCTAGGACGAGGATTTTGCGGCTGTACCTGTGACTGCGATTGATTTTCCTGTGGAAAATTGCCTTCATCCTCACGATGAGATTCTTGACGTGATTGCAAAATAATTTTTTGCTCTGGTTTTTCCGATTCGGTATCATTGGCGGGGAATTGCCGAGATTGCCTAGACCGAATTGATTGAAGTTCTTGGCGAGAATTATTTTGAATAGATTGTTTCTGATTATTATTTCCACCTTGATTTTGACCGCTAGATTTAACAGGCGCTTTCTTAAATTCGGCGCGAACCTTGTTTCTCGCCTCTTCCAAAATGGGATTAAGCAATTCGGATGGAAGATGAGAATATTGTGTTTTCAAATCATTTACAGAATTTAATTCTGCTTCAATGCTTTGAAGTTCCGCCTCAGAACTCTTAATTGCCAAATTAATACTATTCTGCTTTTGAATAACCTTGCCAAGTTCTTGATTATGTTCTCTTTTCATCTTACGAATATCATCTGCGCTATGCCATAATTGATACCCAATAAGATGAGCAGCAAACATTATACCAATAATGATAATTGCTACAACATCCCAGCCATCAATACTCGTAGTGGTTGGCAATAAACTTGTGGTCAAATTAATATTTCCATTAGAAGAAAGTCTTATTAAATTTACAATAAGCAATAAAATCGCTCCACCAGTTGTGAGACCTGTCATTATATGAGAAATACTTTGTTGACGAACACTGTTCAGTGGACGCTCAGAAACAATATGCCATCCTGCCAAAAATACACCGAATAAAACACCAATAAATAAAGCTACTATTAAACCAAAATCTTGAACCGATGAAATGATATTCGCAGTAGTTTCAGTCCCAACCAATAATAAAAACATGATAAAAGCAGGCCATGCATGGACATCAATTGCCTTTAAACCATTTTTAAGAGCTTCCCAAATACTTGTCTCATTTGCATTTTTTTGATTTTGATTTGAAGTCAAATTGTTATTCATCATTTATCCTTTTGTTTATTTTATAGTTGTGCAATATTGTAATCTAATCCACCCACTGCCAGACCACAATCCCCATTGTTCACCCGCAGAATTTTTAACGACACTTTCAATATGTATCTTTTGATTTTTTATCGCCCAAACCTTTATCGTTGAACAAGAACTATTAGCACAAGAACGTGTATTAAGAGCATCAACATTTACATAACAATCAAAAGAATTATTTGTACTCGTAACAATAATTGGAGTAATTGGAATGGTGGGTGAAATTGTTGGGGTTAAAGTTGCCAATAAATTGTTTCCATTCAATGTTATGTCGCATCCAAAAACAAATATGGCAAAAAAAATAAAAATGATTACAATAAAAATATTTTTTCTATTCATTTTCATCCTTCATAATTATCATTCCTCGCGTCATCAATTTCCGTTGAAGCAGTTTTCATACTTTCAATTTCATTAGACATATCTTTATTAATAATCCAAACCATTGATTTACCAACATATTTACTTGGCTCAACTTCTATCTTTCCATAAAAATATTTTTTTTCAACATCAAAAGGCGAAACATATATTAGGGTTGGAAAATAATTATATTTATCAATGAAATATTTTATGGCATCATCAATTTTCTCCTCGAAAGTTTTTTGTTTATCTGTATTAAGAGCATAAAGCATTCCAGTCGTCATTGGTCATTATCTCCATCACTCTATTTTTTTATATCCTGCATCATGGATATATTTTGTATAATCTCTTTTATATGCCTTTCTTTTTATCACATCATCGGAAGGAAAGTCGTAAAAATGTTTTAATAAATGCTTCAAGTGAACATTCTTCCCGCCCATCCTATTTCCAAAATTCATCTCGCCCGATATGAAATCAGCCGTAGTATGCAATGAATCGGCTAAAACCAAACCCAAATACATTGCCGAGAATTCAACATACAATGGATCAATAAAATAATGCCTAAAAACAACTATAAAAGGAAATCCAAAATACATCAACCGAATGAATGTTGAAACAAAATAACTATGACTGAGAAATCCACGATGCCCACCAAAACGCTGTATTGCTCTTGCATAAAATGTAGACATTACCAATAAGGGAATAAGGATGACTGATTTTATCCAAAATGCCTCATCATCATTGATTCCTATTAAGTCTAAATCATTTGTAATGCCTAAAAAATGTAATCCATATCCCACCAGGAAAAATAAACCAAAATACCACCATCCTTCAATTGCAAAAAGCAACGCGATAATCACTGCAAATGGAATGAACGATTTCCAAATTTTTCTATGAGTTTTGCCATCAGGCAGAGTAATCACCACCTTTAAAATATGATAAATTCCACAAAAAACTCTGAATATTCAAGATAAAAACAATTTTTTACATAGGAAAAGATTATATACTATTTTATCTATTTTGTCAAGGGCGCAATTTGATTTTACTGATTTTGTCTCTGGCATCAACCATCTTCAATCTCGTAAATTCCAAAAGATAGAAATCACTCTTTCCCATCACTTGTTTACTGCACGCTTTTGTTAGAATGAGTAAGGGACTTAAGCCTTAAAACCGCCGATTGATTAGAATCACAGCCAATGCAAGACCTGCCTAACTCATGTGCTACTTTCAGAAATGAGCCACTGTCACAAAAGAAGTCTGCAACAATATCATTTTCATTCGATGAAGCCAGTACAATCCTTTTCATAATCTCACTTGGTTTCTGTGTGGCGTATCCGTTACGCTCTTTTGACATTGTATTGAAGGTCATTTCCCAAACATCGGACGGGATGCGTCCTGCTGGAATTGGACTTCCTTTTTGAGAACCATGCAGATATCTCCATTCTGTCATTTTACTCTTGTAGGGAATAAATACAGGATTGAAGGTGTATTTTTCTGACTTTGAATAAAACAAAATTGTATCGTGCTTTCTGGCAAAGCGTGTTTTTCCACGCCCGCCCATATCGTGATGCCAGATTATTTCATTCACAAAGTTATCATAACCAAAAATTTTATCCATTTCAACTTTCACATAGTGAACGGCGTGCCAATCAAGGTGTACATAAATACTACCTGTTGGCTTTAGAAGCCTGTGCATTTCCTTCAACCGCTCAATCATAAAATCAAGGTAGTGTTGCATTGATTTCCAGCGGTCATCAAAATTTCCATAATCACGCTGTGAGAAGTAAGGCGGGTCAATGTATATTAGGTCAATTGTTTCGCTCGGCAATTCTCGCATGATTACGAGATTATCGCCTTCGTAGATTATAAAGGTACTCATTTTTCAGAAGTCCCAACGGTTTACCCCACCTGTTTTGTTGGACATCGCTCTAATTGCACCAAACGCTCGTTTGTTAAAGCCACATGTTCAGCGGATATATCAATGCCGATATAATGACGGTTGAGAAGTTTGGCCATTTTCGGGGTAGTGCCCGACCCGCAAAAACAATCAAGGACGGTATCGCCTTCGTTTGACCAAGATAAAATATGATCTTGCGCTAATGCTTCGGGAAATGTGGCGGGATGTTGAAACGCTATTTTATCTGTTGAGCCTACCATCCAACCACCGCGAATATCCCAAACATTAGTACGCTTTGAGTGAGTGTTGCCATTTGCCATAAACTCTTTTGTCTTCCCGTTTTTCTTTCTCATGGATGATTTACCAGTTTTTATATATTTATTTTCACGGTCTTTCAAAAGATTTATTGACTTCGGCTTTCCTTTGCTAAAAACGAACATATATTCAAAAGCCTGTGTATAGCAATAATTAGAACCCTTCGTTCCGCCTTGTGCGCCCTTATTGTAAATCATAGTATCGTGGAGATTGAAGCCACATTGCATAAAATAGAGTGCTTGACGGAAAGAAGTGCCGCTCTCCGTTCCCTTTTTTGTTTCATCAGTTACAACCCACACCACCACACCGCCCGCCTTTGTGACCCGATACAACTCGCTGGTAATGGTTTTAAAATCGAAAACAAAGCCTTTATAGTCTCTCATGCTATCATAGGGTGGAGACGTGATAGTAAGGTCTATGCAATCGGGTGGAAAGGATTGTAAAACTACTGCGCTATCACCTGAGATTATTTTATCAAGTTCCATAATGTTATTCAAAATTACTTCAATCTTCAAACTCGTTGCCCTTGTCGCTTGCACGCTTTGTTGGACAACTGAGTGCGAAAGCAAAGAACCCAAGAGCAATAACCGAAACAATTGAAAAATAAAGCCAATCACCAGCAGACCACATAAACATATTTTCTGTCAATTTTGCAGCGATGTTTCGAGACACATTGTAAAAAGATGAGCCGATTGCCAATATGAAAGCCTTACCGTATTCCATTTACGATTCCTTTCTGTTGGGCATTCCGCCCAACGGCTCTCATGTCAGTTGCAAGAACCACTAACCTTTTTGATTTTCACGGCTCGAATGCCGACTCTTATCTACCGCGCGCGGCGTTAGACCCACACAACACAAAAGGGCGTGAGCCATGCCGCACGACTCGCACGGGCGATTAGGATTGTTGGCGGATGTATCATCGCCATAACAACCACACGCGGGAAGCATACAATCGGCGTAGGGCGTAACAAGCCAGGTTTTATGACAGATAGGGCATGTGCTTTGACCAGCATTTAATGACATTGCGAAACTCCTTATCTTGCAAGATGGGGGGATAACGATTTGCTTCAGTGGCGTGCAACGGATAGCGCTTGTCCAAAAATTACCTACGCTCGTCCATATCGGGTGAACGCATTGTTAGCCCGCGCTATTGCTTCCATGAGATTTCCGGCAGAAACGGAAATGCCGTCTCCATTCAGCGCGTAATCTGTACCAATATAGTTTTTTGATTCATCATAATTATCATAATCATCAACTTTCACACCGTATTTATTAAACAATTCGCCTAGCTCAACCAAAAACTTAATTTGCTTCTCACTCATGTTTGCAATACTCCTTTGCTATAAGATATTTGTACGTTGAAATCATTTTGTTTTGCATAGTAGCTCCTAACTATATTTTGAGCGGTGAAATCACAGCTTAAACACCCAATTAATCTTGCTCATCACTCAGCAACCGCGCAATGTTCTGTAACATTGACGTTTTACTGGTTGATTTTTGCAACATCAAAACCGCAAATAGCACAACGTAAGGCACGCATAATTCTATCTATTCGCGCTTCCCATGTCTAATAGCAATTATTACAAAAAACTTTTGGCATATTTACCGTTCTTATTCCAAATATTTTTTCTCTGCATCAATCTTACTTGCAATCTATTATAAACTCTAAACCTTTAAAAGTCAATATGACAAATATCACTCATTTTCAATATAAATATCATTAATCATTTTTTTAATCATTTTTTCCCGTTTATTAAAGTTACACAATGCCGCTGGAAATTTTTCGCATCATGTTTCCAGCCAATCCATCGGTATCCAAAACGCAACAACCTTGCTTGTTCCAGCCGCAGGATAATCAAGCGGAGACCAAATCGGGCTGTAAATCGTCCAACCGTTCGGAGTGGGATTGTATGTATTGTTTGGGTTGTGCACAGCCGAGCATTGCTGTATCAGATGCGGTGCGGTGTCGTGCGAATACTTACCCCAATCCGCCTTTCTGTAACACACCAAGCGGCCAAGCAACATGTCCGTTTTGCCAGACGAGTTCGGTAATTTGATGCTTGCCGTTTTTTGCGCGTCAATCATAACTTTCTCTCCGCCAAATAAAAGTTGTCCCCACTTCATTGTTTCCGCGGATTGCCAATCTGGAGCATCGCCAAAATACGGTCTGCCAGATGGTGCATAAAGCCAGTTCATCTTTTGGCTGACCGTCCCGTCCGATTGTGGGAACTGCAAAGACGCAAGATGATTGATGGCGGACTTGTCAAGTTTAAGGAAATAACTTACGGAATCTGTCAACTGAATATCGCCGTTATCAAACTCATAACATAATCTGATAACCTGAAAGTTACTATCAATGGACGGCCAACCCGCAAGGTCATAAAACCCATTAGATGTTTGTAACAGATGCGGGTCTCCCCATTTACGGACGGTATAAACTGTTTCCGTTGCCGTTGGTGTTGGTGGAGTCGGTGGGGGGAGTGTTGTTACTGGCGCAGGTGTGAACGCATCCAACCGCGCAGTTGCGTTTGCGTCTGCGCTGGAAACGATGATTGTCGCGTCACTTGCTGGCGTGCTGAATGTGAACACGAATTTCTTATTAGTTTGAATCGGTGTTGGGGGTGGGGGTGTTGAGCCACCTTGCAGTTTCGTCGCAAGTTCGTCCGACATCCAGTTAAGGTCATTGGCCAGATACCCATTAGACCGTCCATTTTGGCTATACTGCCAAAGTGCGACATCTTCGACTGTCCATCCCGATGGAATAACAGAAGCAGGTGGGGCTGTAAAATTGGTTGGGTCTGTTGGATACCACGCCAACCACAACGGATAATTTTTCGTCCATGATGGCGGTTGCAACGCGAAGAATTTACTCGCGACGCGTGTCTTTACAAATTCCCAATAATGAACGGATGTGTAAATGAACGGAGTCTTGCCCGCGCCAGCAGCAATTCGGTCAAGCATCTCTTTGATGCTGCTTTGCCATGCAACATTGCCATATCTGCCGCCATAATCTGCAAGCAAATCAATCTCGATATCTAGCGCACAGATATCCGCGCCACCACATTTATTCCACACACTCAAAAAAAGTGCCGCTTGTTCTGCTGCGCCTTCTGGAGCAGCAAAATGATACAAGCCAGTCTTTTTTCCTGCCGCGCGAGCTTGTTTGATAAAATTAACAGCTTGCGGGTCTTCCGCTCTTTCGTGATCCGCCGATTGACCGGACGCTTTGAAGATTGCCAAAATCACGTTGGGGTCATTGAGATTGATTGGTGCTTCGCCGGAATAGTAATCAACCGCTCTATAAAGTGGAGTCATTTTATTTCCTTTCTAAATTTAAATTATATGAAATATGATGAATTTTTTGAAAAATCCCCTTTATTCAAGGCAAAAAAACCCATGTTTTCACATGGGAAAAGATTATACACGATTTTGCCTATTTTGTCAATATCCAATGGCATAGTTATAATTTCATTTTATGAAAAGCTCCCATTGCTATTCATGAAAATCTCCTTTTATCAACTCATTGATTTTAATTTCACGAATTTTATTCTTGATATCTGACATTTTTAATTTTTCAGCTTCTAAAAAAACAGAAATCGCTTCTGATTCATCTTTACCAACATAAAGAGGATAAGTTAACTCAATTTCAGTATCGCCATTTCCAAACACCGAATATTCAATATCATTATTCTCACCAGACACAAACATTCTACAGGCATTGCCAGCAATATGATAATTTTCAAGTAAAAGCAGTTCCTCTATATTTTTTGGATTCTCGATCTTGTCAATTTGTACCTGCAAATTTTCTATTGTCATATTTTCTCCTTTATATTGATTGAGTTTGCACATGCTCGGTCTTGTTTGTAACCTATCTTCCCAGAAAGTCTCAACAAGCTCCCCATCAAAACTAGGGGAGCTTGCTAATGCTAGATAAATTTATTACAATTTTCTAAATTCTCTACGGAAAAAAATAAACAAAACCACACATGCAATAGCGGCAGCAATTTTTGCATAAATGTTATCAAAAGATAATATAGCAAACATGCTCCACCAGCCAACATTCCACATAAGAAAACCTCTCATTTGAACCTTCCTTTCAGCAGCGTGCTTGGACAGCAAGCCATGCATAGAATTGTTGAATTAGTGCAAACTCTTTCGGGGATAGTGTATTGCATTCCAAAGAATACCTAACAGATAAATTTTCTTTGCCAAAAAGTTCTTCGCACTTCACACACCTATTCACCGGCATACTTGCTTTTGCGCGAAGGTCTGCGAGTTGTTCAAATGCTTCTTCTATTGCATATGGATGGGTTTCAATTATTCCCCATTTTCCATCGCGCGCCCATTCCAGGACTTCATCAATTTGCATATTACTTCCTTTCTGGAACATCAAACGGTTTGCGTTGACCTTCGTTGATTTCCTGTGAGGCAGATTACAGGTGGGACAAACTGCTGGATTGTTAACATCAAATCCAGGAAATCTACAAGCACATAACATGGTTTGTTGTTCATCTTGTTGAATAACTTCTTTGAGAGTGGCGATTTCACTTTCTGCCTGATGCAACTTTGCAAGCGTTACGTTTAGCGCACCCCGACAATTGCCATGCAAAACTATTAGCTTATTCAATTCAGTTGTTGTGTTCATAAAACTCCTTTTGTAAGTTCTATCCAACAAGTTGCTTTGCTGGCTGGTGGGCGATGAAAGTATCCGCTTTAGGAGCAATAAAGTCTTCGAGTGTAGATTGACTCGATGGGGGAGGAAGAATTCTAGCCCGCCACACGTCAATCTGCACGCTTTGTTAGCCACCTATGTGATTGGTAGCCTCGCCATTCGGATTGCGTGAGACATAGGCAATCCACTCCGCACCATCATACTGAGCAGGAAAATAAACAAACTTCTCTGACCACGCTGTAAATGGTTTGCCATTCGTACTGCCATAGCCATTATCAAACTTCACATCAAGTTCTTCTTGTGACAGTGTGATTTTTGTGTTCTCAAATGTATCACCAGTCTCAACGAACACTTTTTCAAACATTTTGCGCCAAGTTACTTCTGACATGATTTACTCCTTTTGAAAGATAGGTGGTCTAATGGTTTGCGTTAGTGACTTGCGCCGCCAACTACTTTACTTTTAAGCACGACGAGTGCAAGTACGCTGCGCGCTTCATTGTTTTATATACCTACCAGCCTCAGCCTTTTGACATAAATCAATTAGATATTTATGTGCATCATCAAGACTTTTACTACTGGCAATCCACAAAGATTCTGCAATATCATCAACCCTCTGGGACAGATTTTCATTTTTGCATTCAACAGCCATTGTGCGCTTGATGCAATCTGATATACAGGTTATTGTTGATGGCATGGTTTATCATTTCCTTTCACAAAGCAAACTAATGGTTTGCGTCACTTGCTTTTCTTTTCAAATAAATCAACATATTCCTGAGTAGCAAGCCCATAAATATAAGCAAACCAATCGAGGGCGAGAATAGTACCAACCACGCCCCAAACCCACCCCCCCGCATGGAATTTATCGAGCAACAAATAACAGATAAGCGAGAACTGCAAAGGCATACGAACGGGCAAATTCTTTTCTGCAATAACTTTTGTTTTCATATTTTTTTCTTTCCTTTCAAGAAGCAAATTAACGGATTGCGTCAGCTGCGTGGAACGGACGGCTCAAATTTCAAATAACGTTGGTCGCACCACATGTCAACTGCACACTTTGTTAGCCAGCCGCATTAAATATACAACTTCACGACCCAACCGATGAGCAAGACAAACAGTGGAGCAAACACAGCACGAGCAATAAGAGCCATGATGGGGTTGCTCGTTTCCTTATTTGACGATTCACTTTGCGTGTCTTGCTTTGTGAGCACGCCGACCACGAGAGCAAGGCCAATTGCCTTCGGAATAGACAAAGACGGTAAACCGAACAATGGCAAGACAAACCAACCCCAAAGGATTGATAAAACCCAGCCATTCATCAGCGCGCCTACAACCACGCTAACAACTGCGAGAACCGCGAGACCAAAATAAGAGAGACCAATATTATCTTTCATAACCTTTTCCTTTCGTTTTTTAGAGCCTATGTTTAGGCTTGCTAATGGCTTGCGTTAACCGTGTTACCTTTTTGTAGAGACTGTGCCAATCAGACAAACACGCATGATAGATTGCAACAACTTCCGTTTCCGACTTATCTAAATCAGACAAGTTTTTCGGAGTGGCTTCATTTTGCATTGGATATATTTCTTGACATCATCAAGGCTGCCAGAACTATCAGCACCCAATTCATAACATTTGATATACTCAACCAACCAGTAGAAATCACCTTGCCGTTTCAGCGTAACCGTTTCGCCCAAGATATTTTGTGTGAGGATGTCCATTGCGCCTTCAAGCCTTCTAATGGTTTACGTTACTTGTTTTTCTTTTCAAATAAATCAACATACTCTTGAGTAGCAAGTCCATAAATATAAGCAAACCAATAGAGGGCGAGAATAGTACCAACCATGCCCCAAACCCACCCCCCCGCATGGAATTTATCGAGCAACAAATAACAGATAAGCGAGAACTGCAAAGGCATACGAACGGGCAAATTCTTTTCTGCAATAACTTTTGTTTTCATATTTTCTCCTTTCCTTTCAAGAAGTAAATTAAAGGTTTGTGTTGGGCGCGTGGAACGAGCGGCTCGAATTTTAAATAACGCTGGTCACACCACACGTCAACTGCACGCTGTGTTAACCCGCAGCCAATAGGCAAAATGTGGAGACCATGTTTGAACCTGCCAGCAATGACGCTTGCCATTGAAGATTATGAACGCCGCAGGATGTGCCAGGTTCGCGCCGAACCAAAGATTAAAGATACCTACCCTAAAAGACCACTTGCCAGACCAGCGAGAAAATTCTATATTTTTCATGTTTGCAAAACTCCTTTGTTGTAAGATGCGAGTAATGGTTTGTGTTAGTAGCCACCATCATGCAATTCGCTTGTATTCATACCTACTGGAGCGCACAATAACTTGATAGATTGCGTTTTCGAGCTTGTAAACAAAACCAAATGGACGCTTGTTCATCTTGATAAATTCGCCACCGATTTCAGCGACATACTTCTTATTCACGCCGTAATCGTTGATGTATTCGTAATCTTTTTCATCTTGCCAGCGGGAATACAGGTTCATCATAAGATTTTGCAATTTCTCAAAAAATTGTAATGCTTTTCCCTTACGTTCTTGTTCTGACATTGTTTCATCTCCTTTTGTAATCCATATATAATTATACAGATAATCTATGTATTGTCAAGGATAAAAATCGAATTGGGAAGGCGACTAACGGTTTCTTTACTTGCGGATGAGCGTTAATGGCCTGTAAAATGCGATACCATCAATGGCACTGAATAAATTACTGTCTAGTTTAATGATTGATGGCATATTTTTCATTTTAATATTCTATCTTTGAAATCAGCGTTCCATCGTCGTCAACTACCGCCAAATTGAAACCTTGACCTTTAATTTTTCTTGCTAATTTTAAAAGCGTCAATCCCATTTTGACTACTTCACTTTCACTGGAATTGGTTTCATTAGCCAGTTTTTTAATAAATTCCGTAAATTCAAGAGGTAGTTTTAATTTCCCGTACTCCGATACAGACTTCAACATTCTATTTTCTCCTTTCTTTGTTGCCATAACCCATTCTACATTATTTGACATGTCAACGGTTCATGCTTTGTACCATTGAAATATTTTCATCGTTCTTCTGACTGATAACACATAGATGATGTATCTATATTAAAATATTCTGGAACATCTTCTGGAGTAATTTGTTTCATTTTATCCTCTCTTATGACAATTCGCGTCATAAATCGTGGATGTAATCATTTTTATTCTCCTTATACAATTATTATACATCAAATTTCCAAAATTCACCAGTACTATTTGTCATAATCAAATATTACATTTGTCATATATCGTTTAGTATCGATGATGGTATTCTTAACGCGCAAGCGGTTGTCATCCATCCTTCACACCATACTCAAGCACATATTTTTTAGCGACTTCTTTTGAGACATATTTATCATCCCAATCAAGGTAAATTTCACCTGGCATAAGATCAATCAATTTGCAAATGATTTCTTTTTGTTCAGGCGTGTCACGTTGCATAATCGCTGACATGGAACTACCCAATTCTTCATATTTTTCAAGCAATGCCTTACCTTCTGCACTGGTGACATTCCACGATTTAAGAGTTCCCCATTTCAAAGTAATATAATCTTGTTCTGCCATGTTTTCTCCTTTCACCAAGTGGCGACTAGCGGCTTGCGTCAGCCGCGTGGGGACGTACGGCTCAAATTTCAAATAACGTTGGTCGCACCCCACGTCGGCCGCACGCTGTATTAGACCCCACCACTGGTTGCGTAACGCGGTAGGGAATATTGAGCGGGTTACTATTTTTGCAAGCGACTTATGAAAGCCCGCAACAATCATATAAAAGAACAAGTATAAAAACTGGATCACAAAATAGACTCGATTTCCTCGTACACCCTTCGACTCAGATATTCCAATATGACTCCCGCTGCAGCGTGGTTTGGAGTCATATCTTCACCAAAACAGATGATTTGCCCATTTTCATCGTGAAGTGCAGCCTCGAAGTAATTGCCTTCATCCTCTCTCGCTTTGTCGTAATAATCAACAGCAAATGGGTCTTCTGCTTTGCGTTTTTGTGGATCGACATAGGTCAACGTGACCTTGCCGTACTTTGTCCAGATAATGACCCGATTACCATGCTTGTATTGGAAATTGTTCATCGCATTCATTTTAGACTCCTTATTGTCATTCGGTACTGAAGATAGTATTCTTGACGCGCACGCTGTGTTAAACCACGCCCATGCCTTCAACCGCTTCGATTGCCAAGCGACCATATTCAGCCTGCGGCATACCTTCTTGATAGCACAGCCCGCAAGCAATGGTTTCGCCATCACCAATGCGGACATCAACTTTCTCGCCATCGGTGAACTCAACTTCAACGTGATATGCGGGATTGCGGGCGTATGAGCCTGCATCATAAATTGGTTTGAATACTTCCAAAACCTTTGCGTTCATTTGATTCTCCTGTCCTATGTATGGTTGTAATTCAAAGAATTCTTTTTTTCATTGATATAATTATTATAGCACAAAAACCACCATTTGTATGGTGATAAAAGTCATATCTTATTTATGACTTTTATCGTTTATTCATATACATGCATCGGCGTCAATATCGCCGTTCTATTACTATCAGTGAAAATTACAGCACCGAGCTTATGAGAGAATTTGAAGGTAATAATTTCTCCCATTCCTTTAATCGCATCAAGAATAAAATTTACATTGAGATAAATTTCAAAATTTTCGCCATCTTTTGAATAATGATAGATTTTATCTTCTTTACCATATCCCTTCACCTTTTTTGTTTCTACGCTATAGGAGACCATTGACCGACCAAATTCCTCAGATTTTGAAGAAAATACAACACCATTTTCAGTTGAATCAATTTTCACGATATCAGACCCATAATGAGCCATTACACGGCACACATTTAACGCATCAATAAATGCATCACGCTCTAAGGTAAATTTTGCTTTAAAATCAACGGGAATAATCACCTTATAATCTGGACACATTGGCTCAAGCCCCAATTTTCTATTCTCGCAATATTTACAATGACAATCGTCACTATTTTCAATAATATGCATTCTAAAACTATCACTCGCCCAATTTTTATGAGCAACTCTAATGGCCTCATGACCATTTTCATCAGCCTTTGCTAAATCAAGCCATTCAGAATTAGACATTTTCACTGGCTTAATTGGTTTCAAATCAAGATAAGCCCTCTTTGACTTGTTGGAATGCATAGAACGCCTACGATTGGGGATAATCTGTCGAAGATATAATGACAAAGAATCTCCGCCCTTTAAATCCAGGTCATATTCTTGAACATTTAAATCATATTCTCCCAATTCTGGATTTTCAGGATAGCCCTTTTCAGCAAAATGTATAATTTTAGTCATTTCTCATTCTCCAAATCCAGAAAAAACCCAATTGATATAATTCTTATGCAAATCCAACAAATGATTCGCGTCATGTTCATCCATTAAATCAATTCCCCACGTTTCAAGATGCCATTCTTTACAGAGTTCAGCCAATGTTTTTTCTTTTGTCATTTATCATTTTCCTTTATTAACCATTTTTTCAAATGCTTCAATAGATTCTTTTTTCGTCTTTCTCCAGCAAGCCAAGTGTATGTCATGGTCATAGGTAACATAACCGTATGCTTTATGAAAGCCATAGAAAGCAATTTGAGGGAAGCCCCCAGTCTTAGGAGTCCATTTTTCACAGGCCTCATCATATCGTTTCATCATTATTGATTCATACTTTTTAGATGTAACAGTTGTTTGCATTTTTATTTTCCTTTATCTTTATTTATAATCAAATTATACAGCAAAAAGTAAGTTGTAGCCAGTGACAAACATCACATAAAAATCACTTTATATTATGACACAGCGCCTTCAATTTCCACAGGTCGAACCTTGCGAGATTGAAATCTTTATAGATTTTCGTTCGACAATATGAGCGCACTGTTCACAAACCTGCTTGAGGTTAGGATTATATTTTTGCAATTCTTTCATGACCATATTTCTGACAGGATTTTTAATCAGCTGACCACATTGACAAATCATATTTCCATCCTATAAAAAATGGATTCTTGCATTCTTTAAACCATTTTTAGAACGCTCTCCGATTTTAGCCTGAGATAAATCAGATAAAAATACTAGAACTTTTCTACTAGGAACGTTAAAAGAATAAGTATAACCAGAAACATAAGCAACCTGATTATCTTGCTCTTTAACTTGTTTCTTTAACTTGCGTTCTAGGGTTTGGGTGAGTTCTCGCTCCCCAAGATAATCCTCTCCGCCGTTCAAATAAATAATGGTTGTTCGAGTATTTTTCATTTTTGTTTTTCCTTATAACTCATTATAATACTAAATAGAAAATAAAGCAATATGACATTCATCACTTTTTATTATGACAAAATCTTCATTTGCCTTCTTTACCATATTTCTGATAGTATTTTTAATTACCTGGCCGCAAATATGATTGATTATTTGCGTCCATCCAAGCGTAATTAATATGGTCAATTTCAGACGACGGGAAAGAGATGGATTCAAAATGTTGCTTTTCATATTGAGAATACAATCGATATAGAAACGGAAGATTTTCATAAGCCCTAAGCGGATCATCAAAATTCTGATAAAATTTATCGTTGCAAAACTTCGGATAATCACCATGAAGCAAAGGAATGTTTTTATTTTTTTTCATTTTTTTTATCATTTCCTTCCATGTTTTTTTATTTTATCTTATGATTCATTATAATTCAAAATAAATAAAAAGTCAATATGACAAATATCACATCAAAATAAATCAAATGCAATAATCCATCACGCAACCACTAAAAACGCCACAATCAATTTAATTGATAAAACCGTGATTTCATACCTGTTTGATTGTAAAAATCGCCCCTAAACGTTCATAGGGGCGTTCAGAGACATTGCCAATCAAATCTTGATAAGACTTTTACTCTTCATCTATTACAATTACATAAGAAGTATCATCGATACAATGAAGTGAAACAAGATAAATTTCAAAATCATCTAAAAATTTATAAAAATTAGAAAGGAATTTTGAACCATCTTTTACCTGAACAATATAAATTCCTTTAGCCCAACGCACACGTTTGACAATATCCGAATGACTGTCCAATAAATATTCTCTAATTTTTATTTGTGTTTGTACGTAATCCATTGTATCCTGCCTCCTTTTTTTGATATTTATATTATGCACCAAGCTCCCAATGCTTACAAGTGACAAGCGTCATAATTTTATATGACATTTATTCTACATGTGAAATAAATCTTGTGCAAACACAACCCTGACAACCAATAAATTTTACACCAATAAATTTACTGCGTTCCTGTTTTCATGCCCACATTCACATGCATCCAAAGCCACCAATGATTAGAGCGTGGCTCGTTGACACAATGCGTCATCAATCTCACCATTTCTTCGTAAAGCCTCAAGCCACATTGAAAAGGTTATGCGAGTATCAGTCTTATACATTTTTCCCTTGCCTGAGTAATCCATAATCTTTTTTCTATCTGCTTCTGGAAAAATTTTCCAAAACGCAGAACGAAGTTGTTTTTGAGAAGTATATTTATAGTGTGAGCGACTCATTTTCTACCAGTCCTTTATCTTGTTTGATATAACTATTATAACACAATAACAAAAAGCTGCCAGTGATTAATGTCATATTTTGAATATTACATTAATCATTTCATGAAATGCTAGTTTCATAGCCTTCTTAACAACCATTTTGCATTTTGACGAATTACGAGTTGTAAATAATTTTGCCTAGTTATGTTTTGTCTTACAGCCTAACAAAGCGTTGTCCATTCCAATATTCTTCCGCGCCAAGTTCCCTAGCACGTTTTTCAGCTTCCGCCAAAGAGGAAAGCCCAACGGCTATTTCCATGTCATCAATAATGACATCAAATTTATGAATAATATCCGCCGCGAATCCATTAGAGCAATTTACCCATAACCCCGCTTGATTTTGGCGAATGCTGCCATTTCTTCCAGTGAACCAATGATGAATATGAGCTTTCACTCTGCTCCTCCTTCTGTGTTCGTTGTTTTCTTTGCATCTGCACCCGCCGCCTGCGCGCCTTGCTGGGCAGAAATAATGGCAACGGAAGCGGCAGCAGACATAATAAGCGTCCCGATAGCACATGGGTTATCAGGATGCTTTGAACATTGCTCGCACTTCAAAGCGTGTTTGAAAAATCTTTGTGGCAAGGCTTCCATATTTTCTCCGTTTCTGCCCAACGATTTGCGTTAACGGCGGGTGGATTGAACAGAGCCACCGCCACCGCAGACCACTATTTTGGGGACGACTGTTCACCCGTCTGCTGCACGCTTTGTTTGAGCGCGTCTATGATTTGCATGGCTTCTTCGTTACTGCGAAATTCAATTAGTGACCACGCTACGCCATTATGTGACACTTTCAGCCAGCGGACACCCTCTTGATGCTCATCGTTTACAACTTCAACTTTTATCATTTGTCGCTCCAACGATTTGCGCTAGCGGCTTTTCGCGGGCAACGCAACATCAAAAATACAGGCACAGCGCGGGCAATTCGCCACCGCCACCGCATACCGAGAATCGGTTGCGCGCTTTGCTAGGCGTTCTGCCAATACTGCACGAATATCGGATAAGAAACTGTTTTCGCTGGGATTACTCACTCGATGCGCCGTATCAATTAGGGCATTGAGTAAATCTTCATCGGAATATTTTTCAAGTGTATTCATTTGCGTATTCATTTGCGCTCCTAAACGCCTAGCGATTTGTTAGTAGCATGTGGGCGAAGGAATAAGCCTTGATCTGGTTTACCACCGCCCACCCTTGTCACCTGCAAACCTTGTTAGCCCACACCTAGATTTCAACAATAATCGGTTCGATGATACCATCTGGATAACAAGATAAACCTTTTGAAGCCGCTTTTGCCACAATGTCATGAAACGTTTCCGGAACGATTGATAGCCCATCATTTTGATTGTAATCTCCGGAAAACTCTTCTCCGTTAACGTTGCCACCAAAAAAGGCGACCACGCCGTCAGCGCACTCTTCGCGCACATACTTTGTGAACGTTACTACCTTGTCCATGATACCTTATCCTTTTTTATAATCATTCTTTGCCATGCCACTATTACAAGCTCCCATTCCTTAAAAGTCAAGGTGACAAATTTAACTTTTTCGTAACCTTCAATAAATTCTATGGGGAGGGGAATGATTTCTACCGCTTCGGTGGACTACACTCCAGGCCATCTCGACTTTACGGAATTTAGACTGCTTTTATCCGATATTGTTTATTTATTCGAGCGGTAGAATGAATGTTTTTTATTTTATTCTTCTTCGATCTGATTACGGCGACTGACTAGATAATCATAAACGTCATCGATGATATAACAATCCGATTCGGATTCAAGTTTACGCGCCAATTCTCGAAGCGACTCATCAGGTTGTCCGAAATAAACGCCCAATTCGGAATCGCTCAATTCATCGAACAAGTCCTCACAAAAATATTCTGGCTCATCCGTAAAGCAAGACTCTAACTCATCTGTCAACTCATCGAGAGCAGAAGTGGCCTCGTCATCAAGCGAACCAATGTAATTAGAACCATTCCAATCGCTTGACCATCCGTCACAAATTGCATCAAGCAATTTTTGACCTTCATCTGATTCGAGGAACTTCCGAACCAAACCACCGTCAAGAGTGTTTCTTAGTCTTGCTTCAATATCAATACCATTCCAAACATTCATTGAAGTCGAGTTTGTGTCGTAGTCCTGAGTAACACTTGCCTTGCGCGATTCGGGATGGATGTTCAACGTTGTCAAAGTCAATCCCTTTGTGTCGTGATGGTAAGGATCGAGTTCATGACGGCAATCAACGTTCCCAATTTTTACGGACATATTTCATCTCCTTTTTATATTAGTTATTGGTTATTTATTATTTGTCATTGGCTTATTATCGATGATTTGATTATATAACATTATTGCCAGAAAATCAAGGTAATAAATGTCATATACTCGTCATCTTTAATTAATCCTGACAAATCCTGACAAGCCTCTTGTACTCAATGCCCCAGCCATTATTAATAAAAACTTCGCGCCATTGAATTTTGCCACGATTTTCATCAATAAATTTCTTCATATTTTCCTTGCTTTTGAACGTCCTGATAATCCACATTTTTTTCTTCTCCGTTTCTTTTATCTTTATATTTATAATTATATTCATTCTCCCCGATTTGTCAACAGCCAAAAGTCACCAACACTACATGACATTAATCATTATAGTCTATTTGACCACAGGAAAGCCGCCAGCCGTTTTTATATCGAAATAGACACAAGCTCCCAGGTCTTAAATAAAAAACGCTCCTGGGGCTTCCAGAAGCGTTTTAGGATATTTATACGCCCGCTTTATGCCTTACTTTCTTGATTAAGGCGAATTGCTTCTTCAATCTCTTTGAGCAAAAGCGGATTGGAACACAAAGATTCAATTTCTTTTCTGATCCTCTTATATTCTCGCCGAGCATCCGTCAGTTTTTCTGTCTGAAAAAAATAAACGCTTTTTCCGTGCAAATGATCGAACCACGAAACAGTATAGACTCCATGTTCCAGATACATTTCTCCCGCTTGACCAAGAAAGTTGATCTTTTCAATGTATCCACAGGCAAGCCCGTAACTTGTCAGCCAACCGTCTTTTGTGTAAAATGGAATTTCCGTAGTCATTTTTTACCTCTTGTTTACTACAAAATGTCATACGAACCAATGATGTTATATTTATCGTCGCCATCGTCAAATGTCACACCAGGGTCTAATTTTCCGTTACGCCAAAATTTATCGCCCTTAATATATCGCGGATGGATTTCGCCTAAACATTCGGCATTTTCATGAATTTTACTCCAGATATACTCTGTTTCAAATTCATTGAGCGGATTTTTATCGTTGAATCGTGACAATTGCCAAAATAAATTACAAGTTGTTTTTGGCTTACGGTTTACCAGATAGAGAGAATGGATTCCCGTGTGCATGTCAACCACGTCAATTGCATTCTTTGCCATTTTTCACCTCTTATTTATTTATTTATTTAATCCAATTATATCACAATTCAGGGACTTTGCCAGTGATAAAAATCATATTTTATACATGACTTTTATAATCACCATCCAATATTATTTTATTTGAATACCTTTCCATTTTCATCAAAGAAAATTTCGTTGGCTTCCGTGTAATCAATAAAATTTTCTTTGGATTGTTGAAATTCGAGTTCATCTTCAATAATTCTCACGGCACAATCCGCGAGATTGGAAAATGCCTCTTTCAATGTGAATCCTTTCTTTATGTCGTTCAACAAACTGTATAGAAAATCATCGTCCGCGCAGTATCCCGTAAAAGGACAGGATATTACGTTGCCATCATTCCCAATGATATCATAATAAAATCCCCTCTTTCCCTCGTGAGTATAATTCACACGTTTAAAAGATTTTATCCCCAATCGATCCTTAATCCATTTATAAGCCCTCTGCCCTGTATAGTCATCAACCAGCGAATCACTATCGGCCAATTCGCTCCAGTAGGTAGGGATCGTAAACTTAACATAACTTCGAGAATAGTCATCATCGATATAGTAATCAATGAGACTACACCCAAAAGCCTTAAAAATAGCTTTAAAACTATCTACAATCTCATACTTTTCTAGCGGTTCACTTTGAGATTGTCTCCACTTTTCCAATGCGGAATCAAATGCGGAAGGGAAAAGCTCCCGAAGCTCATAGGCAGTATAAACTGTCTTTGTGATTGTTTTTGACATGGTTATGCTCCTTTTTTTCATAATTAATTAGACGTTATGGCATACAATCCCATTCCATCGAGATTATATGCCATCTCGCAACTAATCAATTATCGCGCCCAATATGTTACGCCGTCAAATTCTGATGAAGTGTAATCCTGTTTAAGATTTTCGGCGGTCTTCTCCCAATCTATGACGATCCAAGCGGGAAAATCTTGCGGAATATCTCCGAGGTCTTCTAAAAGTTCCTGTGTGTAGTCAACAAAATGAACCTCGTTGATTAGCGTCACAGGATACCAATCCCCGCGCCATTCCTCATCGCCACCATAACCCCGAAAGCCATCAATGAAATCTTGCAGTTGCGCGAGTTCAATACAATCATCGGATTCTTCCCATTCCGCCAATTTGTTATTTTCAAGAAGCGAGTCGCGGATGTCCTCCAGTTCCTCGATTCTCTTGAAAATATCACGAGAGTCTAGCACGTCCTGAGCGTTATTAATTTCGTTTGACATGGTATATATCCTTTTCTTTTTTGTGTTGTGTTGTGTTGTGTTGTCAATCGTTTTCTATCTTGACGTTATTCTACACCCACGCCATAAAAACGTCAATAGCCAAATGTCACAAAGCTCCCATTACTTTAATCATATTGCTTTATGCAGCATTACGCGACTCTATGACCTTGCGAGTCATTCCAAGCAATTTTTCAAACAGATAAAACTCTCGCGCCTTAATTTTCAGTCGTTTTTTGGCGTGTTTTGAGCGTTTTAGGGTGTGTTTTTTATCACGGAATAGAGAAAATCCGCCATCGGTTAAGCGGATAGCGGATTTTCTGCCAACGATTGAGTTTTACAAGCCTTGCATCAATCGCTTTGTTTTTGCGAGTTGTTTTTTCGTTGGCACGACAACCCAGGACATGACGGCGGAACGATCGCAGCCTTCGGCCTTGCAAACTAAATCTTTTGCCGATTCAAAGTCTTTTGCAAAAACACGAATTGAGGTGATGGCATTGTTGCGTTTAATTTCAAATTTAAATTGCTTTTTCATTTTGATAATCCTTTTTTATTATGCGGTATATCTATCATAGTTACGAATCGGACTATAATCCACCGATTCCTTTTCGACAATCTGAGGCTTGCAACCATAAGTGGCAATATAGGCAGTAAAAAATTTACTTGCATCGGAATCCTCTTCAAGATAGACGGTATTCCCGTTCTGGTAGGAATGGCTTGAAATTTCGCCATCGATTCCGAGTTTTACCAGTTCGGAACGCTTTACCGCCAACCAGCCGTGACCTGCATCAGAATAGAATTTATAGATTGGTTTTTTCATTTTCTTAATCCTCATTTCAAAGATAATATAATTATATCTACTTTTTGCCATTTGTCAATGATGAAATGTCATAAGTTTGTCATATTATAGTCGGTCAAAAGTCACCATTATTTAACTCATCCAATTGACAAAAACCACCACTGATACACAGCCACCACACCAGACCTCGAACCTCCCGCGTGTTAATCACGTTAACCACGCCACCGAACCACAAAAAGCCCGAAGTGTTTCAGGCTTTTTGTATTATTCTGGCCTAACCAAACATAATCTAATCTAATTTCGATAAGATTTTAACCGCCTTGCATGTGATCTGGTATTCTCTGACAAGATCGGAATCGGTTGCCGCTGCCTCTTCTTGCCATCGATAATCGAAAATTGATCTGTTTTCAATCTCTTTTTTTGCGTAATCTAGCAAGTATGACATGCTGCGCCCTGATAACTCATGAATAAAATCGGTGCCTTTGTTTTCTGGATACCATAGCAACCCGCCAAAACCGCCCTTAAAATAAACTAGGATTTTCTCGGTTGGAACATGATAAAAAATCTTATAATGACCACTTAAGCCGCCGTCTTCATCCTTTAGATTTACTGCTAGATTCCATGCGTTAAGCGTTAAAATGGTTGGAGACAATCGAAATACATTCATTTTAGCCATCCTTTTTTATTTTTTGGCATAATTATTATAGCACAATCATCAAAAGCTGCCAGCAATCAACGCCATATTCGGAATATTACATTAATCACAACCCCATCACACCACACAACCCTACACCACACCGCCATAAAATGCTAGCATGACCTGGAACGGCCTAAATCTCGTTCCAGGTAATGCTACAATCACCCATACTTGCCAGCAACTAGCAATTAACTTAATTTGCTCTTAACGAGGTCTAGCGATAAATCCTCGATGTTGCCAGCCGCTAAGTCATCTTGCAATGACTTTTTGAGTTGAGCGAAAAACCGATCAAACGCATCAATGATTTTTTCCGGTTCGCCCTCGACTTTTCGGAACGGCAATTTTTTAAGGCTGTAGGTCTGATACCATTCTCGCGGTTTAATGAAGTAGCTTTTGTACTTGTTTTCTAACATGAGAGACGGTAAATCAGGGGCGGGCATATTGCCAAACACAAAAGCCCCATCAACCGAATCAATAACATGGAAGACGATGTTAAACATGTCATTCTCCCAATATCGGCGAATCAACTCAGATTCATCACCAGCCAAAAAAAGCCGGACGTGAATCGAGTGGCGCGATGGGGAGTGAACCATTATCTTACTTTTTGGAAAGTGAGAATGGTACGTTTTTTCAATATTGGTTATGAAATCTTGTGCGTTCATTTCGGACTCCTCTTGTTTGTTGATTGATTGATTGATTGATTCAATTTTACCGCAAGCTGCCAGCAATTACAAGATGATAAATGTCACGATTCGACTATGACAAACACCATCCTAATCTGATTAAAAAACTCTTCATCTGTGAATTGACCGGATTCAATCGGTCTACCGCTTGCGAGTCTGGAATTAACGCGCAGACGGTCACGATATAAGTCCGAGTCTGACATGGATTCGCGCAAAATTGCGCGCGCGGATTCGAATCGCGGTGTTTCCGTTGATTCTGTTTGATTCAATGTTACCATTCTTAACATCCTTCGGCCTTATTTTATAATCTTAAGCTCTGACCGGAATTACGATTCCGGCCAGTGATTGAGGCCATAAATTTTATAGTTGATTCAACGGCGATTCAAATTCCGATTCGAATTCTGCTTCAAGTTCTGCCGCGAGTTTTGCGGATTCAAGTCTGCGAACTCGCATGTCGTGTTTAAAATCTGCCACTGCCAACCGTTGAGTCGCCCGCCATCCTTGCGCCTCAAGTTTGAGGCATGACGATTTAACGCCCAGGTGAGGGAGGGGAGAGGCTTGAGTCTTGCGTGCTTTGTTTGTTTTGTTTGTTTTGGTTGTCATGTTTTTTGTCCTTTTTTTAGAGTTTTTTATAATCAGGTTTATGCCATTTTAAGGCCTTCCTGTTAAAAATTACGTCAAGCAGAATCAATCTTCCCGCTTCATCTACTTTTAAATTCCGCTTGTTAAATTCCAGCCTGTAGGAATCTCCATAGTTACCGCAAGCGTCTACAAGCGATTCAAGCGATTCGATTATTGACGGTTCAATCTGGCCGCGTAAAGCCTCAATGATTTCATAGTTAAAATTATAATCTGATACTCCGACTCGGCAGTTTTTCCATGCCGATTCCAGGATTCTAAACTGTCTCCATGCGGTCTTATGTTTCGGAGTCAACGGTTGATATAGTTTAGATTTAAATAGCATCGTGCCATCGTCAAAGACTCCGATCTTTTCAATCTCTGGCAAATGCTCACCTATCGCAAACTCGGCTATGGCTTCCTTGCTGTAATCCGTTTCCCGCCGTTGCTGTTTAACGAACGAGTAAACCACGCCGTCAACCTCATAACACGTAGCGAAACTGCCACGCCCCAGGAATCGGGCTTCAATCTTAACCGGCTCACCCCAGCCGTCAAGAATTGTAATCATTCTCAAGTCGCCTTTTTTCATGTTAGTCATCCTTTTCTTTTTTGGTATGGATGGATTTTAACCGATTCTCGTTGTGAGTCAAGGTTTTGCAAGGTGATTAATGTCATATATTTTTAAGTCAAATGTCATGAAACACTTGTTCTAATTTTTACATGGATTAAAAAATTAAACAAAAAGAGTCTAATTCCTTAGACTCTTTTTGTTTAATTTGATGGGTTAGGCGATATCTAGATTGCCCGCGCCGATGCTTGCCAGGTATGCGGATTCCGCGTCTCGCACCTCGCCTGCGATGTCATCAATGATTTTATTGATCGCGGCCTCGTGACTCTGGTATTCAGTCTCCCCGCGTCCCGTGATGGTATAAATTCGATTCGGACGCTCACCATCACGCGGCGCAATGTAGGATATCTCTGTCATGTAATAGGGCGTGAACGGATCGAGATAAGCGGAATTAATGAGCTTTTCGAATCCAGTTGGCTCAGTGATTAGTTTGGTTATCATGGATATAATCTTCATTTCAGACTCCTTCTTGTTTATTGATTGATTAATTGATTAATTTACTTAATGATCCCGACTGATACCAGGATCGAGCGGATCAGGAACAAAACGGCGAAAATCAAAAAAGCTACGAAAATTTGGACGGGGACGGCGGAAAGTGTGAGATTCATGATTGATTATCCTTTTCTGTGTGTTTTTTGTTTTTTGATTTTTTTAATTTTTTAATTTAAATTCCAAAGAGAGCGGCGATTCGAAATTTAAGATCGTTTATCGTTTCCGATTCTCGCGCAATCGCGGCGATTGCCGAAACATAACCGCCTGTATATCGATTGAGCATGACCGTTAACTGATCTGGAGTTTCCGCGCCCGCTTGCGCCATTTTATCCACGATCTCAATCAGATCGTAACCAGTTTGACACCCTGCAATCTGTGCATCATACCCGACTCTCATCATATCGTAGGCCATCCTAACCAGTTGCGAGAGATCGCGCGATTTGACCTCGATCAGATCACCATCACACGGGGTTAAGATCATTTTATAAGATGGTTTTTTTTGTTTTTTTGTTGTGGTCATTTCATCCTCTTTTGTTTTTTTGCTTTTTTGATTTGAATAATTTTACTCGATTGATTGGTAAGGGTCAATAGTCAAATGTCATAAAAATAATATAACAAACGTCATAATTCATTAATAGCGCGGATTGAAACGGCGCAGATTGAAACGAAGCCTAAAACGTCACCGAACCAGTAAACCAGCGAAGTACCAGCGGAACCGGAAACGTCACCGAGTCACTTCCCTTATTGGGCGCGTGGATTATGTGTATATGTGTTTAGTTATGTGTTTATGGTTATGTCGTTATGGTTGTGTTTATATCGTGGTTGTGTGTTTATTTGTTTATGTTTATATGTATATATGTATATATATGTATATGTGTATATGTATATGTGTATATATGTGTGTGTTGTAATGATAGACATGGCTTAATTTATGGCTATTATGTTTTTTTATATGTTCGGGACACAATCGGCCGACTCCGATCACGATCCAAACCATAAGACTATATACTATATATTGTTAAGATAATATATAATTATCTTAACATATGACGGGGTGGTTTTAATTTTTCGATGTTTTTTGGATGACCCCGTCGGTTAAAGCTCATTAACCCACACACAAAACCATCACCCCACATATAAATCTAAATCAACCCTAAACAACTAAACCTAATTCTACATAACCTTAAACAAAACCAAGAGAAAAGAGCGAAGCGATGAATAACCGCCCCGAAGGGGCTAAAGTGACAAACAAGAACGAGTTATTTCTATAAATTATTAGATAAGTGGATTAAATTTGATTCTAACGATTAATTTTGCACAATTAAATAAGAACAGCCCTTTTCATAGGGCTGTTTAAGGTAATGTAGAATTAGAAATGGGTTTTTAGAGGGAACGACAGGGAGTGAAGGACGAAAAAAGTTGTCACCTTATAACCAATACTTAATTAATTATATATATGTTTATAAAGTGACAACTTTTTTGTTTATGGTAATCTTATCAGGTCATCGGTAAGGTATCTTTGATTGTATTCCCAATCCTTTGATGGGGGTGTAGGTTGTTCGTATTCATCTTTATCAATCATTTGCATAAATTTTTTTAATTCATTTTCATAATTCTCTTTCATTTTCAGATACTTCTTTTTCGCATCTTTATTGACAAACGTGGCAAATTTTCCGTTCAGTGAATTTCTAAATTTTATTAATTCGTCGTATTCTTTTTTGTAAGAATCAAGATTTTCTTCCAAATTATCTGTGCAGCCTATTAAAAATCCATATTGTAATTTATGAAGTCCCATTTGCTTTGCAACTTCTTCGTCCACGTTTCGATAAAATTCTGGTAGCCTTCCAATGAAAAATAATTTCCCAAGATTTTTTTGAGTAACATTTTCACTTAACATATTATTTAGGATTTTATTCTTTATGCTCAATATTTTACTTTCCTCTTTATCCGTCGTGATTCTATCTTCTGTTCCATCGAATACCATGTGTCTTTTATCTACAAGTATGATGAAATTATCCTCTAAAACTTTTAGCGCGCTTTTAAGCATTTCTCTCATTTTAGCTTCTGTTCTAATATAAAATTCCTTCATATCTTTAATTTCAATATTTGTTGGACACTCACTGATATATGCTTCTATGGATTTTTTAGCTGGTAAGTATTTGCTATTTATCATTCCAGTTATTTCAAATATTTCTTTATGTGTAAGAAAAGTTCTCTTATCATCATTCACGAAAATTCTATCGTTTTTGTGTTCCGCCAGGTAATTTAACAATTGCACGGAAATATCCTCGACATAAATAGACCGATTTCCAAGTTTTCTATTATCAATTTTAGACAATTCATTTTTATATATTTTTTCAATTATAAGAGATTGACCATCTGATTTATTAAACTTGAAATATCTTTCAAGTTCTCTCATTTGATAAATCTTTGCTTTTCCAGTTTTTTCTTTAATATCAAGTAATACACAAAGTTCACGATAGTTTTTTATTATCTGACCCTCGGATATATTTCTAATGTTCATTGATTTGTTCCATCCTTTTCTTTGCAATTTCAAATATCTCTTCGTCCATTTCCATACCGATAAATTTACGCTTCAAATCTAAAGATGCTATTCCAGTGCTTCCACTGCCCATTGCATTATCTAAAACCACATCTCCTTCTAAAGTATAACTTTTTATTAAAAATTTTAACAATTCAACGGGCTTTTGAGATGTGTGTAACCTATTGTAATTATCTACACACTTATATGTCAATAAATTGGTGGGATAACGGGTTGTATCCCCGCCCTGATAGTCTCTTTTATTTTCTCCCAAATAAGCTCCTCCGTAGGTTTTGCCCTTTGCCGAATTTGTGGGAATATGTCCATCTGTTTTTTGAGGATAATAAGAGCCATTGTAAAATATAACTATTTCTTCTATCTTACGCAATGGTTGTCTTTTGGCGTGGAGGAAATGAGTGGATTGATTTTTTTCCCAATACCAACAATATTTATAGTTTTTTCTATTGGATGTTATAAGGTCTGTGGTAAAAGGTTGTTGTCCAAATAGTGCAACCGTTCCTTTTGGAGATAAAATTCTTTTATATTGTTTCCAGAGAAGAGTTAGGTCTATTGACTTATCCCATTTTGAAGCAAGTTGTTTATAGGGAAGATCGGCAAGAATTAGGTTTATGGATTTGTCTGGAATATTTTTCATTAATTCTAAACAATCACCCCACCAAAGCTGCACATCTCTGTTTTCAATTTGATTATTTTCATCGTTCATGTTTTTCTCCTTGTGAAATATTATTGAATATGAAATATCATCATATTTAATAATATATAAATATCTAAACTCAAATTTTACCACCTCGCGTCAAACTTGTCAATATCCTTGATTTCAACACTCTTGACAAATAAAATCTTTTATGATATACTGTTAAAAATAGAATATTGTATTTTTAGGAGTTTGGACACGCCAACTGGAACTCATGCCCGTTTGTCAACGGCTAATTCAAACTGTGGGGTAACAAGTTATTACCCAAAAATAAAATCATCGGAGAAATTATGCATACACATACAGCAAAAAACCTTTTCAATCAGAATATTCAAAGCGCCAAAGATAGTCTTGCGCTTTATGATGCAATTGCTGCACTCCAGCCAAGAGGCGTGGATATCAATTGGGTACTCAGGTCTGCCGTTGTATTTGCGGTTTCAGCACTTGATACATTTTTCCACGACAAAATCAAATATCGTGTCGGGAGATTTGATTTTGGAAATATTCCGCCTGCTTTTGCAAAATTTGAAATTGAAATCAAGGATTTAATTTCGTGGGACAAATCAAGGAGAAAAGGCGATATTTTGCAAAATTGGGTCACTAATTATCTATCAACGCGTTCTCTACAATCACGAACGGAAATCGAAGAGTCTTTGAAAATGGCGGGAATTAACGCTGTTTGGGACACTATTGAACCAGATAAAGATAATAAAAATGCGCTTTTGCGAGACCTTGATCTTTTGGTCAAACGACGAAATCAAATTTCTCATGAAGGAGATAGAGTAACTTCTCGTAGAAGTGGAAAAACATTGCGCCCAATCACTAGACTAGAAGTAGAGAATTGGATAAAGTTTGTTGAATACATCGTTCTTAAAGTTGAAAATGCATTTCCTGGCTAGATTATGAAAAAATCACCCAATAACGTATGCTCCCGACTAGCGGGAGTCTGGTTGCCATAAATAGGTTTTATCTATTCTTTGAGTTTAATTTCCTTTCGGGCATTTTCTCAGCCCCGTTCCACAAGCGGCTGACGCAAACCGCTAAGTGGCTAGGGTAAAGGAGTCTAATGGCAAGGAAAGAGTTTGTCGCTGGCAAAGCGGCTGGTAGGCAGGAAGGTTATACTTCAACACACTTCACGCCCGAAACGGCTGTAATTGATTTACTTCAATTCATCCCGTTTGAAAGTGGAGATATTGCACTTGATCCTTCTGCTGGCGTAAATAAAGTTTGGTTCAATAATTTTCCATGCAATAAAGATTACTGTGAAATTGATGAAGGTTTAGATTTCTTTGAGTATCCAAAACAAGTTGATTGGATCATAGGCAATCCGCCTTTCACTGATTTTATAAAGTTTCTTATGCACAGCCCCAGCATTGCAAGAAAAGGGTTTGCTTATCTTATCGGGCATAGTCGTCTCAATCAGGTTACACCGAAGCGATTGAGTATCTTGGAAGAAAAAGGTTTCTATTTATCAGGCATCCAAATCTGTACATTCAAAGCATGGTTTGGCAGGTATTACTTCCTGATTTTCACTCGCTCCAAGAATGAAGGTATCGGCTATTCACGAAAGAATTATAGCCATGAAGTCTCTACGCCGCAGAACAATGTGTGCTGTTAAAATTTGAATAATTTTACGGTTTTATCTCGTCCCGCTCATATGCAGATAGCGCAAACCGTTGGCCATTTTCTAGCACAATAAGGTAAAAAATTATCTCGCCCGTGATGGGATTCACATTGTTTAAAAAATAGAGAATAAAATAACTTATTATAAACTTTCCACCCCTGTATGAAACAATTATGATTGCATTTGATATCAATGATTATATTTAATATCAATGCAGATAAATTTAAAGAGTAAAAAGGATTTTATAAAGTGAGATAATGTTGGATTTTTTGAAACAACAAATTGGTTTTTGGCAATGTGTTTTATTTATAGTTGGAATTATTTGTGTTTATGGCTGGTGGTTGTGGAGAATATATAAACCATATAAATATAAAGAACCAAAACAAAATCAACACTCCAAAGATTTGGAAAGATTGGGACAGATTAATGATGAAATTTATAATTTAACGTGTGATAGGGATTGGGAAAAAATTCAAGAACTTCGCAGGGAGCGCATAAAAATATTAAGCAAGCCTGAAAATTATAATCACTATGCCATTCAACGGGATTTGATTTGGCTTAGTATTCAAAAAATTGGTGGTAAATACTTCTATAATTCAGATGCCAATTTGTAATTTGACGGGTGAGAATTAATGTTTTTGTTAAATTATAAATATGGAATATTTATTAATATGTAATATGTATTAAGAAGAGCAATAGCGGAGATAAAAGATAAAAAAATTTTTTATTAATGGTGGTTGAAGAAAAAAAGAGAGAGAAAGAAAGAAAAAAATAATCAACTGGAAGTATGAATGAGTTGATATAATTTATGTAGATAAGGATACTAACAACATAGAAAATATATGAATATTCGCAATTTTTATTTATTTGTAACAAGTCATAAAAATATTTCTTTGGATTGTGTAAACCCAACTAATCAGCCTGATTTAGATATAATGGATTTAGATGATAATTTGAGTTTGGAGGAATTGAATAATATGGATATGGATGATGTTGAAGATGAAGATAAATATTTGGATTGGGAAAGTTTTTTTGAAGTAAATAAACACGGCGAGGGGAGATGGTCAGAAATGTCTTATAATAGATATTGTCAAGGAATTTTGGATCAATAAAAAAGGTGTTTATATTGAAAACTTTTTTTAGATAAAATAATTTTTTGTGAAAGGAAATATTGAGCCTTGTCCCGAAAAATACAATCCTTTTATGTATTAAAATTAGAAAGCGAAAAACTAAAAAAACACGGATATAAAATTAAAATAGATTTGAACGAGGCAAGAAAAAACAATGAAGTGGTATCATTGGCAAATAGTCAAATGATACGGACGATACAAGAAGTTATAAAATCAAGTTATTCTCAGAAAAAATTAGATAGATTAGTAAAAAGAAAAAAAGCATTAGGAAATCAAAAAAATAAATCGATTTATCGAAAAGAATTGAGCGATATTCAAAATGAAATAGATAAGTTATTGTTTATTCCTGAATTGATAGTAATTCATTTTAATCATACATCACATTATAAAACAATTATTAAAAAGGGTCTTTTTATAAATGACAAAGAATATGTTAGATTAATGACGGGAGCGGGTCACGCTCGTCGTAATTCCAGTATCTTCATTGAAAAAAATATTTGGATGAATGTCAATGAAATATTTGAAAATGGAAGAAACAAAAACGTTCCTCTAGTGTATAGCAAGTATAATGCCTATTATGGACTTTATGCTTCGGCAACTCAACCCGTCTCATTTCCTCGTATAGCAGTTGTGCCAGACCTTGAATTGGAATTTATAAGAACATTTGATTTTGTTGAAGAAGTCGAACAGGAAGATGATTTGGTTTATGAAAAAATAATGCCCGTCAAGCAAAATATTTTTGATGGTATGGGATTGATAAGCATTGAATTTGCGAAACAATGGCAGTCAGACCTTGAACTTGATTATCTTCCATCTGGATTTATATTTAGAGGGGGATTTTTCAAAGGAATGCTTGCAACATTTGATATAAAAATGTTTGCCAAAGAAAATAATTCTTTTGAAATAAAAGATGTTTGGGGAAATATTCATAATGTAAAAGATATTGATATTATTGCAACCCAATCACAATTCAAATTATGGATGTGCTATAATTCAATTGATGACTACCGTGAAAACTGTGTAAAAAACAATATTGGATTTGGGGTAAGCAGAGTTTCTCCAAAAAAACAAAAAGATTTTTTTTATTCATCATATCAATATTTACAGGTATTGAATGAAGATAAAGTCAATATTGAAAAATTATGTGAACCAACCTTAAATTATTTCAAAGATGTTTCTTCTGATGATGCTAATAAGGCAATTTTATATTTATTGGGCGATAAGGATTATCAAGATTTAGAAAAATTATTCGAGCAAATTGATAATAACGTGTTGAAAGCGCTCATGATAAATAAAAATGTCATAAAAGATAATCATATAAAAAACCATATTTTCAAGACTATTAATAAAAAGATACGAAATTCCTTCATGGGGAATCTTATTCTTGATGGATGTTATCAAATGAATATTGCTGATCCTGTGGCTTTCATGCAACACGCTCTGGGTCTTTTGGTAACGGGATTGCTAAAAGATAAAGAATATTATTCTAAATACTGGTCATCAAGAAAAATAAATAAAATCGCAACGGGTAGAAGTCCTTTAACTTGGAGAAGTGAATTAAATGTCTTAAATCTTATTGACAATAATGATACTGAGAAATGGTACAAATATTTGAGTGACGGGATTATAACCAATATTTATGGTGATGACAACTATCGTTGGGCGGATTCCGATATGGATGGTGATTTGATTTTTTCTACATCTAATGAATACTTGATAAATGGGGCATTTGGCGGAAATCCAATCACATATAATCGTGACTCTGGAAATAAGGATATTATAAATACCGATGAATTATATAAAAGCGATATTGATAGTTATGGTTCGCGCATTGGTGTTTTAACCAATTATTCAACAACATCGTATTCAATGCTTTCCATGTTTGGTAACAAGGACAGTGAAGAATATAAAACCATTATAAATAGATTGAAAATAACAAGAAAAAATCAGGGTCAGGAAATTGATAAGGCGAAATTGGGCGGATTTATAAAACCAATTCCTGAATGGGCTAAGTATAGGCACATAAAAAATTCCATGACCGAAGAAGAAAAAAATAAAATTAGGCTTCACAATAGACTTCTTCTTGATCGTCGTCCTTTGTGGATGATTTATCTTTATCCTCACAAAATGAATGAATTTCGTCGTTTCAATAAGATATATGAAAACTATGTTCAAAGTAAAATGGGATTTTCTCTGGAAACATTGTTGAATAAAAAAGATAGAAACAAGAAGGAAAACGACATTTATAATAGTTATGTAAGATATTCTCCATTTATTGTTGAAGATAAGTCTATTATGATGAAGATTTATCAATATATGATTCAATCTGTTCGTGAACATAAACTTAAGATGAAAAACGATTCATTGACATTTGATTATACCATATATCTAAATAAATCCATCCCTAAAAACTCATATAAACTGCAACAGATGGAAAATTTACTAAAAGAATATAAGTCCGCTAAAAAGAATTTATCTGTTACCAATAATTTTGAAAACAAAGAACAAGTCTTTTCTATTTTGAGAAATAAGGCTGAATTTAATATAAGTAATAATATATCAGAATTAACAAATTTGGCTGTTGAGGTTTGTTATGAAAAAGGAACTGTAAATTCAAGGCAATTTGTTTTTGATCTGTTTGGCGATGGTATTATTCAGAATCTCTTGACAAATAATGGAAATAAGATTATGATACCAGTTCTTACTGAACCATCTGGAGATTTGGAATTTCTTGGAAAACACTATTCATTGAAAGAGGTTAAAATAAATAATGTCGTATAAAATTTTGAATATTGATAATATGCAATATCAGACAGAAGAACAAGCGGATTTAATATTTTGCGATTTTGTGTATGAGGATTTAAATTTTCAATGGGTGGACAAATATTGGAGATTTTTAAAAGAGGGGGGAGTATGGGGAAGTAGAATGTGCGGGAGGCAATCTTGAATAATGTAAATTATGTTGGAATTGAATATGATAAAGAACCGTTTGAATTAGCGCAAAAACGATTAAAAGAAGTTTATGAGAAGAAAAATACTAATTCTTAATGAAATTACTCAAGCAGAAAAAATATTGAAGAATGGTTTCACCAATGGCATAATGTTTGGAGAATTAATGTTGTTGGCAAAATATTTTAAAGCATTGGGACTTAGACCAAAAAAAATTAAGGAAAAAATTGTCGAGTTTTGTACAAAAGAAGATAAATTTTTTAATGTTGATGTTTATGATAAAATGATAGCGACAGCTATAAATAAGTCCAAAAATTATAAGATCAAATCTGTTGAAGGCATAAATATCCCCATCTTTGAAGAAGAAATAGATGTCATAAAATTTTTACCTCACCGTTTATATAAAATATTGTTTGTAATGCTTGCTCTTTCCAAGTATCAGAAATTTTTTCATTCCAGGATAAAAAATAAGAAAAGAAAAAGAATGTCTTATTTTTTGAATTTTGTGGATTTTGAAGATATATGTAGAATGGCTGGATTAGGAAGCAAAAATATAACCAAAAAATTAATTTATAAAATTCGTTATGAATTGGATGGGAAGGGCGGATTTATATCGTCCAGCAAATTCTCAGAATCCAGTTATCAAATAATGTTTGCTAGGGATGAAGGTAAAATAATTTCTTTGGTGAGGGATTTAGAAAATATAATAGATTTTATTCCTTATTTTTGCGTGGATTGTAAAAAACAATTTGATAAAAAGGGTAAACGTGATAGATGTGATGACTGCTATTTAGAATATAGAAGGAAAATCAATAGAGAAAATATGAAACGTTCCAGAAAAGAAGCATGAAAATTTGTGTACAGATGTAATACTTATCTAATTAATGAAAGAGGATAAAATAAACAAAAATGACCGGAAAACGAAGTAAACCAAAAAACGAAAATTTTCTTGATACTGACCAATTTGCACGAGAGCTTGCTCAAAGAGCAAAGTTCTCTTTAAGTGATACCAAAATATTCATGAAGGAATATCAAGGTATATTCGAGGATTGTATTGAACAAAACATAGATATTGATTTAAGGGGTTTTGTACATTTATATATACAGACAATTCCGGCGCACGAGGGAAACAATGCAAGAGAATCGAGGCTTAGAGGCGGTGAGCCAGTTAAACAATGGTTTCCCGAATCAAAAAGAATTACAATTAAGGTTGCAAAAAACTTGACGGATATTCTTCGGAGTCCTGAAAAGAAAAAAATTCAAAATTCCAAATCTACAAAAGATGCCTTACGTCAAATGACCTTGGATGAAAATATGGGTGGATAAAGAGGTTGTTTTATGAACTCATTAGCTGTCAAACCCGTTACAAATGAGATCGTTCAGGTGAAAACTCAAATAAGAAGATTTTGTTCTTGTTGCGGTGCATTTGTCAGAGGTGAAGATTATCATTGTACCATGCGACCTATTGAACTTAGATACATCATTGGCGCATCTATTTATGTGGAATGGCCTTATATTTGGAAAACAAATGAATATGGTTCGGGGAATAGGTATAAATATTTTTTAAAGCCAATTAGAGTTATTTTGAAAAATGGTCAATTCTTTAGTTCCAGAGAAATTGTTGGTGAGAATGGTGGCAGCATATATATTGGAGCATTTCAGACTTTTGATGCCATTGAATTACATGAAAAAAATAAGGAATTATGGCCTACGGTTGAACAAGCCGAAAGAGCCGTTCATCATCCAGATGAAATTTTATATTCCAATTTTATGGGATGAATTTTTATAAACAACTAAATAAATAGGCTTTTTTAAGTGCTTGATTATTTAATTTTTATAAAAATGCTTTTTTGAAGATATATTTTATTTCTACGAGAGAGGAAAAAATAAAGATGAATTTAAATGATAGAACCGTGAAATATTTCAATACGGACAATCGATGGGTCGGTATTGATCCAGAAAACATTAAAGAGGGTATGACTTTTCAAGTTTTTGAATTGAATGGTTCTCCGGTTATTCAAGATCGCGCGGCAATTTTTACCGCCGCGTCCGATTCCAAAAATATTGGAGGAATCATAACTGTACAAGTTATCATAGACCCCGCATTCCAAGTTTTTTAGAAATCAAGATAGAAAAAAGTGAAATCTTTGAAAAATAAATGTGATAAATAAATTGATAGATGAGAATTTATAATGAAACATTCAGCAAGAAAAATTAGTAAAAAATATCTGCCCAAAGGCTTGATTCGTAAATTGGATAAAAGTGATGGAAAGAGAAAATGGTTTTTAGGAAAAGATAAAAAATGGGATACGCTTCATCAAGTTGTGCTTGATTTAGGATACACGCCGGAAAAGAAATCATTGGATTCCCGCAAAGACATCTAACAAGCCATTTAAAGTAATGAAAGAGTAATTTTATGAACGGAGGAGGCGAAATATGAGCGATTATGTTTTAACGGGTTTCACCACCAATGTTCTTACAATTCCAAATATAACAACGGCGGATGATTTATTTTTTACGGTAAAAGCCGATTTATCTCTTGATGATACTCATAGTATTTTAAAAATATCTCAAACAGCAGGATTGTTGATTTTATATGGACAAACTATTCCAATAAACGGAACGAATATTATAACATCCAACGATGGTTCAATTGCCATATCTGGATTGAATCTTATTGTGACATTAAGTGCGTTAGCTTCAAGCGCTCTGCCCAATGCCGTTGGATTATTTGGAGATATTCGATCTAAAACAATAATTGGGAATATTATATCTGTTCAAAAAAGTTTTACGTTGGATATAAATTATCCAGTTGGTCATTCGATTTAATTATATGTAGATAAAAAGGAGAAAAAATAAAAAAATGGAAAATACTTTGGCTTCAATTATTTTGGGAATTGCTGGCGTGATTCTTTCTTTGATTTTTAGTTATTTCCCTGTCGCGCAAAAATGGTACGATGCCCAGTCAAATAAAGGTCTGTTGATGCTTGCTTTCAATGTTATTGTTGCTGGAGCATACTTTGGTTTATCTTGCACTCCATTTGCCGCTCAGTTTCATATTTCCGTAAGCTGCGATCAGAATGGGGTATTCAATATGCTTCAAGCATTGTTTGTAATGGCTTCTAGTAATCAACTGACTCTTCTGTTTTCCAAATCAGGAACTCCAAAAAATTGAATTTTCCACCCCTTGACAAGATAAGGGGTATTGTGCTATAATGCTTAGAATATTGGTAGTGAGAGAAAGTTTCATCTTAGCTTACGAATAATTGCGCGTATAGCTGTATGATGGATGCCCACTTATCAGGGTATGACACCTCCTAACGCATGGGTTGAGGCCATATAGATGGTTCTTATAAAACAAGATAAGTACCAATGCTTTGAAAACATAATCGTTTTTTAAAATGCCCTATAAAAATTAGGGAATAAACCATATGCGGATTTGGCAGAACGATCATGCACTTGCCTTCCAGGCAATGTAAGAGGGTTTGACTCCCTCAACCCGCTCTAAATACAAAACATTTTTTAAATAAAACCGATTTTTAATGACGGAAATCATTTCATTCAAACGATTTGTCCATAAATAAAAAATTGAAAAATGAATAAGGAAAATATAGATGAATAGTTCTATCATAGGCGTTGGTAAAGTTGTGGTTGAGTTTGCTGCTGTAATGGATAAACCAAATATCAATGCTAACATTGTTGGTATAGTTGGAAAAAATTATTCTTTTAAGGTAATTTTTCAATCTTGTCCAATGTCATTATCTAAAAACAATTCTATAAATGATTTGTGGTTTCAGACGAGTGACCACAGATGGATTCCAATGAAAATTGGAAATAAGCAATATTGTTCTTTTATTCCTTATAAAACAATTTTTATAAAAGATATTGGCGAAGAGCCAATTTCCATAATGGATGAAAACAACAATCATTATATTTTATATCCAAATGATTTGGTAAAGGAATAATAAATGGATCAAAGTTTATACAATATATGTAAAAGAAAAAGTAACGGCGAAGATTCTAGAACTTGGGAAGAGATTGCAAAAGAAAATGGTATTTCTTCGGGAAAAGTTTTAAAGGATCGCTGGTCTCGCATTAAAAAATCTGGAAATAAAAATTTCATGGGCAATAAAGAATCAAATGTGGAAAAAGAAAGCACCACATTTACGGAAACAGATGATGCAATTCATGTTGTTTGTGATTCAAAAAGAATTAAAACAAAAGAAGATGTAATCAATTTTTTTAATATTGATACTAATATTTGGAAAATAAAAGAATTCACCGTAAGAACAAGTGAAGGTTATCGTAAAGATCGCAAGGTTGATTGGAATGTATCCGATGGAGTTGTTGTAAATGGGGATGTAAAAGATAGTGGAAAAATTCTAATCGTTCCAATGATGCATACTGAGACAAAACTTGTTAGACGTGAAATGAATGATATTTCTTTCAAAGAAATAGACGAGTTTTTTAAAGAATACAAGCCAGTGAATTATGCGAACAACCCCAAAACCAAGCAATATAAAAATAATGGTTTGGTTCTTGAAATTGATTTAGCCGATTTGCATGTTGGAAACGAGTCTTTGACATTTGAACAAGTAAGAGAAAGAATTGCCTATTTGATTCAAGATATAAAAGAGAGAACGTCCAATCTCTTGCTTGAAAAAATAATACTTGTTCAATTGGGTGACATTATGCATTTTGACGGAGTTAACAGGACTACAACTGGTGGAACTCTTGTGACCTACGGCGACAATTTCAAAGATGCTTGGGATAATGCGGTATCTCTACTTATTTGGGTAATTGAACAATTGTCTCAGATAACTAAGGTAGAAGTAATAAATATTTATGGTAATCATGATAAATCTAGCTCATATACAATTGCCAAAGCCGTTGAAATTGCTTTTAGTAAAAATAAAAATGTTGTAATTGATGCGAATCATAATATTAGAAAATATAGAGTTATTGGCAAATCTCTTGTTGCATTTATTCATGGTGATATGCCACCCAAAAATATAAAATCCATTATTCAGCGTGAGGCGCGAAAAGAATTTGGAAATACAGAATACGCGGAAATACATTTGGGGCATTTGCATCATGAACATAGCGTTGAGGCTGATGGGGTCATAATGAGGTATTTACCAAGCATTACTGTTCCCGATGATTGGCATGAGGCTAACGGTTTCACTGGTGCAAAACAGGGAACAATGTCATTTTTATGGCATCCTGAAAAGGGATTAATTGAAACTTGGTTTACGGGGGTTCAATAAAATAAATTTTTTTAACTGACCTGAACATCTAATTATACAACTGGTGACGATGACTGCTATTCGGCTGTAACGGTATGTGGGCTTGAGTAACCCTAAGTTGTATATGTGGTCAGTTTTTTATTTAAGGGGGAGGGGGAATTTATTATTATGCATACACCCTATAAAAAATATTTTCAATAAATAATTGAAAGAGTATAATTTATATTATATTGAAAGTATGGGTATTTTAAATAAATAAATGCTTTCATAGTTTAATTAGCAAAGCCATCCTTTGTAACGATGAGTTGGTGGTGCAATTCCACCTGAAAGCTCCATGATTCAAAGACACCTTGCAAGGTGTCTTTTTTAATTTAAGGCTATGGAATATGAATAACAATAATAAAAAATTTTGTATTCATACTTGTTAAATAGCATGTTCCAATTCTATTGATGAACAGAAATAAACTTGTCTAATGGGGCATATATAACAATTGTAATTTAAGTAAAAAATAAATAAATAAATAAATAAATAAATAAATAAATAAATAAATAAATAAATAAATAAATAAATAAATAAATAAATAAAAAATTAAGATGGTTACTCTTTTCGATAAAGAGGAGGAAAAGAAAATGGGTAAAATAAGGTCTCGCAGATTGAATCAACAAGAACAAGACGAAATCATATATTGTCGAAAATGTACTTTACAAAAACCGCCTTCTGAATTTTATGATAGTCCAGATAAATTACTGGATACGAATGGTAAATTGAGCGTGTGTAAATCTTGCGTTAATGATATTTTCAATGGATTTATGATTTCAACAAATTCTTCTCTATCCGAATCTATAAATAAAACATGCAAGATACTCAATATTTATTATTCTTCTAAATCTGTGGAATCATTGAAAGCCCACATTGAAACTTTGGGTGATAAAGCACTAGAAAAAAATTTATTTGGAATGTATAAAATTCATTTGGCAAGATTTTTAAGTTTAAATCAAGGTATCAATGGAACGTATGAGTTTGATGGCTCTTATGTTCGGCCAAGTGATGAAGATGCGTTGGTAAATGAAAATTCCGAATATAAAAAAGAGTTATATAATTTTTGGGGTACTGGTTTGGAATGGGAAGATTATCAATTTCTTGAAAATGAATTGGCACAATGGAAAACCACCCATAAGCATGATACTCGTTCAGAATTAATTTTCTTGAGAGAAATAGCCTTTATTTTATTGGATATAAAAAAGGCAAGGGAAAGTGGTCAATCTACTTCGACATTGATGAAACAATTTCAAGAAACTGTGAAAACCGCTGGACTTGATCCTGCAAACGCATCCGCAATTACGGGGGCGCAAGAGACATTTGGTAATTGGATAAAAGAAATTGAAACTAAAACTCCTGCTGAATGGTATGAGAATGATAAATTATTTAAAGATGTTGATAATTTATCTAAATATTGGGAAAATTATGTTACTCGTCCTTTAAAAAATTTTATTACGGGTTCAAGAGATTTCAATATTTCTGAGGCATCTGAAGAAGGCGAAGATTCTCCCGAATTAGATTTATCATCTGCATCATCAGATGGTGATTATGGAATAGATATTATCGGAGATTCAAATGACGGCGATAACTAATTTCAGAAATAAGCGGGAAATAAATAAATCTAAATCAAGACAAAATAACTTGTTTTTAGCTCCAAAGAAAATGACGAGAGCAGAAGATATAATTGGTTCAAGAAGAGACAGATTAATTGATTGGATAACTTTTTACAGAAGAAATATGCACAGATTCGTGCAACATTATTTAGGAATAAAACTGCATCCATATCAGATTATATGGATTTATATGATGTCCATTTCGGATTCTTTTGTGGCAATATGCAGTCGCGCAGCAGCTAAAACTTGGTTATTGGGGGTTTTTAGTGTTGCAAAAGCCATATTGTATCCAGGTTCTGAAATTGTGGTTGTAGCTTTAACAAAAGAACAGGCTGGGAAGATTATTACCGAAAAAATAAAACCGCTTGCGAATCGCTATCCTATGGTTGCAAGAGAAATATCTGAAATTAGAACGAGTTTAAATTTATATGAATGTCAATTTCATAATGGGAGTGTGATTAGAGTTGTTCCAAGCAGAGATTCGGCTCGTGGTGGAAGGGCATCCATGCTTATCATGGAAGAGTTTAGATTGATTTCAAAAGATATTTTGGATTCCGTTATTCGACCTTATTTAGTTGTTAGGCAAGCACCCTATTTAAAAATAGATAAATATAGTCATTTAATTGAAGAACCAAGAGAAGTATTTATTTCTTCTGCTTATCATAAATCAGAATGGTGGTACAAAGAAAGTTTATCAACGATAAAAGCGATGTTGAAAGGCGATAACGCTAATTTTTTTGCAACCGATTTAATGGTGGCCATTAAGCATGGTATAAAAACCGTGAAGCAAATTAAACGTGAAAAAACCAAAATGGATGAAGTTACCTATCAAGAAGAATATTTGAATATTCCATTTGGTGAAAGCGGAGATTCGTATTATAAATTAGGTATGTTTACGAAACTTAGGGATTTAAAAAAGGGTTTTTATCCGCAAAAGGCTGATACATATAACGCTAAAAAAAATCCTTATGCTATTTTAAAAATTGATGATGAAATTAGATTAGTGTCGGTGGATGTTGCAACTCGCGCCGGAAAAACAAATGACTTAACGATTATAAGTTGCATTAGACTTTTACCAACATCTCATGGTTATCATAGAGAAGTTTGTTATATTGAAAGTTTTTCTGGAAAAAATACAATTGAGCAAGGTTTACGAATCAAACAAATTTTCTATGATTTTGAAGGGGATAATATCGTACTCGATATTCAAAATGCAGGGATGAAAATAGTTGTCCTCCCCATTAGTGATTTTGGGGTAATTAATTTGCGGAATTAAGCGGGAAGCCTGAAATGGTAATCCGAACCGAAGATTGAATTTAAAATTTCAATCAGGGGCAGAGCATAGTCTTGAAACTATCATTATATTGAAAATATTATTACGATAGATATATAATAGACCAAGAGGCCGCAATATCTTTTTGAGAAAATGGTATTTGTGGTGAAAAATGATGATTCCAATTAATCATTAAAATTTCTTAAAAAGATAAAAAGATATGCCGAACTAATAGGAAACGAACTATTAGAACATGCTGATAAAAAACAGTGTGGATAACAAATTTGTTCTATTTTAGACCAGTTGGGCGTTGTCACAAAAGACGATGAGCGCGGAATTGAATATCCTGCTATGACGGTTATGCAACATGAATCGATTGAAGAAAAAGTTTATCTTGAATTAGTGGCAAGAACGCTTGGCGCAAATGCCCTTCCAATTATTTATCCTATATCCGCCACTGGAAATCTTAATAGCAATATTGCTGTTGATTTTAGAGATAAATTGAAGAAAAAAATGTTTTCTTTTCTTTTGGATGAGACTGCTGCTGAAGATTTTTTGTTGAAACATAATAAAGAAGTCATGGTTGCAAATGATGAACTTGCTTTAAAGGCTTTTTTTATGAATCCTTATATTCAAACAACATTGCTCATCAATGAATGTATAAATTTATCGATGAGTATTATTTCAGGTAATATCAAATTAAAAGAACGATCTGGTGGTCGTAAAGATAGATATACATCCGTGAGTTATGCAAATTATTTTGCTAGTTTTTTGGATAAGGATATAATGAGAGAAGAAGGCAATCATGATGATGATTTATTGAATAGCGTCGTGGTTTTATAGTGAATATGATAATAAATATAATAAAATTTAGTTGAAGGAGGTAAAATACTAAATATGGCTAGAACAAAAAAGGCTTCATCTCCTTCTAAGAAAGATGAAAAAAATGATGATGGGTTAATTTCGGCTGAAGATGTGTGGGATGTTTTGAAATTTGCGTCGAATTTATATGGTGGTGTGATTCCTCAATATGGAATTTCCGGTGTTTATAATCCAATGTTGACGAATGACATTATGAAAAATATGACGCTTCATCCACAGGCTGTAACATCCGATCAGGTTGACAAGGCTTTAGCAGACCCGAAGAACAATGAGCAAAATTTAATTGGATACAGCGAATTCTTCGAGTTGTCAAATATGCTTTATAAGCGGATTTTATATTATTTATCTGGCATGTTATCATTTGATTTGACATATGTTTGTATAAATGCAGAACCAGATGATTATAAGACAACAAGATATAAAGGTGATTTACAAATAGTTCAAGATTTTCTTGATAAATTTGATGTAAAAAAAGAATTTAAAACCATTCTTCGTCAAATGCTCAGACAAGAGGCCTATTTTGGAATTCTGCGTGATGATGGAGAAAAATACGTCATGCAAGAAATTGATGAGAGCTACTGTTTAATTACGGGAAGATTTGATTACGGGCTTTTGTTTGATTATAATGCCATTCAAATGCTCAATCCTGGTTTTGACATCGATTTTTATCCAGAAATTTTCAAGACATTTTATGATAAAATTTTTAGAGATGGAAATAGCGCAAATTTATATAATCCCGCTGCATCTGTTATGAATAGAGATAAAAATTGGGTGTACTGGATACAGACGAGTCCCGAACAAGGGTTTGCTTGTTTTAAATTCAATGAAGAAATTGGTACTAGAGTTCCTTTCTTTGCGCCTCTGTTTCCAGATGTGGTCAATGGAAATCTTATCCGCAAACTTCAAACAAATTCTTATATAAGTGAAGCAAGTAAAATACTTGTTGGAAAGATTCCAATGATAAATAATCCTAAGGGTGCTGGTGTACGCGATAGTTTGGCTATCTCTCCAGAACTACTTGGCAAGTTCTTGGCATTATTGAAAGCGGGATTGGCAGAAACAGTTCGCGTCGCTGGAAGTCCGCTGGAGAATATGCAAGGAGTAGAATTTACAAGCAGGGATTATTACCAGCAATATTTAAAAACAACTGGTTCTGCATCTGGAATAGATTCGAGATTGATTTTTACCATAGATAAGCCTACTCAAATGGAATCGCAGCTTAGTACAAATGTTGATGAGTATTTAATTGGACACGTTTATAATTATTTCAATGACTTTCTTAATTATCATATAAATAAAAGAACTAAAAAATATAAATTTAGATTCTTTTTTGAAGGTACGAATTTATTTACAAATCGGGCGGAAAGATTGGATACTCAATTGAAATTGATGCCCTTTGGAATAGTTAATTATCAAAAAATAGCTTCTGCCATTGGTCAATTACCCCATCATTTCCTGAAGCAGTTGCAGGAAACAAGGGCGATTGGATTTGTGGATATGTTGACACCAATTCAAACTTCTGCCACATTGAGCAGTAATTATGGCGGTGCGCCTAAAAAATCGGCTGGTGATTTATCGGATTCTGGGGCGCAAGCAAGAGATGATTCTGGGAATTATTAAAACTTATTTTCAACAAAATAAAAGTTTTCTTGTGAGACTGTCTTGAATTGTTTCATAAATTTTATAAAATAAATTTATCGGATAATATTTATGTTAGCCTCTTCATAAGGAAATTGTTTTTAGAATAAAAATAGTTCAAAAAATAGTGGTTCTTTTTTTGAAAATATTGAAATATTTAAGATAAGGAGGTGAATCATGTCCTATAACGGTTCAAGACCCTTGATTTCAGATGATGTCAATAACAAGTTGAATTTGATAGTTCAAAAATTATTCATAGGCAATAGAATAATGGATAGGGGTATGAGTGTCATAGGTGTTAAATATCTGATGAATCATACTGTTGATATTATACATCCTCTTATAGCTCATCGATACCCATTAATGGCAGATTTGATTTCTGGTTATCAAGAAGCAAGAAATTGTTTGACTGTTTATGGTGATGTACCAACGGATGATACAGAATACAATTCTGTCCCAGAATTTTTTGACAGAATGGTTGAATATCAAATTGATTTGGAGAATTTGGTTTATCAGGTTTGTGAATTCGCTCAAGAAGAAAATGATTATATGACCAAAGTGTTTCTTGATAAATTTATGCTCGATTTAATTCCGTTGACTAAACAATTATTGTTGTTATCTGATAAGGCAAATATGTATTCTGATAAATGTGAAGATTTTGATGCAAGAATAGAACAATTTATAATATTGGAATCTTTATAAATCTTGATTGAGTTCAAATGAGGGAATGCACCAGATTAATTACTAGATTGATAAGACAATCAAAAATATTTTTCTATCTGTCTTGTTTATGTTTGGAGTGTTTTTTGATTTATTATTGTAAAGTTTGTTTTAAGTAAAGAGATAAAAACAAGGAGATAAACATTATGTTGATAAAAAACGCAGATGAAATGGCGGAAACATTTTCTTGCGGTCAATTGCTGGGGAAGTGGCTTCACCATGACATGAATATTCCAGTATTGTCAATAGAAGAACCAAGAGATTATGAAACGGAAACAAGATATATTTTTTCAAACACAGACCTTTTAAAAGAAGCTCTAAATAAAAAGCCTTTTTGGATAAAATTGGCAAATATTTTTGTAAACTAAGGAGGTGAATATAATTGAATGATAAAATTACATTCGCCATAGATAAATACCAGCTTCTTAGCGATTCAGAAAATGAGCAACTTGCTAAACTTAAACTTTTTATCTGTCGTGAAGGAAATAACCTGCATAATTTACCTATATCATGGGATACGATTATTGCAGCGAAAAATTCACTGGTGGGAAAACCGATTCTAACAAATTATATTCCATACAAAGATGACTTTGGAAGTCACGATCCTCAGGAAAGCCCAGTGGGATGTTTCATAAATGAAAATGATATTTCCGAAGAAAAAGATGAATATGGTAATAAGTGGTTGACAAGCATTGGTTATATATGGAAAGGATATTTTCCCCAAGTATATGATGTTCTAAGAAAAAGAGACAATAAAAAAGAAAATTCACCCGTTTCAATGGAAATAGTTGTGTTAGATGGCGATAAAAATGATGATGGAATGTTTAACAGTGTTTCATTATTTAGTTTTATGGGCGTGACACTTCTGGGTTCTAAAGTTCAACCCGCCATTCCAAATGCCAGAGCAACATTGAATTTTACGATGATGTTAGAACAAACCAAACAGCTTCTTCAATATTCATATAATCATATTGATTTTCAGATACCGTCCAATGTAAAATCTAATGCTCAAAAAGGTTTAGATTTATATTTTGAAAATAAAAGGGGCGGAAATTCATTTAATTTAAGCATGGCTCGTTATCTATCTAAAAATAAGATGATAGAACCAGATAAAGTTAAAAAGCTCCATCGGGCACTACTATCCAAATCCAAACAAGACCTTGCCAAAGATGGGAATAATTATATTTCATTTATGTTGCTTGGTGGGAAAGCTGGATTGGATTGGTGCAATGGTTTAATAAATGATATGAGTAAGACTGATAATCAGAAATCGTCTTACTTTGCGGAGGATGAATATATGAGCACTAATGAATATGGAAAAGGCGAAGCTATTAAAGTTGATAAATCATTTAAGGCAATGGATATTAATTCATGGGGAAATGTGGATAAAACTTCTTTGAGAAACAAGGTTTTAAATGCGAGTAATTATAAAACATTGGTAAATGATGTTTATGCTTTAGTGGAATCTGGATGGGAAGATGCTCCCAGTGAACATCTCAAATATCCAATCATGGTTATTAAAAACGGTGTTGCTGTTTATAATAGATATGGTCTTTCTGCGGCATTGCAACGCGCAGAGGGTCAAAATGAAAGTGATGTTGTTTCAAAAATTAATGGTATTTATAAGTCATTAGGATTGGACAACGAAAATAAAAGCAAGGAGGAAAAAAGTTCAATGGCAAAAAAAATGAAAGAAGGTTCTTCCGAAGAAGAAAAACAAGAATCGCCTGAGGAAGAAAAGAAAGAGGATATGGCGACTGAAGGTTCTAAGGCAGAAGAAGAACAAGAAACCGCATCCGAAGAAAAAGGGGAGCAAGAACAAGGTAGGGGTGATAAGTCTGATTCCGAAAAGAAAATGGCTAAGTCTAAGAAATCTGCTGAAGGTTCTCCTGAAGAAGAAAAACAAGAATTTCAATTGGAAGATGACAAAGAAGATGCAAAAATGTCTCTCGATGACTATGCCGATGTTGGAGCAATGATGGCTATGCTTGGTATGGAGACTGAACAGAATCGTTCTCTTGCAAAAGAATTGGTTTCTCCTGAAATGGGAAATTTGTTTGCCGAGGTTTTTGCTAAGGTAAAAGAATTAGCTGAATTCAAAGCGGATATTGAAAAAGAGAAAATGGCTTATGAAGTTGAAAAAACCATGAGTGAAGTTGAATTGCCTGCAACCAAGAAAGAAGAACTTAAGACTGAAGCATCAAAATTTTCTTTGGGGAATATTGATATTTGGAAAAACAAGGTCAAAGCCGAGGCCTATGAATTTTCAAAAATCAATAAAATGGAAAAGGTAAAAGACAATATCAAAAGATATGCCCTTCCTTTTAACGTGAAAGCCGAAAAGAAAAATGATTCTTTATGGCAAGGCAATGGTTAATAATTAAATAAAACTATTGTGATTTTACCATCACAATTTATTTTTAAATATATAGAAAAGATAATGGAGGATTTTTAAACATGAGTCATGGAATTTTAGTACAAGATGCTGTGCAAGCAATGAATATCGATGCGCTTAATCGTAGTGCTGTAGCGGCTGTTGATTTAGATAGGGGCAATGTGTTTGCGCTTGATGCACAATCTGCGGTTGCCGGACAAACTGAAGCATGGACAGTCGTGCAACCTGCTACTGGAGCGCACTTAACTCATCTTTGGATGTGTTCACAACCAGAAGATGTTGTAGTATATAGTGGTTCAAATGCTTATAAGGGACTTAATCCAGACCCTCGCAACTTTTATGTTAAGAGTGGTTTAGTGTTTACGGCTTTCCAACCTCAAATTGGAGATGTGATTGAATTGAGTGCCGATGCACTTGGAACTGGTTCAGGAGTTGCATCTGCTTACGCCGTTGCCGTTAATGGTAGTTATCAATTGACTTGGGCTACCGCCCCAATTTCTGGTTTGACACTTACCTATTTGTCAACATCTTACGTTTCTATTGCTGATGGTTCTATTGGCACTCAGCGTGTTACAATGTACAAATTTGCTGTTGCGGCTTTAGCATAATAATCCTTTGGGGTTATAAAATAAAATAGAATATTGGAGGATTAAATTAAATGAAAATCTCGAATAAAATTTTAACTTTTGCGGGTGGGGAAGATAAACTTGCTCCTTATTTGATGTTTGCTGATTACTGGAATCATTATCGTGCAGAACATAAAAAGGGCGATGATGCCAAAAACATTGATTACCAAAAATTTGATAAGAATGGTAATGTAATTAGCTTCTCCCAAAAAGAAGATGAAATGAACAGGGTGCTTCGTGATGAAATTATCAGACAAGCATTCAATGGAATCAATCCAACTGAGAATAGTGTTCTTCCTTTGGAGGCATGGGCGACCCATCCTACTTTAAGTTGGGCGACATTCTCGGTTGTTTCTGCAATGATCGATATGGTGTTGCCGGATACAATAATTGAGTCGATTGGTTCTTACACTGATGTTAAAAGTGGAGATTGGGGAGATTCTTTCTCTTTTGATATTACTCCCCGTGATTTGTTTGTTGTGTCAAAGCAGGGGCGCGATCGCAGAACAACGGAACTTCGCAAACAATATAAAGGTCAGGTAACTGTTGTTCCTGAACCTCGTCAATTGTCTGTAAGTGTTTCATTGTATAGAGTTTTGGCTGGCAAAGAATCTTTGGCGGAATTTGTTGCAAAAGTTGTTCGTTCACTTGAGTCCCAAATGACGGTGGATGTATACAACACATTTGCTACTGCTATGGCCGCTCTCCCAACTTCGCCTGCCAATACGGCCTTGCAGGTTACCGGCTATTCTCAGCAATCTCTGGTTGCTTTGGCTGAACGTGTTGGCGCTTGGAATGGCGGAAATCAACCAATTGTGATGGGAACGCGCCTGGCTCTTGCCAAAATTGTTCCTGATAATGCTGGCTGGCGCTATGATACTGAAAGTGATTATGTCAAGATTGGTTATATTCGCACAATCAGTGGATATGACATCATGATGTTGCCACAAGTTGCGGCATGGAACACTCCTTTTGCAACTGTTATTGACGATTCTAAATTGTGGATTGTGTCACCTTCTGCTTCAAAACTCGTGAAATTGTGTTTGGAAGGTTCAACTTTGAGTAATGTTAGTACAACTTTCCAAAATGCCAATTTAACTCAAAGTGCTTCAATCACTAAATCTTATGGAACTGCTATTGCAACTTCCGCAATTGCTGGTGTTGTTGCTTTGCAATAAAAATTAAACATGGGATGGAAAATAAAATTTCCATCCCATGAACATAAAAAATGAAAGAGGAAAAATAAAATGAGTGAGGAAAAAACAACTAAATTAAAATCAGGAAGATTGAATTCCAAAAAATCTCAAAGAGAAATTGATTTAGAAAAAAAAATTCTTAAAATGCAGGAGCAACTGGAAGCAATAAAAGAGCCTCAAACTGAAGGCTCATCTATTTCAGAAGAAGAAAGAATTGACCCAACTGAATATATAAAGGTTATGTCATTGACTAATCATCTTTTAAATCTTACAACCCAGCCGAGAGGCGGGGGTAAAATATATTCATTTTCAAAGGGATTTGGTGAAGTAAAAAGAATTCCATATTCTCATCTTGCTGATATTATTGAAAATCATCAATCTTTTGTTGAAGCTGGGAATTTTTATATTATGGATAAACGTGTTATATCTCAGCATGGTTTGGATGATGCTTATGAAAAAATTCTTGATAAAGATAAGATTGAACAGATATTCAATGGAAATAAGAATGATGCTTTAAATCTTTTTAAAATGGCTAATCCTAAACAGCAAGGAATGATAATTAATATGCTTATTGAAAAATTACGGGATGATCCAGAGTTTGATTTAAATGTTATTGAAATTATTTCAAAATATTCCAAAGTCAATCTTCAAGAAAAAGCAATTTTCGCAAGAGAATTTATGGAAGATGAAGAGAAAGATGAACAAGAAGAAAAATAATACGATTCAATTTTTCAAAATTTAGTTGAAGATAGAAATTAGATAATAAAAAATGATGGAGGTTAAAAAATGGGTACTACTTATCAGGAAATCAATGACCTCTTCATGCTACAAATTCAGGATTATAGATTAATGGATTTGTATAATACATCCATATTGAATACCACTACGGATTTTGATGTATATTTAATGGGTTTTATGCTTTTGGCAATACCCGACTTTATATATTGTACTCAAGACCTTTCAAATAGAGATGATGCAGCCAGAACATTTAATATAGTTTTGACAGATGAAACAAAAAAGATTTTATCTAAATTTATGGTTTTGGAGTGGTTGGGCAAAGAAGTAAAAGATGTTTTGCAAATGCGTTTGCATGTTCAAGATGCAGATTTCAAAACTTTTGCAGAGGCAAATAATCTCAATGCTAAACAAGCATCCTATAATATGTTAAGAGAGGAATGCTCTCAATTATTGACAGACATCGCCTATAAAAATAATAATTGGAATAATTGGATTTCTGGGGTTTTTTATCCATAGGTGGGAAACATGACATATAAATTTATAAATGCATCTAAACCCATGCAAAAAACTCCAAAGGAAATATTAACTAATGATTTTCAAGAGAATCTAACAGACCAATTTAAGCAATCTACTGATTGGTACACCATCAAAGAAGAATTTCCATTCGCATCTGGAATTTATAATGATATAGATGTAAGAATAACTCATGCAATCGATAGTGTAACAGGAAAGAATTTGGGCGATGATTTTAAAAACATTTTATTTCCAGATTTAAACCATCAATTTCAAATTGGTTCAATGTATTTTTTTGATAAAAATTATTGGATAGTCATAAATAGCGAAATAAAAAGAAATCTTGCGGCATCTGTTACCATAAAAAGATGTAATGAAGAATTGAGATGGAAAGATAAAATAACGGGAAAGTTTTATTCAGTTCCATGTAGTATTGGTTACGATGTTCGTATGCCAAGAAATTATTCTACGGCTGGTTCTGCATTGGTTTTGCCTTCAGGATTCGCTGAAGTTATGACTCAGTTTAATGCTGCGACAAATACGATTTATCCTAATCAAAGATTTTTATTTGGAAATACGAATAATTGGATTGCGTATGTGATTGAAGGTGGAGGTTTAAATAATTTTCAAAGATTACAAACCACAGATGGAATGAGTGCCGGAATACTAAGATTGACTATGAGGACAAATCAAGTCAATGTTGGACAAGATGATTTAATAAATGGGATTGCGGATGCTTTTGAAAATATTTACACACTGTCATTAAATACAAATTCCGTGTCCATAACAAAAGACAATAGTTTACAATTGATTGCCAATGTGAAATTGAATGGAGCAAATGTTGATAGACCGCTAACTTGGTCAACCAGCGATTCTTTGGTCGCAACAGTGGATTCAAATGGTGTGGTTACAGCAATTGGAGTTGGAAGTTGTATGATAAGTTGCAATATAAGGGACAACGTTGTTGTCAGTGATTCTTGTGCCGTTACTGTAACATTATCTTCTGTGGATAATTATTCTATTATAATGACACCAATTTCAAACTCAATTCTTGAAGGACAAACGGTTACATTTACCACAACGTTGATATTTAATGGAAACTCTTTGGCAGATGCATTTACATATTCGATTGATGCTTCAAACACCGTGCCTCAATCAAATTTTGTATTTACCATTGTGGATGGTCACAGTTTTTCAATTAAAAATAATTCAAAATATCTAATTGCTCCATTGAAAATTATGGCTGTATCTGGAACGTATTCTCGAACTTTCGACATTCTTTTGAAGGGAGCGTGGTAATATGAATACGGCAGGAATGATTTCAGATCAAAGTGCATATAACCCATATTCCGATCTTCCCAATTTTAGTTACAACATCATTTCTCATCTTATGGGGGCAAATGAGGATTTTTGGCGTTTGATTTACTATAATGACCCCGATGCATGGAATGTAAATGTTGATGCAAACCTAACTGCTTCACAAAAGGCATCCCTTATTTTCAATGGAACTGATGACGAAACAAAATTTAGAATTTTTCTGGATGAAGGACAAGTAAGTGCATGGCTGGTTGAGGCAACAATTGTCAGAATATTTCCTTATTCTATTTTTTCTGAAAATAGAACGGTTGGTACTTTGACAATGGCTTTTGATGTTTTCTCTCATTATCGCATAAATACACTTAGTAATTATACGACAAGAATAGATACTTTGTCCCAAATAATTCTTCAAACATTCAATGGGTTTTATATAGGCGGGCTTGGAAAATTAACAGTTGATGTTTTAAGTAATAAGCAAGATAGGTTGTATCCATCGGGGCAAATACCATTTAAAGGTAAAAGAATAACAATGTCAACGAAAATGGGGTAGAAATATGAATAATTATAGAGACATATATTACATTTATGATAAACCCGTTCCCTATAAAGGTTTAAATATTTATCCAATTACAATGGATAAATATTTAGAATTTACATATTTTTCCCAATGCCTATTATTTGAAAAAAATGATTTTGATGCATCTTTATCACTAGAAGAAAAAATGAAAATAATATCCATGACGGATTTGGAATACATATATTTAAAAGGTGATAAAAGTAAAATTCCATTGATAACTATGTTAATGAATCTTTTATCTTTGTGTTTTAAGTTAAAAGATGAGGATAAATTAAAACTAGATTTCGATGATAATGTAAAACCAATAATAATAATAAATGACATTGTTTTAAATTCAAGTGATTTTGATGAAATAAAAACAATAATATGTGAGCAAAATCTTGTTGATCTTCCAGATATAAATGTCCAAAAAGAAGTCAGAGATGCAATGAAGCAAGCAAAGGATTATGAACAATCTTTATCGGGGAATAAAATGGCCTCGCTCGAAGATTTATTTATTTGCATAATTACATCCACAGCATTAAATTTAGAACAAATTTACGGATTGACAATTAGAAAATTTATAAAGGTTCTTCAAAGGGCTGATATAAAATTGCATTATCAAATTTATAAAACAGCATCGTTATCTGGAATGGTTACTTTCAAGGAAAATTCAATAAAACATTGGATGTCAGAAATAAAACCCAATAAAAATGACGGTTTACTTGATAAGGAAGTCGTAGAAAACAAGATAAATAAAATTCAAGGAGGAAGTTAATAAATGAAAAAATTTATGGTAAGCGTTGCTGATGTTAGAATGTACGACACCAGCAATGGAAATTTACTTGCTATCGGTAAAACATTGTTGGATAGCAATGTGACTATGAAGGTGGCAAATACCGATATTCGTGGTGGACGCGGGGCGCAACTTCAAACAATTTATTTCCACTCACCGGATTTGAACTTTGTTGTAACTGATACACAATGGAATTTGGATTTCTTATCGGCGACATTGGGAAGCGATATTGTTACTGGCTCTAATGTTTTCACAGAAGAAACAGTGACGTTGGGTGCCGCTGGGGTTGGAACGGTTTCGGGAACTCCTTTAGCAGTTGATAGTACAACTATTTATGGTTGGGTGACATTGCCAAATGGTGTGGTTGAAAAAGTTGTGTTTACTGGAAGTGACTTCACATCATCTTTGGGAACTGTTGGGGATGTTGTATGTATTCGTTATTATCATTTGAACAGTTCCGCTCGTTCAGTTACCATTAATGCAGATGTTCTTCCAAAGAATGTTCGTTTGGAACTTGAAACGTTATTGGTTTCATCTGCTGCAACAACAAATAGAATTGGTGTTGTTCAGATTTCAGTGCCAAAGGCTCAATTAACTGGTAATTTTACTTTGACAATGAAATCAGATGGTGTTTCCACTACGCCTTTGGATTTGCGCGCTACTGCTGCCGATGATGCCCTAAGTGCTGCTTGTAACAATGTTCCTACTTATGCCAAATTGATAGAAATTCTTGATTCCGCGAATTGGTATGATAATTTGCTTGGTTTAAGTATTGAAGGTGGGGATTTTACTTTAGTTAATCCCGCCACAAAACAACTTTATGTTTACGCCATTCCTCAAAATGGTGCGCCATTCCTAGCACCCACAACGGATTTGACATTCACATCTGGAACTGTGGGGACTGCAACAATTAGTTCAACGGGATTGGTTACCACCGTTGCGGCTGGAACTTCCTTGCTGCATGTCACCATAACTGCTGCACCTCAATATGATGCTTCTGTAACAGTAACTGTTTCGTAATAAAATCTTATATTTATATCCCCATATTATTATGGGGATATAAATTGAACATTTTTTATGGAAGAAAAATTTTTAGGAGAGGAACGAAGAAAAAATATCAATATGACAGATTATGTTGGTGATGAAAAAAGAATTACAGATTTGTCAGAACGGATGAGAAAGTTGGAAGACAGGTATATTGAAATGAATACAACTGTGACCAAATCAAATACAGTGATGGATAGGTTTGAATCCACGATGAGCAGGATTCAATCTACATTAGATAAATTTGGAGATACAATTGCATCCTTAGATAAAACTTTATCGTCGGTTCAAGTAGAACTACAGCATAATGCAAATGAAATATCTGAGATGAAACTGGGGTTGAAAAATATAGAAACTAAAGTTGAAGTAATTGATAATAAGAGCAAGGTGGATACTATAAAAATTATTTCTAATAATTGGTGGGGAATCGTGACTGCCACATCCGTACTCATTATATTGATTTCGTTCGGAAGACAGGTGTGGGAATATTATCTTTCCAAGATGATAACGACAATTCCAATTATCACACCTCTTGTAAAATAAGAATAAGTGTTGATAAAAGAAGTATTTTATCAACTTCAACACTTATTTTTTTAATTTTTAAGACTATTGTGTGTAGTCTTAATTATACAGAATGAAAATAAACGTATGAAGAAAGAGGAGAAAAGACATGCAAAAGATAAAATTGAATGAAAAACCCTTAAAAACAGTCGAAATTGAGTTTAATGGACAAAATATTGAGGTCAAGCCGTATTTTGATTTCAATGAACAATTCGTATTGATTTCCACATTTTTAGATAATTATTTCAAAGAAAGCAAGTTTGGCTCATCTACTGATTTGCTATCCGCTACTTATACTAATATGTTGGCTGTTTTAGATTTTATGACCAACATAGATGTTGAGCAAATAAAAATCGATAATGTTGTTGGTTCTGGTCTTTGGGATAAGATTAAAGAATCAATTAAAAATTATTCTGATTTTGAAAGTAATCTAAATGATGCCATTGAATCAAAAAAACAAAAATCGAATGATGTCATGGGCGCAATTCAATCGGCTATTGAAAAATTTACTGCAATGGATATATCTGATGAGAAACTTTCTGAGACAAAAGAACTTGTAAAAAATTTATCTAATCAATTGAATAACACCCCCGTTGGGAAATTAATTTCCACTGGTGTTGTGCCAACTGAAACTAGGGATGAGAACACAAAAGGAAAAAAGAATGTTGCTACCTCAGCAAAATCAGCAGAAACAACAAAAACTTGGAAAACTAAAAAGAACACTTAGGGAACTTTGCCCAGATTGTGAAGAAATTAATTTGCAATTGAGGAGTGATGAAATAAATATTTTAGTTAAGGGGGAAGAAAGATTTGAAAATAAAGATTATAAATATTGTCCAAAGTGCGGATATAAAGATTATAATATTAAAGGCAGGAAAAAGAATCACAGGATTGTTTTGGAAGATGATGAATAGTTGGACATTCGGGAGATGATTTGATTGGCAGATATAAATAATGATGATGCTTTACGAGCAGTAATGGAAGACATTGTTGCCCAAGTGATAAAAATAGTTTCAGATAGATTGGTCACCATGCTTCGAGAAGACATAAATATTTTTACATATACCATTGGAAGTTCAACGTTTCCCAATTTAGTGTATAGAACAGTTGGAAATAAATTAAGAGAAAAATATCCCACTCTTTCAAAATATATTTTGGGTTCAGATGAAGTGGCTAATGCTGGATACAGAAGAGAAGCCAATGGAATAAGAGATAAATATCCATCATTTGAATTTAGAGATGCCTTTCATTTTTCAGATATTACCATAAACATGCAGGAAGTGTCTAGTGAACTTGATTATCATTGGAATGAGATGACGGTTGATAAATCTACTGGACAGCATTGGGATGGAGAAGATAGCAGAGAAAGACTTGCGGACATTTTAAATGTTTCTGGATTTGAATCGGGAAAAATTCGTGCGCCGTTCTGGGATATTTTTATAAGTCAAGTAGATACAAACATAGATGAATATTTTCAAGAAGCATTTCAATCATTAGGGATTCAAATAGCATAATTTTTTATTTATGAATTATGCTATTTGAATAAAATCAAATTTCATTAGGAGAAAAAGATGGAGTATATTTTAGCATTAGATTTGTCGTTGAGTTGCATTGGTTGCGCCCTATTTAGTCAAGATGGAATTTTACAGAAATTAATTTCCATAGAAACCGATCCCAAATCGGAAACAAAAATTAGACTAAAAAAGATTGCAGATGAATTTATAAAAATTAAAAAAGAGTATAAGCCCAAAATAGTTTTAATAGAGCAGGGATTTTATCGTTTTAATATAAGTACCGAACAAATTTTCAGGGTTCATGGTATTGCAAATTATATTTTTTACAACGCAGAACAAGTTTATTATCATTCAACAACAATTAGAAAAATTGTTGCTGGCAAGGGTAATATTAAGAAAGATGAATTAAGAAATTTTATAATAAATAAATACGGCAATATTGATTTTAAAAATTTTGATGAAAGCGATGCGGTAGGAGTTGGATTATGCTTTTTTATCAAAGAAGGAATTTTGAAATGAATGTAACGGCGATGAAAATTTGTTGTATTAAAAAATAAAATGAATGATAAAAAATGGATTATGCGTTCCCCAAATATGTATTATAAATAGCTGATTTATTTCATTGAATCCGCTTTATTTTCTAAAATATCACTTGGAAAGAGGAGAGAACAAATAAAAAAATGGCGAAAATTAAATCGATTGAAATAACAAATGAACAATGGCAATCCGTTAATCCACGCAACCGAAAAATAACGGATGAATTTCTTCGAGAAAGTATGCAACTTTCAGACCAAACCTTGAAGCAATATTCTTCCGCTCTTCAAATTTATTTTTATTGGGTGAAAACGGAATGTGAAGATAAGGATTTCGATAAACTTAAAAGTAAAGATTTTTTGATGTTTCAAAATTATCTAATAAGAAGGGGGCTGTCATCTTCTGCTATTAGACTTAAACGAGCGGCTGTTTCATCTTTGAATCAATATGTTGAGACATATTTTGAAGATTTGAATTTTAAAAATTATATAACTAAAAAAATTCCTGCGCCAGCAATGGTGTTTGTAAATGAAAAGAAGCCCCCCACTCTTGAAGAATATGAAATGATTTGTGCCAAGCTGGAAGAAATGCAGGAATGGCAAAAATTGGCTTATCTACGCTTTACATTTACAACTGGATGCCGAAGGAGCGAATCGGTTCAGTTATTAAAAAGTATTGTTGATTCTGAAAAGAAAATTGTTGAAGTAAAAACAAAAGATGAGAACGGTAATCCCATAATTAAACAAGCGTCTTTTTATGTTACCAATCCCATACGATGTAAGGGCAGGGGAAAAGCTGGAAAGATTCGCACATTTCAGATGGATGAGGCGGCCATGCTTGCAATTAAAAAATGGTTGTCTGTTCGCGGAAATGATGATTGTGAATATGTTTTTGTTTCTAATATAAAAGGAAAAATAAAACAATTAAATCCAGCGACTTTAAATAAATGGTCGAAAGGATTGTTTACAGAGATTTTAGGAAGAAGATTTCACCCCCACATTTTAAGAGAAGCAAGGGCAACAAGTCTTGTCGTTGAAGGTGGGAAAGATATAAAAGTTGTTCAAAAATTATTAGGCCACAATAGTCCTCAAACTTCCGAAATTTATGTAATTAGAAATGATGAAGATATGAGCGATGAGGCATTTACATAAAAACAAATAATAAAAATTTATTCGTCTTTTCACAGGCGATTCGCAAGGAGGTCATTTAATGGCGGCTAAAGATTATACATTATTATTGAAAGCATCCATCGATTCAACTACACTGCAATCTCAAATAGATGCCTTGTCTGAGAAATATTCAATTAACTTAAAGATAAATGCAGATGATACGGCAATAGCCAATTTACAGACTAAAGTGCAACAGGTACAATCTCAATTAGCACAAACTCCAAATACCGATTGGATAAATGCTATGAGTACCGAAGAAGCATTAGATATAATTAAACAAAAAATTGAAGATATACAAGCATCTGGAAAAGGCATGAACGTTGGATATACAATATCCAGTGTTCCCGCGCAGGATGAAAATGGCGATTCTTTTGATGCGGTTACTAAAGCCACAATGAGTTATACTGATGCTCTTGGAAATTTACAAACAGCGACATTGAAATATGATGAATCTTCCAATATGCTTGTTGAATCCAACAACAAACTTTCTGAGAGCATGGCTCAAATTCAATCTCAAGCAATAAAAGAAAATGCTATTTTTGACGCGCAACAAAAAACAATAGAGAGATTACAAACCTCTGCCAGTGAATTTTTGGCTAAATCAAAATTATTAGATCAAGGTAATCCAAATGTCCAAAGTGCGGTTGCAATTGCCAAACAAATGACTGATGGCGCGGATAGGTCATCCGAAGAAATGATTAAACTTGGGGAAGCTCTAAAAATTGCTAAAGCGGGAATTGATGGCACTAAAGTATCCGCTTTATCCTTTGCTGAAGGCATGAGAAATGCAATTGTTAGAACCACTGAGTATGCTTTATCAGTGGGTTTATTGTATGGAGCTTTAAATCAATTGAAACAAGGTATTCAATATATCATTGATTTGAATGCTGAAATGACAAAAATTCAAGTATTACAGGTTGAAGGTGCAAAAACAACGGAGCAAATAAATTCTTTGGCTGGGAGTTTCAACAATTTAGCTAAAGAATTGGGGACAACGACCATAGAAGTTGCAAAAGGCAGTGTGGAATGGTTGCGGCAGGGTAAGACAATTGCTGAAACACAAGAACTGATTAAATCAACAATGATGTTGAGCAAGTTGGGTGCATTGGATTCCGCTTCTGCAACTGAGGATTTGACGGCTGTTTTGAATGGATTTCAAATGCAGGCTAGTGATGCGAGTAGGGTTGTAGATAAGTTGGTTGCAATAGATAACATAGCGGCAACCTCGGCGGGAGAATTATCTTCAGCATTACAATATTCTTCTGCCGTTGCAAATGAAACGGGTGTTTCATTTGATAACCTGACGGCATATATTGCAACAGCATCTTCACGAACAAGATTGAGCGCAGAGATGATTGGACAAGCATTCCGAACAATGTTTACAAGAATGCAATCAGTGAAATCTGGTGCAATAGATGAAACTGGAATGAATTTGAATGCTGTTGAAAAATCCCTTCATGGAGTTGGAATAGCTTTAAGAGATTCAACAGATTCGTTTAGGCCTTTGGAAGATGTAATTGCTGATGTTGCTGGAAAATGGAAAACATTAGATGAAGTTCAACGCGCTCAAATTGCAACGGCAATTGCTGGTCAACGTCAATCACAAATATTTCAAGTATTGATGCAAAATTGGGGAGATGTAGCCAAATATGTTTCCGCTGAAACAGATTCGGTTGGATTGGCTACACAACGTTACGACATATATTTGAAATCTGTTGCCGCATCTCAAGCTAAGTTTGCAGATTCCCTACAGGCATTATGGCAATCAACCATTTCATCTGGAATGATAACGTGGTGGATAGATTTGGGAACGGCTTTGCTGAATGTTTTTTCAAATGCGGGTGGATTAAATTCGGTTATTTTAATTTTGACGGAAAGTTTTTTGATTTGGAAAAGTGCCGCCATTGGTGGTGCAATAGCATCTTTGTTTGATTTTGTGTCAACTGTCAAATCGGCGAATGCCGCTTTATTGGTAATGGATGCTGAAATTGACGCGAATCCTCTTGGATTATTTGCTGCTGCTTTGGCCGCTGTAACTATTGGAGTAATGGCTTGGAAAAATTCAATTCAAACCACTGATGATAAAATAAAATCATTAAACAAAGATATAGATGATTTAAATTCAAAATTAAATAAGGATAAAAGTGGTGCTGACAACCTGAGAAGTTTAACATCCGAGTTGGAAAATTTAAGGTCAAAAACAAGTTTGACAATAGATGAACAACAAAGGATGTTTGATATCCAACAGCAGATACGAGATATTTTACCGAGCGTGGCGGGACATTATGATGACGAAGGGCATTTCATATTAGATGATAGCGTATCTTTATCAAAATTAGTTGATTTAAAAAATCAAGAATTGGAATTGGATAGAAAAAAGCTGGAAGAAAAAACCATCGATAGAATAAAGACAGAGACGCAAGCATATAAAGAGCAAATTGCCGTCCTTGATAGAATGGTTCATCCAGTCACAGAAAGACAGTATGTTCCTGGAAAAGGCATGACGTTTATATCACCAGAAGATATTGCCAATCAAAAACAAGCCATTGCTGATTTGATTGATAGCATAAAAAGCGATTTTTCTGGATTAACTCTTACAGAACAAAGAAATCAAATAAAAATGATTTCGGATGCGCTTCAAGGAATGGGAACTACGGGAAAAGTTGCCGCTCAAGAATTAGCAACATCATTAACGAATGCGCTAGAAGCGGTTTCTCATGATGCAAGAGATAATAAGACTGCCATTCAATCAATAAATGAAACATATCAAGATTTTCAATCTACAATAAAAACTCTCACGGACACTAATAAAATCCTTGATGATTTGATGGCTAAATCTGAAACGGGAAAATTTACATATTCAGATATTGAAGCATTGGCAAAAGCATATCCTGATTACTTAAATGTTCTTAGAGATGAAAATGGTCAATTAACCATAAACACCGATGCAATTAGACAATATCAAGTTGCACAGGCTAAGGCCGCGCTTGCTTCGGCGCAAAGTTCACATGCAACAGCAGAAGTAATAAAAATCCTGCAAGATTATGTGAATCAAATGCAGGGGGCAACGACTGTTACTTGGAATGGAGCGCAAGTATCCAAGCAAGCATTCGACCAAATGCTATGGGCTGTTGCCAATAATGCCGCTGAATCTGGAAATAAGTTTAGGGATATGACGGGCGATGCCTTAAATAGCGCACAAGCCATTTATGATTATATGTCTGCCAGCAACGCTAATTTCAATGATTTTATTAGACAAGCGGCAGATATAACTGGTCACAGCGTTGAGGATATAACAAATCAAATAAATGGAATGTTAAATGCGACTGCGGTAAACGTAGACAATCTTATTGCATTATTAGGACGTTCAGCGGGAGCTTATGCCGCAAGATTACAGGGATTGGCTAATCTATATGGAATGCAACAACCAGTGTCCACCATATTCAATCCAGCCCCTGTTGGCTATCAATATGTTGGTGGATTATCTGATTTACAAAAAGGATTAGATTCCGCTTCATCTGCGGCCGACAAATTAAAGACCGCATTGAATGATGCGGCAACAGCAGCGGAAAATTCTTTGAATAAACAATTAGATGGTTATAAAAATTTAATTGACGCAAGAAAAAAACTTTTAGATTCATTGCAAGCGGAAAAAAATTATAATCAAGAAATTGGCGATAAGAACAAAGCGATTCTTGATATTCAGAATAAATTGGCCGCTTTACAGTTTGATACGAGCGAAGAAGCTAATGCTGAAAGATTGAAACTTCAGGATGAGTTGGCCAAAGCACAAAGAGATTTGCAAAATACAGAGGATCAACATTCAACAGACCAACAAAAAGACGCGCTTGATGCTGAGTATGCCGCATTTGAAAAGCGAATTAATAGTGCTATTGAGGCCATTAAAGATATTAATGCTAATTCATTGAGTGATTTCGCAACACAACTGGCTGCAATATTGGCTAAATTTAATTTGCCAAGTCATCATTCAGGAGTTGAAGCGGGAATTATTGGCGGTCAGGGATTGAGTTCAAGCGAACAATTTATTAAAGTTATGAAGGGTGAAGTGGTAGTTAATGAACATCAAATGGCTGGTTTCATAAATAAAACTTTGCCATCAATAACAAACAATGCAATTGGTGGAAATATAACTGTTACCATGCCCTTGCAGGTACAAGGAAACTTGGATGCAAGTGTGCTTCCAGCAATAGATGCAATTGTGAATAAAGCGATAAAGAAATTAAATGACAATCTTCAAAGCAGGGGATTTAATAGAAGAAGCGATATTTTTGCAATATAAGAGTTTCAACAATAATAGTGTATTGCAGTAAAATAATAATTTGGGGATAGATTGAAATTTATAGACCAATCGATAAGTGACTCGCCACTTCCCCATCATAAATTTTCAGACACATATTTAAGAATCTGGTTGATAAAAACATTCTTTTATCAATAGTAGGAATGTTTTTATTTTAATCCATGAATAATGAAAGGAGGAAAAATGGGATTTTATGGTTCGTCTTTTATTTATGCTGGAATTCCTTCGGAACTATATGATATAAGAATTGCTGAATTGAACTCAAATTCATCGGAACAAAAATCAATGGGTTCATCCGACATGGAAATAATAAATAAAAAAATAGCGAGAAGACCCATTCCATTTTTTTATGCGGCAACACCTTCTCCAGTGTTATCTTTTTCAGTGAGTGCCTATACCAATTCCACCGAAATAGATGCAGAATTTTTTGCATTATTGCAATCTAAATTTTTTTCAAATAGAAGATATGATGTTTTTCAGGTTATTCAACCAGATATGCAATCTTCATATTGGAATGCAATTCTTAAAAATCCTCAAATAACAAGAGTTGGCAATCTTCTTCGAGGAATAACCTTCGATGTAACCTGTGATGCTCCGTATGGATTTGAATTTCCCAAAACAATTACCTATAATTATAATGCGGAAACAGTTGATGACCATAAAATATTTAATAATACGAGCCATGATACATGGGATTATGTTTATCCAAATCTTGTTATAACAATCAATAATATTGGCGGGGATTTAACAATAACAAATTCGGATGATAATAATAGGGTATTTCAATTCACAGGTCTTTTTCCTAATGAGGTTATAACGATGAATTGCGGATTACAAACTATTTCGTCCTCTACTGGTTTATTGAGACTTGGGAATTTTAATAAAAATTTTCTTCGTTTTGTGCCAAAATTAAATCATCTTCATATACAGGGTTCTGTTGCAAGTATTTCTATGACAACACAGTTTATAGCCAAGAAAATAGGATAGGAGGCGCAAATGCAAGTTAATTTTGATTATTTTAATCAACCAGAACTTCCCATTATGATTTTATGCAATCCTGATAAAACAGAGTTGTATTCTTTGGCCGTATATTATGATGCAACATTTACCCCTCGTTTTAATGCTTTGAGTGAATTGAAATTTACTTTTCCGCAAAGTATTGATGGGGGAAAAACAATATTGGATGCGTATTCCTATATAAAAAATAAAAGATTGATAAAACTGGATAATTTAGGATATTTTCAAATTATTGATGCCGAAGAAGATATGGATGGTACAGTTCCAATAAAAATAGTCGCATGTCAATCTCTTGAAGCAGAACTAATAAATAAAAGAGTTGTGGCATTCACTGGAACATATAAAATGTGGGACGATATTAACCCAGAAGAAACGCTTCTTCAACAAATGATAAATCTTGCTCCAAGTTGGTCGGTGGCAAGTGTTGATGCGGAGTTGCAAGTTATGTTCCGCACGTTCTCCATTTCCGATTCAAATATCTATAATTTTTTAATGAATGATGTTGAAACGGCTTTTCAATGCGTCTTCTTTTTTGATACTATAAATAAAACAATAACCGCAAAAACCCTAGCCAATGCAACAACTAATACAGATATATTTTTAAGTTTTGATAATGTAATAGATAAAGCAACTCTAACGGAAAAATCAGACGAAATGTGTACCTGTTTGGCTGTTTCAGGCGGTGGAGGTTTAAGCATAAATTTAGTGAATCCTCTTGGAACAAATAAGATATATAATTTTTCATATTATGCAAACACCGATTGGATGAAACAAGATTTAGTGGATGCAATAAACGCTTGGGTTGCTCTTGTTAATTTGAAACAGTCAGATTATTCATCAAATTTATTATTGCTTGAAACTTATCAAGGCGACTTGTTGGCATTGCAATCCGATATGGCTCAATATCACTCTGATTTATTGAGCATTCAGGATTTAATAAAGGTTAGAATACAACAAAATTTACCATATTCAGATTTAAATACTAAACTTGCAAATAAGCAAGCTCAAATAGCATCTCAACAAACACTGATAGATAATAAAAATTTACAAATAACAACCATCAAGGATAATTTGACGGCAATTAATACCGCTGTCAGTTTTGAAAATAACTTCACGCCATCTCAGTTATTGGAACTGAATGAATTTATTTATGAAAACACATATCAAAACACAAACATAATTCAAACAGATACAATGACTTTGGTTGAAATTCAACAGCAATCACAATCATTATATAATCAGGCGGTTGATGTTTTATCAAGGATTTCTCAGACCAGGTATGAAATTGTCATAGATTCTGTAAATTATCCTGCCCTAAAAGAATTTCAAGTTTTTACGCAACAAACAGAGGTTGGATGCTTGGTCACGGCAGAATTATCGAATGGTTCATTTATATCAACTGTATTATTGGAAATGCAAATAAATTTAAATGATCCAAGCAAATTTACCATGACGTTTAGCAATAGATTGAGAATGGATGGAGCAAATTTTATTTATTCTGATCTAATGGGTTCTGTTCAAAAAACTGGTTCAACTGTTTCATTTAACAGTAGTCAATGGAGTAATTGGGAACAGCAATATAAAAATGATGTTACAACATTTATTTCTTCTGCTTTAAATACTGCTAACAATAATTTGATAAGTAATTCAAATCAAGAAATAACCATTAATCAAAATGGATTAATTGGTCGTTCTTTTGACCCATCAACAGGGTCGTTTAAAGACAATCAGGTTTGGTTAACCAATAATATGCTTGCATTTAGCGATGATAAGTTTCAAACATCTAAATTAGCTTTAGGACAAATCACGTCCCCCACTGGAAGTCAGGTGTACGGAGTAGTGGGAAATTATATCGTTGGACATATTTTGGCGGGAAATCAACTTACTATATCTAATGATAAAAATAATTTTATTTTAGATTCTACTGGAGCATATTTAAACAATGCCAAATTGACACTGCAAACATTAAATACTAAAATAATCATAGACCCAACATCCACCAATTCATTCTCTATTCAAAAAAATGAAGGTGGAACATTTAAGAATAAATTCTGGGTTGATAATACTGGAAACGTGAATTTTTCGGGAGTGTTGACTGGTAATTCTGGTTCAATTGGCGGGTGGAATATTACTTCAACTGGAATATCCAATGGCACAAATTATATTAATAGCGATGGAACAATGAAGATTGGTGTATTGACCGTCACTCCAACAGGCGGAATTTTTAATGGAAGTGTTAGTGCATCAAGTATAACTGGTTTGATTCAGGCCAATCAAATTGTTGGATTGCCAGGTTCTCAAATTACAAGTGGTACTATAACTGTTCCAAGTGAATTATCAACCACTGGAACAATTACATGGCCTGGAGTCACAATGGGAACAACATCAACCGGATATTCATATATATTAGCCGATTATAACATAACAATAGGAATTGAAAACAATAATGACTTAGCCATTTTTAAGGATCAAGTAGTTCTCAGAAATGAATCGGGTTCGGGTGTTGACGTGCATGGTGGTTCTTTTAGAGTGATTGGCTCTTTTTCTATTAATGGATATACGGGGGTTTCAATTGGATACGCGGTAACAACACCTTATGGAACAAAATATTTATATTTTGCCAATGGAATTTTATATAACTTTACATAGAAAGGAGGATAAAAAATGGACTATATTATTACACAGGAAAATTTGAATCAATTGATGCAAATAGATGCACGTTTGGCTGTTATAGAAGTGAGGGGGGATTCCGTAGAGCATTTACTTACATGCCGTTTATCTTTAAAAAGAATAGTTGAATCCCTAAAACAAGTTGATGAAAGCAAAAATATTGAGAAAGAAATAAAGGAGGAGTAATCAACAATGTCTTCTTTTCAAAATTTTTCAATCATAAATTCATTGCCAGATTTTAGCATGATTGCTGGGAATGAATATACTTTGATATATAATGTCTATGAACAAGATGAAATAACTCCTCTCGATCTTGGAGGAGCGACATGCTATGTTGTTTTAAGTCCTTATGGTCAAACAGATTATAATATCCTTCAAAAAACGGCAACCATTACATCAACAAATACTTTTCAGGTTGTTTTTTCAGGAACAGACACGGCAGCATTAAGTGGATGGTATATTCAACAACCTGTCGTATATAGTTTTACTGGAAACGAATATCGCCCATCACAAGGAAGAATTTTTATAAGTCCGCAAATTCCTGTTGTTTAAAGATGCGCATTGGGGATATTGGGGGATATTTAACAATATTCAAAATATCAATAAATATTATCAATAAAAAGGAGAAAGAATAAGCATGATTACATACACATCGTCCAATAAGACCATTGACTATTTGTTTGGTGGTTCTTCATTTGTAGTTCCATCAACTCTATATTTTGGACTATCAACTACACCCATAAATATAGATGGAACTGGTGCGACAGAACCATCTGGTGCTGGATATGCAAGAGTTCCTCTTGTAAATAATAAAATAAATTGGAGTAGTGCATCAAATGGTATTATAACAAATTCCGCTCCCGTAACATTTCCAACATCAACTGCTTCGTGGGGAACAATAACCACTGTGTTTATTGCTGATGCATTAACATCTGGGAATATTTGGTTTTATGATACCCTCACCCCTTCTCGTTCAGTTGCATCTTCAACAACGGTTTTGTTTGCAATTGGAGCGATAACAATTCAAATGAATAATACTTAATTTTTAGGATTTATTATAATGCAAATAAATAAAAAGACGTTTACATTAATAAACCGAATAAGTCAATCCTTTGATATTGCCATAAATAATTTTGCATTTGCTGTAACATTTTTATTTAGAATAAAACCAAAAATAATAATTGATTATATTGCATCTTTTATATCTTATGCCACAGTTGTTTTATATATAAAATCAATCAAAAGTTCATATATTGCTTCTTACATATATAATCAGGTACAAATCATAAATAATAAAACAATAAAAGCTGTTTATGCAATATCAGAAATAATGAATGCTGCTTCAACCATAAATATAAAAAACACCATTGTTTTTATTTCTAATGCTATACAATATGCAACAACAATAATTGACAATAAAAAAATATCAATTATAGCGAATCCAACGATTGCCGTATTTTTTACTTTAGGCGATCACGATTCCAGTGCGTTATCAGTATTAGACCCTAAAACATTGGGTGCGTTGGATTACAGTTAATTATAAAATAGAAGGAGGAAAATAAATGACAACTACTACTCCAAATTTGGGGTTGACGTTATATGATTCTTCAACTGATACATCTGTGCTATTTTCAACCTTTCGGGCTGTTTGGGGCGGGACAGCACCGACATCAAATTTCTATAAAATAGATACCGCTTATGGGGTTCAAGCCTCTCAGATTGCAAATTTAATGAATACGCGAGGTGCAATTCCAGTTTCAGCATTATTTAGTTCTGCAAATTATTATGTTGCAAATGGGGTTTCAGACATTACAGCATACACGGCAGGAATGACAATTATCTTGAATGTTGATACGACAAGTAACGGAACTGTAACACTGAACATAAATTCGCTTGGAATTATTTCTGTTATGAAGGTTGATTCAACTGGAACTCCAATAAATTTGACGGGTTCAGATTTAGTCAAAGGCAGACAATACTTAATGGTTTACGATGGAGCGAGATGGCTTTGGGTTTCCGCTAATTCTGCTGACCAAATTCAAATTGTTGGAACATCTGGAAATGTTGTAACCGTTGGAGCTACTAATAATTTGGATGGTTCTTTAACACAATCATCACTTATATCCAATACATTACATGCCGCAATAGTTAAAACAACTTTGAATGATAATGATGAATTTGGTATATCAGATAGTGCCGCATCCAATATTCTTAAAAAAGCAACGTGGGCAAATATTAGGGCAACGCTCAAAACATATTTAGACACCCTATATATGTCTTTGGTTGCCCCTGGTGCATCCGGCAACGTAATGACATCAAATGGCTCGGCGTGGGTATCATCTGTACCAAGTAAATTGCCATTCAATGGCACATACGGAGATGGCTCAGATGGTGACGCAACCATTTCCAGTACCGTTACGCTCACACGCGACATGTTTTATAACAATCTAACTATTACTGGCTCTGGCGTGTTAATTCCCGCCGGATATATTATCTATGTGAGCGGCAACCTTACCATTCAGTCAGGTGGCATCATTGCCGCGAATGGCTCAAATGGCGCGATTGGTTCAGGTGGCAACGGTGGTGCAGGCGGTGCTGGGGCGGTTGGAACAACATTGCATTATCCAATAGCAACCAGTGGTAGCGCAGGTGGTAACAGCGGCGGCGTTGGAACGGTAAACGGCACAAGCGGCACATCTGGGGTATCACAAAACACTTCGACCCTTGCGCCCATATCGATGAGAGCGGGTGGTGGTGGCGGTGGTGGTGGCGGACATGGTTCATCTCCCACCAATGGCAGTAATTCAGCAGGCTCCTTATTCGGTGCAAGAGGTGGAAACGGCGGAGCTACAACCAGCACAACAAACATTTCCTCTGCTGGTGGTGGTGGCGGCGGCGGTGGCGGAGTTATTGATGTGCGCGCATACATTATCGGTAACGCTGGTTCAATTCAGGCACTTGGCGGTAACGGTGGAGACGCGCAAGGCGGAGCCAACGGTGGTGGTGGCGGTGGTGGCGGTGGTGGTTGTATTTCTGTCATCTATCACTCAACCACTGGAAACGGAATTGGAACTCTCAACGTCAACGGCGGCGCGGCTGGTGCTAGTGGTTCAGCTTCGGTGGGTGCTAATGGATATACAATGACAACGCAAATTTAATCAAAGGAAAAATTAAGGACGGTCAAAAAACAAAAGCCAGTCAATTTTTGACTGGCTTTTTGATTATTTCAACACGATGGAAACTATTGATATTTATTTTTTATGAAACGTGCTTCATATATTTTTATTTCCATCTAAAAATGAATAGATTTTATATTCAAGTTTATCTAGTCCTGTTGGGCAGGAAAGAACGGCATCGAATGAGAAATCAAGTAAAGAAGTTTCAGATGGATGGTTTTTTTGTTCCTGTGTCAGTCCATTATCAAAATCAGGTCGAAAAATCCAAATTGAAAATACTTTGTATCCAGATTGTTTTAATAAACTTATTTCGTTTTCAAATCTACAATCCGCAATTACTATGTAATCAAAATCTTGTCCAAATGTTTTTATAAATTCTAACGCAATATTAACCCATATATTAGGATTTCTTTCGCGCCCAATATCCGTTCCGATTTTTTGTAGAATAGACCTTCCCTTATCATCTTTTGCTCCATCCCATCCAAAATATTCTTTTGCAAAAAATTTCAGGGTATCTGCATAATTAAAGATGAGAACGGATTTTCCCTTTGATTCCATATATTTTTTAATATATTTTGCCACAGAAGTTTTTCCATGTTGAGCTTGTCCTGAAATGGTTATTATTTTCATTTATAAATTTTCTTCTTTCCTGATATATTCAACAACCTCTTTCCAATTATTGCATCGTGGATTGTAGTCATATTTAGAATTCCATGCTTTATTGTAAAGAACTCCTTTTCCATAAGCGTTCTTGCAATTTTCATATTTGTCATCAATCAAGTAATGACATAAAATCAAGCTTTTATCGAGACATTCTATATAATCCTCCTTTTTCTCAATAAAACCATATTTCTTCAACCACATAAATTTGATTCCAGCATGTCCTAGTGTGCTTGATGTTACAAAAACAACCCTTCCAATTTTCTTTAATTCTCCTACTCCCCATTGAGAAAATGATATGGGTTCAATCTCATCATAAATTTTTGGGTCTTCTATATATTGATAAATGTTTTTTCCGCAAATTGGTTTTACATACTGTGTCATATCCCAAGAAAGAATTTTGTTTTCGCTAAGGTCATCGGAATAATCTCTGTTATATCTTTTCAACCATTCGCTCATCAAATCTGCACATGTGTCATCAACATCTACTGATATTGTAATCATTTATCTTCCTCTTTTTTATTGTCTGTTGAATAAAATCCGCTTCCCGAAAATAGAATTGGGAAAGCCGATTTTATTATTTTTTTTACTATTTTGCTTTTACATTTTGGACATTCAACATTATTCTTTATTTTATCATATTCTATAAATAATTCAAATTCTTTCCCACAAACATCACATCTAAAATCATATAACGCTTTCATATCATTATCCTTGTACCTTTTTCAGATCATCCTGACGTAATTTTCTGCGAACTAATGCGTCAGCCATGTGAATACAATATTCTTCAAAATCATATTTTCCATCTCTATGAAATCTATGTGATAATTCTTCCCAATAAATTTCATCATTAGATTTTATTGCATTCATAATCATTTCGGCTATAATATGGTCGTCTGTACCCTCCACCACCCCATTTGGAAAAAATTTTAAAAGCACACCATATTTTTCTGTCATAATATATTTCTCTTATCATCTGGGGACAAAGGAACAAAAGTAAATTGATTCTTAAGATTAAATTTACTCACAATCCAGAACGAATGAAAATCGGATGATGAATATTTTTTTAGCAATTCATAAGGAATGTCGTCATCCAAGTCTTTGAAGTTTCTTTTATTATCTTCGTAACATTTTAGAATATTGGCATCATTGCACATTTCAATATCATTAAGATTTTTATATTTTGTTCTGAATTTTTTGTTTACTGCGAATAATCCTTCGCCTATGTTTATTCTCTCCACGATGTTCGGAGTAAGATAATCAATTCTTCGTTCTGGAACAATAGCTTGAAGACCCTGACTGAATTTTTTATGTAGAAATCCGCACATATCAAATGGTATTAAAAATGCGAAAGGAATATCATATTCCAATGCTTTTGTAATAAAATCAAATTTCAGACTAAAAGGGGGGTTTGTTATAATACAATCAATATTCCCAATTGGTTTTTCTAAAGATTGAGACTCTAAAAAATCTTCATTATAACAATCTTTTCTCAAAGGATATTTATCACTCGAATAAACCTTGTATCCAGAATCAAAAAGTTTATCACTTAACCTCATCTGCCCTGCCGCGCACTCCCAGATTTTCTTTACATTCATTGGGATATAAGGAAGCAATAAATTTAAGGCATAAATGGGTGTTTGAAAATTATTTCTATTAGATTTGTCATTTTTAGGCTGTGGAATTTTTGTCTTAGTTGTTTTCATGTTTATCCAGAGGAAGCGTAATAGAGGAATTGATGTATAAGATTTTACGAAATTTGAATACTCTTGGAGAAAGTATTTTTTCAGAATTTATTTTTTTAAGAATAAGATGTTTCTTCAATCTTCCATATTTATTAAAATCAATGGCATAATTCATATTATCTACAAGAGTATAATCCGTAAATTTTTCTTTTTTATTTTGCACAATTGCAGAAACATATTCGCCCGTTTCTTCACAAAATAAGACTTCTAAACACGGTTGAGGGAAAATATTATCCTTAATCCAATTTGAAATCTTGCTATTATAAATATTGCTGACAAACCTGTTCCACTTATTTATTCTAGTAAAATCTTTCATTGTAAAATATATCTCCTGAAATTAAAATTGATAAAAATATTTTGGATGACAACTTTCAATATGAGCCACGCCGTCAGTTACTACAACCCTTACTTTCATTGCCTCATCTTCATTTTCAGCCAGGCATCCTCTTTTCACTGGAATTTTATAATCAACATCAACCAACGGAATGATTACTTCCCGCCTCATCCATAGTCCAATATAAGTTTCGTTTCGTAAATCAACTTGAAAATCTTCTTGTGACTGTGTAAGCATGTTGTGTCTCTCCTATTTTTTATAATTTTTGTTTATAAAACTTGAAATTTATCAACAATTTTTATTGCTATGTCATAGTATTTATTTTCTTTTTCAATACCTATTCCTATGCGATTTGTATTTTTACAGGCAATCATTGTTGATCCGATGCCCATTGTGTTATCAAGTACAAGTCCACCATTATTGGAATATGTTTTTATCAACCATTCCATGTGTATTTCAGACTCCACAACAAAAAATCTCCTAAAATAAGTCTTATGTATTTTGAATTGCCCTCCAGTATGAATAAAATATTATTTTTTTATTCATTAAATAACTTCTACTTCACAAGTGGTTTCTAAGGAGGGGTTTAACAGGCTTCTAACGGTGAAAAACGTTTTTCCCATGTTTTTCCCTTGAACAATACAGGTACTTGAATACAAAATATTTCTATCATTAACCACTATTTCAAAATCGTCCCATGCATAAGGAAAAGGATCGCATAAATTACTAATAGCCCATACGGTTATTTTTTTACCCTCGCCCAAAGGCAATTTGAAATTGCCTCCGTCAACCGCCAATGCAACAACGGATTTTTTGTACAAAATCCTGTTCCAAACCGTTTTTAATAAAAAATAGCTGTTATATCCCAGAAAAGAACTTGGCATATTGTTTTTCATTCTCACAATGGATTTAAGCATTTATTTTTCCCTATCATTTAATATGAACATATTATATTCTTTATAAATATTTCTTGAACTCATCATTAATACGCCCCATTCTTTTCCGATCCATTATCGCTCCTATTGCAAGAATCACATATAGGTGCTTCAACAACCATTCCAAATTCATTTTCAATTAAAGTAAAAAAGTGACCCGAATGATTATGTTCATCGATATCTTCCCCGCATTCAGCACATTTTATTGGTTCAATAATTGGAAAAGCCATTTTATTCTCCTCATTGATGAAATTATAGTTTTATTCTTTGTACCAAATTGTTCCAATTAACTTTTTTGACTTCCGTGTATTTCTTTCAAAGCCTTGAACGGTAATCGATTAGCATCCATATTTTCACAAACAATTTCCCGTTCTTTTTTAGATTTACGGTGTCTTGCCAGAGTATCAAGGTTTATATTTTCACTTTTATTATACTATATTTATAATAAAAAGTCAAGAATTGAAAAAGTCACCTTATTAATAAAGGCGACTTTTTATTAATGTTATTCTTTTTTGTCTGTACGCTGCCTAGATGGAATAACTAGAACCGCGTTGCCACCCAAACATTCGAAAAAAATTCAAGCAACAAAAAAATCAAAATACAATCAAATATTGACATTTTATTTTACTTCTATCGAACCAAAATTATCTCAACTTATAGTTTAATTTTACTTGAATGGCTCAAGGATTGTTTCACCTTGAGAAATAACATACGGAATTTCTCTTGCTCCCCACTTCAACACAATATATGAAATAAAATCTTGAATAGTGGGGAATAAATCGACACTAACTTTATATGCCGTAATTAATCTTGCCACAGTGTTCCCCCCAATTTTTTCAAAAAACGTGGTTATAATTGCATAAAATGATCCATCGTCATCTTTACAAAGCCATAAATTTGTACTAACTGGAGTATCATCCGCATTCTTAAAACCATAAGTGCGATAAGATTTCCATGTTCCATGATTGTCCAAACATCGAAAGGCAGCATTGGCTTCCGTAGAATGTCTAAGCCAAGCATGTCCATTAACAACTTGAATAATGCGAAGTTCTTGTGATGTTAAATTTGATGCAGTTTCATCAAGAACTGGCGACAAAGTTAAAGTCCCGCCATATTGCAAAACAAATTTTCCCAAATCTTCTGATTGTTGAATAGGAGACAATACGGTAAAATTTACACCAGAAAAAAACAAAACAGAAATTATAATTGAAAACAATAGAATGGCAATCATTGCAAATTTAATTACACCCATACCGCTTGTTGGAATATTCATTGTGGTCATAAAATATAATCTCCTCTTTATTATAATTTTATTTTTTGTTTTATAGAGTTCTGAAAATCAATTGGCGAAGGTTTTCATTATTTGCATCGGGCGAGTTTATAATCATTTGAAATGATAGCTTTTCCCCAATTGTGCAATCAAAATCTGGTTCGTGAATTCGCACATATTCCATAACATGAAGCGGAATGTTCAAGCGTAAAATCCAGCATCCAATCATAATTGCATACATAAATTTGTTGAGTGTGAGTGATGACATTTTATCTCCTTTTTTATTTGATGCTTATCATTATACAGGATGATGATTGATTTGTCAAGATGTAAAATTACATTTTTATCAATAATTTTTACTATCATGTCACAATATTCGTCTTCTAATTGAGTGCATGACAAAACACATGACAAAAAATTAAAAAGACATGCACACGTCAAATAATAACGTGCGCATGCACTCAAATAAGTAAGAAATGTCATCACAAGAACAATGAAATCGAGGATGATTAACCAGAACACAAAATACAATCAACAACTACACCAACGTCGAAACCTAAACTCGCCCAACCGATAGCCAGTTGGCCGCACGCTTTGTTAGTCACCGCTCATGCTGTCAAACACATTCAATAGTGTTTCATCAAACGTGCCAACACCTCTCATTTCTTCGAGGCGTACGGCGCATTGAAAGAAATCATTTTCTTTGAGACAATCTTTGGCAGATGTCAACAATGTTTCGATAACCTTGATGCGTCGCTGCAACTCTTGTTTGCAAACATCTTCTGTTTTCATAATTCTCCTTTTAGCAAGATGGGGGACTAACGGCTTGCGTCAGTTGCGGGGCGATTTGCAAAGCCCGCAAGTATCAAAATTTACACTGCAAAAGGAATTACATTTTTTGCAGCACCAGTAATCCCCATCAACTGCGCGCCTTGTTAAGTGCGCCAAAGTTTCGCCAAGTTCCTTATAAAGCAACCCTGCTTCTTCTCGCGTAAGTATATAATCTTTCATACCCTCAAGGGGACGAAGGCAAACAAGATCGGAAACACCTTTATACGTTGAAATCATTTTGTTTTGCATAGTAGCTCCTAACTATGTTTTGAGCGGTGAAATCACCGCCTAAATACCCAAATTAATCTTAATTATCTTCATTAGCCAATCGTATGAACGGCTTGCTCTGGATAGAACTTGACTTCACCACCCCAAGCATACCAAAGATCAGTTACGTGTTCAACGATTTCAGACGCTTTATTCTCAAGTTCATCAGGAATAACGAGAGTTGGATTATCGCCGTCCCACCTGATTATTGCGCCTTCATACTCTTTTGCAAGAGCCTTTTCAAGAAGTGCCTTCCAGTTTTTCATGAGTCTCCTTTTCCTAGATTGCCCAACAGACTTGCGTTAATGGTTTTGTCGCTCATAGTTCGCGCAAATTAAATGAATGCATTGTTCGCAGGGTTCGCCATAGACATATTGTTTGGTATCGGTGGCGAAATCCCCTGCGTGCTTTGTTAAGTGTACTTTATGTTGATTATGAGCGTCTCTGACACCGAACGCCCAGCATCGAAAGCCACAAATTGAGCAGGTGTAATATTTTGTCTTTTTACCGCGATGGGTAATTTCAAATTTAGCACGATGATGTTTTTTCATATTTATTCACTTCTGTTCCTTTTGGTTTCAAACTAAATCACCCGCAATTTTCATTACACCCAATCTTATTTTTTGGCAAACGTTTTCTTTTTCAAGTGGCAAAAATTGAAATTGAAAGCGACATCAAACATCTTTTTCCGGAACTGATTCTACATCGCCATACTTCTCTAGAAGTGGCTCAACCTCATCATAAAGTGAATAACCCTTTTTGAGTAATTCAACAGCATTATGTAATTGGCCTTTTGCAATCATTGCTCCAAGTTCCCCATTGTGTTGAATATTGTAGTCTGCGTTTTCCAACGCTTCCAAAATTAATGCCGCCATTATCTCTCCTTTATATATTAAAAATTATTGATATTGTTAATTTCACGAAACATTTACGTTCAACTATCATGTAGTGCCCAATGCGATAGTGAAAAAAAATGCAGACAAAAATAACCATGCAGCAGATTCATATTCATCATAATACAACGCAATACCAGCCATTATTAATTGAATTACAACAAGAATCAAGAGGATAATCTTCATTTTTTCACCTTTCTTTTTTATTATATAGCAAACGATCCATTTTGTCAATAGGCAATTTATGAAATTGAATTATTTGTTCTATTTTTCAAATCCTTTTAAGGTATCTTACAATATCTCACCATTTATTTATCATACTTGTTGTCATCACGTTATCCATTCAAGTATTTCAAATAATTGTTTATAAGCATCTTCATTTATGTGTGCATAATAAACATGATTTTTAAATTTAATTTTTGAAACCTTTCAACCATGTATTTCTAATTGTGGCATCTTCCCTCAAACATTTATCAAATGCGTATGGTTCAGCCAGAATCAAACATCTTTGTTTAGAGCGAGTCATTGCCGTATAAATTAACTGGGAATTCAATAACATAAAATGCGAGTTATCAAGAACGATAATCACATCTCTATATTCTGAACCTTGAGATTTGTGGACTGATATTGCATAGGCAAGTTGTATTTCATTAATGTTTTCATGGTTATATTCAATATATTTATCTGAAAGATTATAATAAACTTTTACTCCATTCCCATCAACAAAAGTAATCACTCCAGTTTCTCCATTGAACACGTTGAGGTCATAATCATTCTTGGTGTGAATAACTTTATCATTTAACCAAAATTCGTTTTTCCCATGAACAAATTTAACTGAACTATTATGAAAATTTATTTCTTTTTGAATCGCTAAATTGAAATTTCTTGTTGAATTTAACGTATCACTTTTTCTTGGAACTAACAATACCACATTATCTAAACCGAAATCAGACACGGATTTTAGATATGTCTTTATAGCAATATTGAATAAATCTTCTCTTTCATTTTTAAAAATATAATAAAGGTCTTTATTATTTCCATGAACGATTTTTGGTTCTTTCTTTTCAATGGGGTTTATTCCATTTCTAATTTTATTGGAATCTAGAATGATGCCAGAATTTTTTGCTTGTCTTTGAATTTCAGTTAATTCAAATCTCGTAAATGGCATATCTATTTCATATAGATCGGAAAAAACATTTCCTTCACCAATGGGAGGAAGCTGACCCCTATCACCCATCAAGATTACCTTTGTTTTAGTGGTATCAATTGCCTCAAATAATTTTTTAAATAAAAATGAATTTATCATTGATGACTCATCAACGAGAACTATGGAAAAATCAAGTTTATTTCTTTCTCCATATATAAATCCAGATTTTCCCTGCGCTCCAAGTAATCTATGAATTGTCATTGCATCAAATCCAGTTACGGATTGAATCCTCATGGCCGCAACGGCGGATAAAGAACAAACACCAATTTTATATCCCATATTTCTATATATAGAAAGAACTCCTCTGGCAATGCTTGTTTTTCCAGTTCCACTTAATCCAGTAATACTGGAAAAATTATTCATGGTTATTTTCTCAATCACATTTTTTTGCTCATCGGTATACGAAAAACCAAGCTCCTTCTCCGCCATTTTAATGCCCGTATTTATCGCATCATCACTTACTTCGAGGGGAATTGAATTATGAATAGATAAAATGGCGTCGTAAATATATTTTTCATAGTCATAAAATTTTTTAAGAGAAATTTTATCGTTTTCTATATGTAGAAATTTCGGATTATTTTTTTCTCCATCCATAAAATTTTCTAAAAGTTCATCTGTTTCAGGAATATTGTTATTCACTTCTTTTTTTAAATCATAAATAGTAACCCAAGTATCACCATCTTGAGAACGTTGTTCCAAATAATACTTGATGAAAGAAACCAGTCTTGTTTCAGAATTTCTTAAATTGGGATTTAGTTGATTGGCAATCTTGTCCGCTGTTTTAAATGTTATTCCATCTGCTTCGGTAATAATATACGGATTTCTTAAAATCTTTTCTCGAAGAATTTTGGGATTAGTTTCATAGTCTAATAGTTTTTTGATTTTGGAAAAAGAAATTCCAAGAGGTGTAAGCAAAATTAATATATCAGATAAAGCAAAATTACTTACAATCTTTTCTTTAATTTTATCCCATGTAGTCTGTCCAACCCCCTTAATTAAATCTAAATCAACATTATCTTTACCAGAAATAATGTCATCGACAATATTTGGATAGTTTTCCAGAATGGATTGAGCCTGATTATTTGTGACTAAAGAACGCAAATATAATTCCTGTTCATCCCTTGTCTTTGGCTGAACCAATTCAACCGATTTAATTGTATATTGATAACCCCTTATTTTTTTTACATATTCAGGGATGCCAACAATATTATAAATATCTCCTATCGATGGTTCTGGCATCTTTCCGGCAATTGAAACGATATAAGATGATGACTCATTATTTGTTTCAATGTCGTAATCCAACTGCAATTTGGAATGCGGTATTTCATTTTTAGTTGAAACAACCAGAGCGCCCCAAGAACTATTTGGGTCATAATATCTAATGGACTTGATTATTGCAGTAAATGTCAATGGTTGTTTTTCTTTATTTGTATCGATGTTTTCCATTATTGGTTTCCTTTTCATGTTGCATTTTATTCTAAAAATTTATCGTTTTGTTTCATTACATAATATGTTTCAAGCCATAAATCGAATTTATCTGGTACATCTTCCCATTTTCCGTTGATTGCTTTTCTTTTTATGTTTTTCTTTTTCAATGTTTTACATAATAGAACATCGCCAATTTTAAACGGATGTTCAGAAAAGGTTTTCTTATCTATTTTCAATGTTTTTCGCATACCATTTTTTAATGTGTGAACAAGAGCCTTCGGAGAATATTCTAAATTCAAATCCATGATGAATGCATACATCTTATTGACATCAAATTTTGTAAAAATATCGCCAGTAATATTGAATTCAGATGTAATTTTTTCTAAAATTGAAAAATTTTCATTTTGCATCCATTGTTCAATTTCTCTTAATTCTTTCAATCTGCTTTCTTTGGTTTCATTCTTCAATGAACTAGAATATCTAAATTTTCCAGATTTAAATTCATCAAAAATTTTTAGCAATTTTTTTTCGCCACCAAAATCTTCAAAATATCCTATTTTAATAAGTTGTTCAAATTTAGATGATAAAAATTTATTTTCTTCGGCGCAAACCAATAAATCAACAAAGGTATTTCCTTTAAATATTTGATAAAGATTAAACATATCATCTGAAATTTTTGAACCGAAACCCTTTAAACTTTTAATAGATTGTGTGATTTCATTCCTTTCAGTATTTCCAATAATCTTTCTGTTATCTTGTCCAAATTTCAGCTTTGGAAACTTTATATGAAAAAATGATTCAGCTTCTTTTTTTGCTAGATTTAGTCTGTCTTTATCGCCATCTTCTTCCATCATTTGAAGAAAAACTTCATAAAATTCAATGGGATAGTGTGATTTCAACCATGCACCATACAGACTATCACCAGCAACGGAATAAGCATGACTGCTGTTGAATGAATAGCGGCTAGAATCTTCAATGATTTTCCAAGTCATATTTGCAATTTCATTTGACTTATTTTCATCTAGTTTTTCTATTTCCATCAATCTTTTCATCATTCCGTTGATGAATTTTTCTTTTTTAGACAAAACCTTCTCGTATCTTTTTTTGGCAATATTTTTGATAATATCATAGGTTTCTTTGATTGGAATTCCCGCCCATGCCATAACATTCATTGCATTTTCTTGATAAAGCATATAGCTAAAAGGGAATTCATCTGTTTGAATCACTTTGTCTAATGATTTAACCCCATATTCAAATGGAAGTCTTGCTTCAAATTGAGAATAATTTGACTTGAATCCTGGTCTAATTGCGGCTATAAAAGCCGATAAATCAGAAATATTACGAGGGGAATATTTAGCAACCCGCTCGATTGTTCCAGATTTTTCTACTTGGTTAATTCCAATTCCCAATCCATTTTTATATATATCCCAAGTTTTATCATCAGCTTTTCTTAGCAATTCAGACAATGAAAATGGCTCAATTCCAATTCTATCGAAAACACGATAAATTAAATCCACGACACTTACTTTTAATAAATCATTTTTGAACATCTTGTATTTTTCTGCGAATTCCCCATCGCAATTCACACAAATATGTTCAGAATCTCCACTTTTGATTTTAATTAATCCAAATTCTTCTCTTATATCTCCCTGTCCATATAATAAATATGCACATGGATGAGGAGAAATGGTATTTACAATGTTCAAATACTTTCGACTTTCATTATAAATCGGAAGATATTCTTCATCAATATAATCATCGATTTGAGGAGCATTGTCCAAATCAACATCATCTGGATTTTCCTCAATGTAATGCCGCATATCCTTTTCAAAATTTTTTAAAATATCTGAAATAAAATTGGATGTATCAAAATCAATCCCGGCGGCTCTTGCATAAAGTTTCCATGCGCCAGAATTTTTTACTTTTCCAAATGCAATCATGGGATAAGAATGCTGTTCCCCGATTATTTCTTTTTGAGCCTTTGCAAATATTGATGGTGTTCCCAAATTTAAATCAACATCTGGCAAAGAACCAGTTTCCAAAATTCTTTCCGCTGTAATAAATCTTTCTGGAAACAGTTTGACTGTTGCGGCAATTCTATCAATCGTTGTAATTCCAAGTAATTTTGTAATATAAAAACTTGGCGCAGAACCACGCCCCGTTAAAGTAATGGAGCCACCCAATTCTTTTCCTCTGGCAACTATTTTTTCATCAAGAAGAAAATAATCGGACATTTTCGATGTAATAACAACATCTATTTCTTTTTTTATTTCATTTTCATATAATGGCCATTTATCAAACGGCACATTGTTTTTTTCTTCATCCCATCTTTCCCAAACAAGTTTCTTGAAAATTGAATCCTTTTCATCTTGGGATTTATCGGGATAAAGTGTTGGCATTTTAATTAATTTGTCATTAAAAATAATTGAATCATAAACATCCACATTTTCAAAAATCATTGTGTTTTGGAGAGAAATTTCAATTTGTTCATCTGAAAGAATGTTTTGATCTTGAAATCTTTTAAAAGCCAAATCATAAGATGGAAAATCCATGAACCAACCATCTTCATCTGGATAAGAAATTCCACGAGAAATAAGAAAGTTGTCTCTCTCAATCTTTTGAGATTCATGAATCATGTGAGTATCCATACCAGCTATGATTTGAATACCATACCTTTCGGATAATCTCAAAACTTCCTTATTTATTTCTTTTTGTTTTTCAACATTATGATTTTGAACTTCAAGAAAAAAATTATTTTTAAAATTATTATGGAATTGCAAAATCAAATTTTCATAATCATCATATTTCCACACTCCGCCCAAACAAGCAGATGTAACCCAAACATCGTTGGAGGGGAGTGATAGAATCAATTCTAAATCTGTTCGAGCCTTATAATAAAATCCAGTTACATTTGCTTCGCTGAGAATTCTATTTATGGCTTTACGTCCATTTTCATTCTTGGCAAGAAGAACAAGATGCGCGTTTGTCGCATCTTTTTCAAAACGATTTTTTACAAAATAGGTTTCAACTCCAAGCAACGGTTTCAAATTATTTTTTTTAGCAAGTTCAATGATTTCAATGAATCTTCCAGTCGTACCATGTTCAACACCCGATAGGACTGGCATTCCTAATTCAATAGTCCTATTGGCTCTATCAGAATTGGAAATAACAACATCTGGGGTAACAATGTTACTGTAAAAGGAATGCGAATGATAATTTATATAATTGTTCAAAATAAAATCTCCTAATAATTAAATAATAAATACCCGCATATTTTCATGTGGGTATTTATTATAATGTATTTTTATTTATTTGTCAAGCATCAATATTATTCATTGATCCGATATTCTTCAATTATAAATGCCCACCGCCGTTCACCATTATATTCAGTTCTGGCAATCTTACAAATTACATCCATAAACAAATCATCTCCATCCCAATTGAATCCTTCATTATTGCCGCTTCCGTACTTCTTATAAATAACATCATTTTCATCCGCATGAAAATTTAATATATCTACGCCATCTTTCAATTCAAATTTCCAATTGTTTTTTATTTCACTTTTTTCTCTTGCACCAAAGAAGGAAATATCGGAAGATTTTACCCCTATATTCTTTATAAGAATTTTAGCTTCCGGTATTCCCTGTCCCCAATATTTTTTAAAATTGTGGATGGGCAGTAGCATATTGTCTAAGATTAATATTTCTTCTTTTTTATTGAAGTCAAATTCATAATCAATATTATGAATTTTTTCAAAACTATAATCTTTTAATTTTTCATTTGACAATTCAATACTTTTTAATAGCTGTTTTTTAGAATATCCTACCCCACTTGCGTTCATATGCCCGCTTAAGAATGAAGCATATCCCAGACTCTCAAGAAAACCTTTTAAATTAGTCAATGGACTATCCTGAAAGTTTCTTATGCTTCCTGAAAAATAATCGCCTTTTTCATTTTTACGCAAAAGAACAACTGGTTTATTGAACTTGGATGCTAGACGTTGAGCAATGAGACCTGTAAAAGCCCTATCCACCCTATCATCACAAAGAGCAAACAAAATCTTGTTATCGTTGCGCTTAAATTTTTCAATATCTTCTAGGATGATTTCCATGCCCTTGTCTATGGCTCTATCTTGACGACTCTTACTATTTGTGCAAAGTCTTAATGCACGAGCATAAACAGATTCTTGAACAATTGTTTTATCGCGCTTAACATACTCAAATGATTCATCCTTTTCACATAATGCCTGAAACATTATTTGTTTATCCAATTCTGAACCCGAACGTATAGTGCCATTTATAAGTGGAACAACAAAAAACGAGACATCAATTATTGTTGGAGGAGAGTTTTTGATTCTGTAATCATTATTAATCAATTCCAATAAAAATTTATTTTTAATGTTCTCTAATCCCAAAGTAATTAGATGGCGATTTTCAATATTCCTAATGTCCATACCATCTGAAATAATTGAAAATGCCACCAGATCAAGATAGTCGTCAGCATAGTTTGTCCATTCAAAATCATCAATAGCTTTTAGGAATTTCCATGTTATCAATGTTCCACTTGAATCTGGATTTGAATAATTCTCAATTAATTGAGGATTTATAATTATCGAATGTTCATTTTTATTTTTTTCAACAATGTGGTGGTCAAATAAAATTGTTTTACAACCTAAGTCTGATAAAATCTTTGCTTCTTTATAGTCATTAGTTGAGGAGTCTGGTATAAGCAATAAATCAAGATTTCCTGATTTTGCATCTTCTACAACCTTAGAAAATAACTCTTTATCACCGAGACCATGTTGCTTGGAATCGTGAGAATAATATTCTAAATCTAATCCAAAAGCCTTTTTGATATATGAATATAACATTGCAGAAGAAAACATTCCATCTGCGTCTGGATCACTGTAAATTTTTATTTTTTCCTTATTTTCGATAGATTGCTTAAGTGTTCGATATGCCTGATTAATGCTATCACCCAATAAAGAATATGATAAAATATCCTTGTCATTTGTATTTAAATAATGCTCAGGGTCTTCAACCCCCCTCCTGGACAGGATTTCATGTTTTATATCTGAACATCCTTTGTTTTCGCTGATTTTATATTTCACTATGCTTCACAATCTCCTGTCTTATTTCAATTTTATCTTGTTGTTTTTAATCATTATCTCAAAAATTTCTTTTTTGTCTGTGGGGCTATATTTATCTGGTAAAATGTTATTGTCATCAAATAAAGCATAAACATTTACACCATATCTAAATTTATCAGCAATATCTTGTAATTCATTAAATTTTACGTCTTTATCAAAAGCAAGACAAATATCTACACCCAATCTGCTCAATTTATCTATTTGTTCAATACTTATTTTCTTTCCCATTGTAGCCACTGAATTTTTGTAGGAATATGACCAAGCCTGCAAAACACTTTTCTCCGCCTCAAAAACATATACTTCCTTTTTCTGTTTTATGTAATTTTGTGTCAAATTATATCCATATAGAATTTTGTGACGGGGGCATTTTTCCAAGAAGATATATTTCGATTCATTTTCAGGAACATCTTTATAAAACCATCTTCCCTTCACCCCAACAAAATTATTCAATTCATCGAAAATTGGAATTACAATTCTATTGCTGGCTGGGTCATAAGCTATTTGAAATTCTGCCTGAGTTCCTATCGATATATTATCATCTTGAAAGATTTGATTTGCATAAGGATAATAATAATTTTTAAGGATATAAATATCTTTTGGGATTATGGGAGTGACATCTTCTTCATCATTATTCTCAACTTCATCAAGCATTTCCTTTATTTTTTTAATTATTTTTAATGACTGAGGAATATCGTCATCAAATTTATGATAATACGATATTCCAGAAAATTCAGAAATCCATTTTAAGTTTTCAAAAAAACTTTTATCATTACAATAAAAATTAACTAAATCGATAAAATCACACGTCTCTTTTGCTTTACATATGTTTCTGGTATAGTTTATTGTCAATAAAGATTCGGACAAATAAACCGTGCAGGCTCTGGGGTTATCTCCGTTGGGATTTCCAAAAGTAAAATATGAATCGGATGATGTCATTCCATCGTGCTTTGTAATATGATGGCATCCAAGTTCTTCAAGAATCAATTTTATTTTATCTGGATTTTGAAGCAGAAAGTTTTTTAATTGTTTAATTTCCATCAACAATATTCCTTTCTATCATGCCCTAATCAATATTCCCAATTCTCTCCAGATGTTTCTATTCAAATCAATTTGAACAAGAATTGGCATCTTACTCCCCTCTCTGTTCTTATCGGGAATGTGACCCTGTAAAACATATCCTTCCACATCGGGCAATGGCAAAGGCATCTTGGATGTTTCACCCATACCAGTATTGGTTGGAATATACTTATATTTCTTATATTTTTCTCGTTCAATTTGCTTCCCTAAAACGAGAGAATCTAAAACAGACTTCAATCCTTTGCTTGCCGCAATGTTATTGCTTTCCAAATCCATCACATCATAATTGGCTGTATCATCGGTCAATTGAATAGACCCCCAGCAAAAAATCCCTTCTTCTTTTGCTGTTTCACTAAGAGTCGTTGTTGTTGCAATCAATGACGCCCAATTTCCCAGATTATCTTTTAGATTTTTTAAGTTATCGTATGCGATAAAACCAAAACCTTTTCTCGCATTTTTTCTCATGTGATTAGCCAAAGAGCCATCAGAATAATCATGTTTAACATCTAAGACATTCAAATACTTTTTAAAACAATCTTCTTCAAGCCATTTAGCAATTTTTAAAATTTCTCTATATTCAGTAGATTTCTTTTCAATTCTTTTTTTGTATTCAGCTATTGTTTCTGTAAAATTTCCTTCACTATCCCTGCCACGCTGAATTATGATTCCGTCATCATCTCTGTATAAACCAAGTTTAATTTCTCTTTCAACTTTATCAACTTTGTATCCATGCAAAGAATAAAATTCTTCATTATTTATAACCGCTGTCAATACGGCTATTTTTAATTGTTCATAAGACATCTCATTTAACATGAGAAGTGTTTTTTCTTTTTTAACTAAAGCATTATATGCCGCAATTTTTGATAAAAATCTTGTTTTTCCAAAATTACTCTGAAGTCCAAATGCAAGCATTGATGATTTTTGAAATCCAAGAAACAATTCATTATATGTTGGAAGAAACGTTGCAGTTCCCATAGCGGGTCTATCAATATATTCATCAATCATGGAGACAACATTATCGGAAATATCTAAAATTTCCGCATCTGATGCTATTTGAGTGTGAATTGTATCAACAGAATTTCTTATGCTTTTATAAATTTGGTCGGCATTGGATTTATCAAAATTTTTATGTTCCCTAATTCTCTTGGTATCAATGCCTTTTGCCTCGTATTCTCGTAAAAGAGCGAATTTTTGAAGAATTTGAAAATAGGATTTAAATTCAGTTATATCAGAAATCTCCATAAATCCCTCAATGGTTTTCCAACCCCCTATTTTACGATAAAACAGGAGTCTTTCTTCATCTTGATTCACATATACGGCTAGATTTTTTTCATTGAACTTCTGCTCATTTGCATAAAGAGTTGAGAGCCAATCATAAAATGTCCTGCACACTTCATCGCTAAAGTAGTATTTTGATTTTATGATTCTTTCATATTCCAAAAATAAATCATTTGCAATAAATAAAGAACCAATAAATCTTATTTCATTTTCTACATTACTAATGATCGTTGATTCCATTAATCAATCTCCCAATTCATCTTCATCAAATATATCTATTTCATTCTTCTTTATGTTGTTTGTAGCAACTACTTCAGTCAACCTCTCATTGACTATTAAACTATTCTGAGCCTGTTTATTTTCTATTTCTTTTTTACCCAACCAATCCAGATAACTTCGATATTTTCCAATCAAAACAGCTAAATCATAATTAATTCTTCCAATTCCATCAATACCGTTCTTGTGATATATCTTATTTAACCAATCCTGCTTTCGTTGAAACATATCTAATAAATGTTCTGGGGGAATGGGACAAGACATATCCTTCCACGTTCCATCAAATATTCCCTCCATCTTTTGATAAATATAAGTAGGAAGCATTACCACGTCATAGGCATCACATAAATATTTATAGAGATGGCTTTTTGCCATTGTTTTATAAATATACTCGTCGCTGGATAATCTTAATTCATTAATTTTTATGTCAAGCGCTTCTTCACTTGGCCTACGAATTTTTTTATTTAACATTTTATTTTTAAAACAATTGATGTGGTGAAAAGCATTTGATACATAAATAGTGCTATCCCATTCCGTTTCAAGGGTTATATACTCTTTGCATTCTTTGCATTTTCGCATTGTTTTATACTTATTTATGAGTATGGTTCTATCGAATGTTTTTGTTTTATCTTTTTCCATATTATTTTATTTTATCACACTTTCTTACAACTGTCAAATTAAATTTATTATTTATGTTTTATAAACTAAAGATATTTTTAAAAATAAGGATGTGTCCCCTACCGACCACATCCTTATTTAGCTAATATATTTAATTATTCCACTATTATTTAATCATCGGCCTTAAGAACACGATAAATTTTCTTCAATGTTTCCATGTCATCAATTTGACTGAATTGTAATGGAAGTCCTTTTCTTTCAAGTTCTTGTTTCTTTAAAGATGATACTTCCTTAGACATTGACTTTGCATAATTCAAAACTTCCGCTCTAAATTCTTCAACACCAACCAAAGAATCCACCGTGTTTTTATTTTTCTCTTTTTCAGAAAATGCAATTGCTCTTTCGGAATATTCCTTTTCTTCTTTTTTGCGAAGAGCATCAATTTCTTTAGATGTTTTTCCAGTTGATTTTTCTAATGCCACAGTAATTGCATTGATGTATTCTTTGGCATCAAGGTTAATTTTCTCAGGTAAAAACTCGCCACTCAATCGTGAACCAGCATCAACAAAATCCGTTCCTCTAAAATAAATAACTCTCTTTGATGCGGTTTTTCTTTCGTCCTTGATTTCCACTTCTTCAATAAACATTGGCATAAAATCTGCTCTATCGGCAAAAATTGCATCATAAGCGAATTCCAAAGAGCCAGTAATCATTTGATATGCTTCATCCGAGAGTTTTTCCTTCATGTCTTTGGTTTTGGTATGACCAATATAAACCATTCCATATCCAGCCAATTCCAATTTACCAATTTGTTCCTCAATTAATTGACGTGCCTTCTTTTTACCTGCTCCATAACCACCTAAAGCCGCATTGATAGAACTGATCGCTTCACCTTTGGTGATACGATGAATTTCCATAACCTTGCGTTCAGCCATTTCAACTAATTCATCAACTGTGTCGAGAGCCAAAATTTTAAATGTGTTTTCATTCTTGTTTTCAACCAAATCCTCGACAACATCTACAAAATCACCCCATGTAGGACAAGATTGAGCATAAAGATTATCTAAGGTTTTATAGCCTTCTTCGTAACCCATAGAAATCAACATCCCGAACTCTGGTTTTCCATATGCTTCAATTACCAAATCACGAAAAGCCGTTGTTTTTCCCACCTTTGGCGTTCCACGCCAATAATGACGATAGTGGGCAATATCAAGTTTAATAGTATTGAGTGAATATTTCATTTTATTATTTCCTCCGGTATTTACTTTTTTTATTTTTTTAGAAAATTATGTTCACGATAAATAAATTATCGTGAACATAAACAAATATTATTTATTTAAATAATATTACCAACCACTCTCGACTTCACTATCAATTTTACTCTTTTCACCACCCTCTTGACTTTCAAAAGCAGATGCATTCTTTGACTTCTTTAACTCAGAACATTCATCCCTAAACGACTCAACAATCTTCTTTGTATATGATTCGGTGTCCAACGTTTCAGGACGCGCTCCAGTAACTTGCATGGTAACACGAGAAGGAGTTTTTGCCTTCCCCACTGAACTAGCTTCACCCCAAACCTCAGTAGTAACAGTCTCCACGACTTGAGTTGATTGAATCTTTCCCGTTAAAGTAATCCCATTGAAAGGTTTAACATGTTCTTTAATTTGCTTTGCCAACGATTCATTGGTTTCTAATGAAATATCCTCGACATTATTGTATCCAATGACAATACCATTTACAAAATACTTGAAACTTTTTTCAAATTCCACACGTTCTACTCCAGTGAAAACAATTGGCTGTGCAAACTCCGCCTGCTTAACAAACTTATCGCTTGAGAAATCAATTTCATCTTTAGCGAGATAAAGAGCTTGTGGAATAAATTTGGTGGTTTTTCTCACTTCCTTGCTATCCTTATCTTCATAAGAAGAATGTTCGATAGAACCCTTCACGAAAACAGAAATCCCATCGTTTCCGTGAGTTTCAATATAGTCAATTGCATCAAATGGTGTAAGAGTTACTAATTCATTCTTTTTGGTTTCTTCATTTTTAGTCAAACCCAAACTTACTCCAATGAGTCTGAAACCATCCCTGCTCCATCGCATTCGTTTAACCCAATCAACCTTTTCGATTTCTGGTTTATTATTCTTAACAGGTTTACTAAAATAAACATATTCCTGTTCCATACCATTCATGTGCAAAAACATCATTTCTGTATCACTGATTTTGAGGCGAAGATTCATCATTCGCATTTTCTTACCACTCTTAGTGGTAATTTCAGTAAAAGACTTTTCTTCTTTAAAGCCCATGAGAATACCACGAGCTTCAAAAGTTCCCTTAGTTTGTTTTAACATATTTTCTCCTATTTTTTTGTTTTGTAAATATTTTTATTTATTTAGTTTTGCTTTTATAATTATATATATCTTTCATGTGTTTGTTTTGAACTATGAGTATTTGTTTTTATTTTAAGAAAATATGCCGCCTGATTTTAACGAAGTATTTTAAAAGCGGAATAATAATCTTTCAGCCTCCTTGTTTATGGTCGTGAATAATCGCACTAGCAGGATATGAAAGTGTCGAACTTCCATCTTTAGGGTCAAAGCCTAATGTAATACCGTTATACCAATATCCCATGAATAAACCATGATTGAATTGAATAATACTTTTATTGATTTTGAATCAACCACACTTCTAATAAAAAAATTGCTTATGTTGCAGTCTGGAAAAACAAGTGCAATAATCCTGAGCGTCCTTATCCAGAATCGAACTGGAATCGTGATGTTAGAAGCATCGTATGTTTTCCATTACACTATAAGGACGTGTTTATTTAATTATGACGCATAAGGAGAATAAAAAAATGAACCTTATTTATTGATTTATAATCAATCATTTTCAATCATTCATCCTGGTTCTCTATATGAAAATATTGTAAAACCTTCATTTCATCAACAGATAGCTGAAAATATGTTTTATAACATCCACTGTCCATCCATTTCCAAGCATTTTATATCTCTGAGAATTTGAAACAATGGATGTGTAATTATCTGGAACAGTTTGCAATCTTTCACACTCCAACGGGGTCAATTTTCTATAATAAATATCATTCAATGCAATTTTAGGTTCTCTATGCCCACCCTGCATTGTTGTCAAGGATGGACTTTTTCCATTAATGGAATATACCCGTTTTACTATATCGTATCCATTTATGTTTTCAGCCATTCCAACTTGAATCAATCCATTTAATTTATGTGGATGATCTGAGGCGACAAAATTGTGTTCTCCGTCCTTTTCAATATTTAATTGAGATTCAATATTATCAGCAATAATTTGATTTTTAAGTGTCGCGCCACCACACCCAACAAGACACCCATGAGGAATTGTTTTTACATAAATATAGCCCCACTCATGTCTATCTTCGCGACCACTTCCCCTTCCCGAACTTCTTACCGTATTGGATTTCTCCTTAATTAATGAAGAATTTTGAATATCAAAATTTTCTAAAATATCTTTTAAAAATATTTTTTTATCTTCTGGCTGTTCAATTCCATGTATATTTGTCCAATATAATCTTTTTCTTGATTGTGCGGAGACCAAAGATGAATTAATTTCAATTGGCGTTATTTTCAAATACTCGGAAATTACATCTTGAAATTCTTGTTTCATTTTAACATTTTCAAGAAGAAATTTTATTTTTGGATTTTTCTTTTTCAAAAAATTCAATATTTCTACATATTCAAAAAATAATTTACTTCGAGGATCATTGAAATTCAATTGTTTTCCAGCAAAGGAAAATCCCTGACAGGGACTTCCTCCAATCAAAAGATCGATTTTTGGTAAATTCCAAGATTTCCAATTTTGAACATCCCCAAGTTGAATAGTTTGCGGATAATTTTTTTGGGTAACTTTGATTGCGTATTTATCAATCTCGGACGCAAAATATTTATTTACCTTAATTCCAGCGCGCTCCAAAGCAATTTGACCGCAACTCATTCCATCAAACAATGAAAGAATATTTAATTTCAAATTATACGCTCCTCGTTTTCATACAATAATTTTTTTTATCAATTATGAAAAAGTGAATGATTGAATGATGAACACATTCAATTATTCATCGAAACTCTCAAATCCTGCCTTGAAACAAATCTTTCATTGCTAACCAAAGTCCCATGTTTTTTGTAGCGGGTATTGAAATCGAATCAATTTAATATAGGTTATGAGCCTATTTAGACACCTTGCCTACCACCCGCTGTATAAATTTATTCTTATTTAAGAGAATCCGCTTCCTTTTAAACTAAGGAAGCGTATATTATCAATTATGGTTCTACGCTTTCCTTCCCATCTGGACTACCAGATGTTGCATGTTGATTCTATGAGCCAAAAACAGTCAAATAAATATGAATAATTTGCACACCTTTTCTTTATAAGCTCTCTCTCATAAATGGGATTTCCAACCAAAATTTAAAACTCATTCGGTTTCCATCATATCCCATCCACCCACCGAAAGTCTTTTGATTAGGGATAAAGATAACGCAAGTCAGAAATTTTAAGATTAAGTATAATAGCTTTCTAAAATTCCTTTTTGCCATAAAAACATTTGTCGGAATGTTTTACCGCTGACATTTTAGTTAAAATGGTCATTCAGTGACCATTTTCGTAACTGTGGCTGTTGCCTTTGTTAGCATGACAACGATTTTAATATTTGTTCCTATCAGTGAACACACCACGTTATTTATTTCTTATAAAATTTATTTTACATCCGTTTGTTTATTTTGTCAAGAGGCAAGAGTTTATAAAAGAAACATTTTATGGCTACTTTTTCCTATGGCTTACTATTGTATCATCGCCACAGTTTCATTCCTGAAACACTCAATCGAATACAAATTTCACTATTTATCAATCAATTCATCTCTATTCATAGAGCCTTTTACCACCACAATACTTACATTAGTGACATACCATCATTTTTATAATGAGATTACTCGCCACCCCGAATGCCCTTCTCAAAAGCCCCAAATAGCATGTAATCTCATTATTTTTAGAAGCAATAAGATAAAAATCTTGATAATATGATAATATAAATAGAAGATATTTTTATCTATTTATTGCTTCTTAGGTTATCCGAGAAGGAGTCGAACATCCATAAACCTTGTGAGGGCATCCACGTTATAAGCATGGGGCTCTAACCAGTTGAGCTATCGGATAATACTTTTTTCAGTAGGTAACATCCTCTTACGTTTTTTAGTATACAATATTTTTCTATTTTTGTCAAGCCCAAAACGGCTATAAAAAGTTTGTTTTATTCCCAAAAACATTGATGCGTGATCGCCTTCTTTTCTTCACTACTCTCGTTATTTTGTTTTATTGGTAGAGGGTAATTAGAAATAAAAAGTTCATTTCCCTTTTTCGCT